ATATTGCGTCATTTAAAAAAGCGCAACAACCTATCATTGAAAATGCTAAAACTAACATCATAGAGAAAATCATAGAAAAACCAATCGAAGTCTATAAAGAGTACAAAAGAGGAACAAAGAGACCACACAATCCAAATTTAGCAGATCCTAATGTAAAATAGTGTAATTATAAAATATGGCATGTAAAAAATATTTATCAGTAGGTGCACCAGACAGCTTTGCTGAATCAGATAAATGTCGTCAACAAGCAGATGTTTATGCTCAATGTTCGTGCTTAGAAGATCAAATATCTTCTATTTTAGGTATGCCTGGAACTCCTATTAATAATTATGGTGGAGGATGCTATAATTTTTATTTATATAATTTATCTGACGTATGTTCAGCTTATCAAAATGGTTCCTCTTTTTCATATCAAAGAAAATGTTCAACTCTTTGCGCGCTTCAAATTCCTAATCCATGCTCTGAAGCAGATATATCAACATCAGTTGGTTCATTTGAAACAGATAAAAATCAATTAGCGAATAATCATGGTCAAGCTGTACTAGATAAATATTATTCTGATATTCAACCTAAAGAAAATAAGTTTGTATCAGAGCTTTGTTTAATTGAATTGCAAGCAGAAGTAGATCTTGCTAATCAAAATCCAAATATAGTAAAAGGTTGCGAAGCCCCATATGTTATTATAGAAGAAGGGCCATATAATGAAAATTTCACTACAAATACATCATTAAAATGTTTATCTTGTCAATCCAATCAAACATTACCATACTTAACATTCAAGAAAGAAAAAGATCCAGAATGGATTGCTCCTGTTCCACTACCAGAAGATTGTTCTCCTCCACCTCCTCCTCCATCACCTTCGCCATCACCAGGTTCACCAACTCCTCCGCCTCCACCTCCACCAACGCCAGGATGTATTAATGGCGGATTTTTTCTAGGTGGATTTGAGTAATAATAAATTAAACTAGAGCGTAACCTTTTTTAAATTTTAAATTTAATTCAAAAGCATTAACAGCTAAACCACGATCAAATCTTTTAATAAAATTAGCTCCTTCTTTTGGCATAGGAGCAACAAACATTTTATTATCCATTCTTAAGATAACTTGAGTAGGAAGCACAGAAACTTCCTCGATCTTCTTTTTCATTTTACTTTTAATTGCACGAGCGATAGCGCAATTTTGCGGATTTGCTTTCTCACCCTCTAGAATATTTTTATCTGTTATTTTTAGTGTTTTCTTCATTCTTTTCTCCGTTGTTGTTTTTATAAACTATTTCAAATGCTTTAGCTTTTGAATTTAATAGTTTAAAAGCTGCCTCAGATTCTTTTCTTATATCTTCTTCACTTATAATCCAAAATTTGCACCAACCTTCTGGGTCTATTGGGCCTTGAATTAATTCGCACCTTGGAGCATTGCCTTCAAGATAATAAAAAACACAATATTCACATTCAAGATTTTGTTCTTTAAATGGATTTTGAGCTGCACTTAAATATTGAATTCCATTTGGACCTAATCCACGGTCAAAATATCCATATGTTTGTAGATTAGTTATAATCTTAAGATAAAGATCTTTTTGTCTTTCATTAAGCTTTGGAAATATAAGTCCTTCGTTCATTTTATTTTATTTACACCATATTCATAATTGTCAGAATCTTCTGTTACCCACTTAGGGCAGTTTTCTACAGTATAAATATGACTATTTACTTTTCTTTCAATAAGATTTTCACCTTGTTTTGTAACAAAGTTAGGATCATATAGTCTTAATCTATTATTAGGTTGAATAGCAAAATTGCCATTATCAAGTTGAAGCACATGACCACATTTATGTTGCCCAGGACTTTCGCTAAATCCAAAGTTTAATTCATTAAAATCACTATGTGCCCAATCTAATGTAAATAGATATGTTCCAAAATGTTCTTCACCATTTCTAGAAAGAAATTTTAATTTTTTATTTTGAAATATAGAAAACTTTGTTACAGCTATGTGGTAGCTAAAACTATCCCATAATTCTAATTCATGTAAATCTTGCTCGGATATTCCTTCTTTTGTACAAAACGCGCTAATTGGCGCATGCCACCAGATTCCACCATCTTCCATGATGAAATTAAAAAGTGGAACTTGGCTTGGAAGAGACGTAACGCTAAAGATTAAAACTTGAAAATATTTATCGTGAGAGTCCTTTTGATTTCTTAAGTAGTTTCCTCTTACATAACACTCTATTGGAGGTATATTTGCGTTTAAGAATGCCACAGTTAATTTATTTACACTAAATTAAAAATATAGTGTAAATTATAATGTAAGTATAATGTCTAAAAAGCATAAACAAAAAGAAGATAAGTCGGTCCCTGTTCCTCAAAGAGATAAAATTGAAGGGTCTTTAAATATTCGTGAATTACAATGGACAGAGAATCAAAAGCAATTTATACAATTGCTTCAAGCCAAGGAGACCAAGATAGTATTCTGCAAGGGACCAGCAGGAACAGCTAAAAGTCTATTATCAGTTTACGCAGCATTAAATGCTATTAACAGTAAAAAGATAGGAGAAATTTTTTATATTCGTAATCCAGTCGAAAGCTCTACTCATAACTTAGGTTTCCTAAAAGGGGATTTACATAGCAAACTTGATCCTTACCTTCAACCATTAATGGATAAACTTCATGAGTTATTACCTAAAGGACAAGCGGAAATGCTTCTAAAGCAAGAAAGAGTAAAAGGTCTACCAGTAGGATTTCTTCGTGGACTTAGCATAAATGCTAGTTATATTATTTGTGATGAGGCTCAAAATCTTAGCGTACATGATCTTCTTCTTATAACTACTCGAATGGGTAAATTTAGTAAACTTATATTAATTGGAGATATTCGTCAATCAGACATTAAGAATAGTGGATTTGAAAAAATATATAATCTATTTGATGATAAAAAAAGCAAAGATAAGGGTATAGTCACCTTTAAATTTGGCACAGATGATATTATGCGTAATGATATTTTAGCTTATATTATTGAGAAGTTTGAAGAGTTAAAATAAAGTAAAAACAAACTAATACTAGTAAATATTTACTTGATTTTTTAATTAATTTTTAATATAATTTATATTATGTTAAAGATATATTGTTCAGACTGTGGTTCGCCCACAAATTACGCAGGAAATAAACCTAAATTTTGCAGTAATTGCGGAAGTCCTTTTGAGAAGAGCTTAAATATCCAAAAACCTCTTCCAAGGGAATTACCTAAAAAAGAGGTTCCTAAAGTAGTTAAATCTACTTATATCGAAGATGAAGATGACTTCTATGATGATGAAGAAGTAAATCATGTTCCAGAGATCAATAAATTAGACTGTGACATTATTGAATCTTCTAGTCGTGGAGAAAAGCTGAGTAATCTACTTGGCACTTTAGATAATTCTGGAAGATCTGAGAGTAGTCAAAAAGGTAACAAAAAACTATCTAAACAAGATCGTAAAAAATTCTTGGAAGATTTTTCTAAAGAGGCTGGAGCAATTAAACCAAAGACAAGAATTAGAAAAAATGCGCCATAAAAAATCTTCATTTGAAGATAATATAATCCAGATAAATTCCGAAATCCTAAAAAGGAAAAATAAATGGAATTTAACTGCAATATCTTGGATGGATTTTAATGACGTTTCTCAGATACTAAGAATCCATATTTATAAAAAATGGCATCTATACAATCATTCTAAACCTTTAGCTCCTTGGGTTAATAGAATAATAAGTAATCAGATTAAAAATCTTATTAGGAATAACTATAGTAATTTTAGTAGGCCTTGTTTAAAATGTGCCGCAGCAGAAGGTGAAGAAGATTGTTCGATATATACAAAACAATGCAATAGTTGTCCATTATATGCTAATTGGGAAAGAAGTAAGAAAAATGCTCACGATACAAAACTTACATTAAGCATTGAAAATCACCAAGTTCAAATTAATAATATGCCAACTGAAAATATTGATTTGGACATAAGTATACAAAATGTACATAGTAAAATGGAAAGAGTTCTAAAACCAGTTGAATGGAAAGTATATAAGTATCTTTATATAGATGGTAAAAACGAAGAGCAGACCGCCAAATTAATGGGTTATAGAACTAGTGAAAAGAATAGGGTCGCAGGTTATAAACAAATAAAAAATATCAAAAAGAACATCATATTAAAAGTAAAAAAACATCTTTATAATGGAGATATAGATATAGGTTGATATGAGTAATAATTTACCAGTTCTCACAGAAGAACAACAACTTAAACTTTTAACCGAATGGAATAATAGGCCAGATAATCCTCCATCTTTAGTCGAGCTTGTGCAACTAGCTTTCAATAGAGATGATTTGGACGGCAGGAGTAAAGAAGGAAAAGCTGTAAAAGAATTTTTAGCTTCAAGACAGATCAAACCAAAAAAGAGCCATGAGTATCAGCCAAAAGGATTAATCGAATTGACTTTAGAACAGAAAGAATATATTGGAAATAATTGTTCAACTATGAATGGATTGGAAATTGCTAAGATACTTTTCAAAAACGAAGCTCTAACTAATCTATGCCAAGAGACAAGAAGTGTTCTGGAATATATAAAGACTTTACCTACAAACATAAAATATAATAATCAAGATAATGAAAATATTCCTACCGAAGAATATCGTCCACCAAAAAGTGAAGAAAGGATGATAGCAAAGATTAATAGATATATACTTGATGGCATAGATAAGAATAAACTAACTCATAAGAATAAAAAAGAAATTAGCTCATTAATTGGCTATATGAATACTTACAGATTTTCTCACCAAATAAATCTCTATGATGATGAGAAAGATCGTGAACTTTTTGAAAGTAGTTTTGTTAGGTATACATACGATAAAAGCGATTTAACTCAAGAAGAGGTAGATCAATATATCGTGCTTTCTACAGAAGTTGTTATCTCTTCTAATATTCAACAGACAATTAACGTCTTGCAAAATCAGATCGATATGGCAATACAAGAAGATGGTAAAATTCCAATGGCATTAGTTGAAGCAAGTAATACTGCTCGCAAGGAGTATAATGACTGCGTTAATCGTCAGCAGAAACTTCTTAATGATCTTAAAATTAAGAGAAGTGAAAAACTTAGCAAACAAGTAAAGGAAACAGCCTCGATTATTAATTTAGTTCAAATGTGGAAAGAAGAGGAAAGCAGAAATAAATTACTAAAAATGGCCGAAATGAGAAAGCAAGTTGTTGAAAAAGAGATAGATCGCTTATCTTCCATGGATGAAATAAAAGCTAAAATATTAGGAATTTCAAAAGATGAAATTTTAAATGGATGAGCGTAATATGTAAAATTGATGGCAAGGAATTTAAGGATGAAAAAAGTCTTCATCTGGCATTAAAGGGTTATGGACTAAACAAAGTAAAATACTATCAAACTTATTATGAGCGCAGAGATCTATTAACAAATGAATTAATTAATTTTAAATCAAAAGAGCAGTATCTTAATAGTGATTTTAATGACAAGAATAATATGAAGAGATGGCTCAAAGAGCAGCCAACAGATAAAGCTCAAGAATACTGTAAGCAACTTTTAATAAAAAGAAAAGAATCAAAAAATTTAATATATTCTCCTACCCAAGTAGAATTAAGGACAATAATGGCTCCGTCTATTATATTCTACAATAAGATATTCCAAGATTACTATGATATATGTTCTTATATAGGCTTAGAGAATAAATTTGTTCATCCCAAATTAGTTAATGATAACTTTAAAAATAAATTAACTCAGAAAGATATCATATATGTTGATACTCGTGAGCAAAGCTGGCTAAAATTTAATACTCCATTTGAGATTAAAACATTATCATTTGGAGATTACGCTTGTTCTAATGATAATTGTGGATGCTTTATAGAAAGAAAAAGCCTTAGCGATTTTATAAGTACTCTTAGCGTAAAAAACTTTGATCGTTTTAAAAATGAAATCGAAAAGGCTAAAAAGAATAACTCTTATGTTATTGTGATGGTTGAAGAAACTTTGCAAAATGCCTTAAGCTTTCAATATCTTCCTCATATAAGTAAAAAGATTAAAGCTACGCCAGAGTACATATTCCATAACGTTAGAGAGTTATTACAGGCATATGATAATCTTCAATTCCTTTTTGTTGACGGAAGAAAAGAGATGACTAGATTAATAGAGGCTATATTTGCAAGTAAATGTTTTTATAAAAAGATAGATTTACAATTAGCTTATGATATGAAAATTTTATGATATATTGTCCAGATAAATATATAAAAGAGATTAAAGATGTTAATGCTGAATTATCAGAATTGAAGGGTTATCTTAATGATAAAGAAGCTAAGATTAGTTTAGCAAAATTTTTAAGAGCAAACCTTGGATTTGCAACAGAGTTAATAAGCGGAGTAAAACTTGCGCCATATCAAGAAATTCATCTTAAAGCTCTTATGAATAGGAATTTCAATATGTGTGTATTTGGTCGTGGTTGCGGTAAGTCTTTCATGGGCGCAGTTTTTTGTTTTCTACAATGTGTATTTGAACCAAATACTAAGATTCTTATAGCTGGCCCTACATTTAGAACTGCAAGATTTATTTTTAATAATTTAGAAAAAATAGTTCAGAGTCCAGGAGCAGAATTACTCGCACAATGTTTTGGAGCGAAAGCTAAAAGAAACGATCAGTTTGAATGGCAAATTAATGGAGGAAGTATTGTAGCTATCCCATTAAATGGAGAAAAGATCCGAGGATTTCGAGCAAATATTCTTGTACTTGACGAGTTTCTACTATTACCCGAAGAGATCATAAAAAATGTTCTTATGCCATTCTTGGTTGCGCCACAAAACATGAAGGAAAGAATGGAGATTAGAGAGTTTGAAGATAAACTAATAGCAGAAGGGATAATGCAAGAAAAAGATAGAATGGTTTTCGAAAATACAAGTAAAATGATCGCTCTTTCTTCCGCTAGTTATACATTTGAGAATTTATATAAAACTTATACAGAATGGTGCGAAAAGATAACAAGTCAAGAAAAAGGAGAAGCGACATACTTTGTAAGCCAATTAAGTTATGAAGCGCTCCCAGAGGAGATGATTGATAAAACTATTATCGAAGAAGCTCAAGCTGGAGGATCAAGTCATAGCGGATTCTTGCGAGAGTATTGCGCGCAATTTACTGATGGAAGCGATAGTTATTTTAATGCAAAAAAGATGGAAGAATGTACTCTCAAGGTTGGAGAAGCGCCACACACCTTAATGAAGGGAGATCCAGATAAAAAATATATTTTAGGAATAGATCCTAATATGAGCGATAGCCCTAACGCTGACTATTTTGCTATGGCAGTTATGGAATTAGACGAAGAAAAGAAGCAGGGAATTCTTGTTCATACTTATGCTGGACTTGGTAATCTAAAAAATCATGTAAACTATTTGCATTATATTTTAAATAATTTTAATATTGTGTTTATGATTCTTGATAATGCTGGTGCGGATACATTTTTATCTGCATGTAACGAATCAACTTTATTTAAGAAAGATAGATTGGAGATCAAAACTATCAATTTTAATTCAGAACTCGAAGGTGGAGACTATGAACATGAAATAAGATCAGCAAAAAATCAATATAATTTACAAGACAAAAAGATAGCTTTTAATCAAGTCTTTACTAGTAACTTTATTCGTAAATCTAATGAATATCTTCAAGCTTGTATAGATTATAAAAAAGTATGGTTCGCTAGTAGAACAAGTTCTGATGAAAAATCATTTAATGAAACTATAAATTTAAATATTCCTTTAGAACTAATGAAAACAGAAGATAAGAAAGATTGGACATTATTAGACTTTATAGAAAATCAAGATGACTTTATATATCAAACAAAAAAGCAATGTGTTCTGATTGAGCATTCAGCCACAAGTAGAGGTACTCAAAGCTTTGATCTACCACAACATCTTAAAAGAAGCGTATCTGCAAATAAAGCTAGAAAAGATAATTATTCAGCATTTATGTTAGCAAATTGGGCTGTTAAGTGCTATAATGATATAATGAGCGCGCAAAAAGTACAGCAATCCCCCACTTTTTCGCCTATAATGCTTGGATAATGTGTAATATTTAAGACAAAATGGCTAAAAAAAATCAAAATAAATCAAAAAATATCAAAAATGACGAAATCGCTCCATTGATGGTATCCAACGCCTCTTATATTGAGGCCAAAGCTTCTGGAGAAGAGACAAAAGCCAGAAGAAACCTATCTGCGACAATTAATAGAACAGATAGATATAAAAATATTGATGATGGTATAATTCCATTTAGATATTCGTCTGGTATCAAAGGCAATTCCAACATGAATATCAGAGATGCAGTTATATTGTGCCAAAAAGCATATTATAATTTTGCAATCTTTAGAAACACTATTGATTTAATGACTGAATTTTCTTGTAATAATATATACTTTGATGGTGGAAGCCAAAAGAGCAGAGACTTCTTTACGGCTCTATTTAGAAAAATAAACCTATTTGATTTCCAAGATAAATTTTTCCGTGAATACTATAGAAGTGGAAATGTATTTATATATAGATTTGATACAAAAGTAAAAGATGATGATCTAAGTAAGATAACTCAAACTTTTGGTTTGTTCTCTAAAGCCGCAGTTAATCTACCATCTAGATATATTATATTGAATCCTGCAGATATTCAAATTGGCGGAACTATTAATTTTTCAGTAGGAAGATATTATAAATTACTTAGTGATTACGAATTAGAAAGATTAAAATCTCCAAAAACAGATGAGGACTACGAAGTATTAAAAAGTCTTCCTCAAGAAACACAAAAACTAATTAATCAAAAAACTATTGGAGTTTTAACTTTACCTTTAGATAGAGAAAGACTATGTGCAGTATTTTATAAGAAACAAGATTACGAGCCATTTGCTGTTCCAATGGGTTTTCCAGTTCTAGATGATATTAATTGGAAAGCAGAAATGAAAAAGATGGATATGGCTGTTACCCGCACAATGCAACAGGCAGTTCTATTAGTTACTATGGGCACAGATCCAGAAAAAGGTGGAGTAAATCAAAAGAATCTCGAAGCCATGCAAAGACTTTTTGAGAATCAAAGTGTAGGAAGAGTTTTGATAGCAGATTATACAACCAAAGCACAATTTGTAATTCCTGATATAGGTAATTTAATTGGCCCACAAAAATATGAAGTTGTTGATAGAGATATTCAAATTGGACTTAATAATATATTAATTGGAAATGAAAAATTTGCCAACACAAGTATTAAAGTACAAGTATTCATGGAAAGACTAAAGCAAGCCCGTGAGACATTTATCAATGAATTTTTAATACCAGAGATTCGCAGAATTAGCAAAGAGTTAGGATTTAAAAATTATCCAACTCCACATTTTGAAGATATTGATCTTAAAGATGACCTACAATATTCCAGAGTTTATACAAGATTGATGGAACTCGGCATCTTGACACCAGAGGAAGGCGTACAAGCGATAAATAGTGGTAGACTTCCAAATCAAGAAGACTCAGTATTGTCTCAACAAAAATTTAGAGAACTAAAAAATCAAGGTTTATATCAACCACTTATTGGTGGAGCAAAGATTGGCTCTGAACCAGGTAGACCATCTGGATCATCTGGCATTACTCAAACTACAAAGAATGTTTCGCCAATAGGTCAAGGAAGACAATCCAAAGCCGCATTCTTTGATATCGATAAAATAAAAGATAATTTCGTTCTTGCTTCAAAATTACAAGATAAGGTTGAAGCTTCATTAAGAGAAAAACATTCACTAAGAAAATTATCGAAACAACAAAAAGATGTTGCTTTTGAAATTACTAAAATTATCGTAGCAAATGAAAGCCCAGAGAATTGGGATAAAACAACTCAAGATTATCTAAATGATCCAAAAGATAAAAATTTAAATAAAGTTTCTGATATACATGATATTGCCGCAGAACATTCAGTAGATAGTTATGTAGCAAGTATACTTTATCATAGCCAAAAAGAAAATAAGGAATAATTTCTATGGCAGAAAATCTAATAAGAGCAAAACAAATAAATCAAGCTGAATTATCAGGTTTTATATCTAATGTTCTTAATACTGGTATTCCTGTTTTTATAGAAGCTACTGGCGCAAATATAGTATATTCAACTGGTAATCAAATAATAAGTGGAAATAAAACTTTTTATAATAATACAACTTTTTCTGGTGACGTAAACTTTTCAGCAAGCGTTTCTTTTAGTTCTGGAGATATAAATTTTAATAACAATAAAATCGTAAATCTTGTTCCAGAATTAGTTAATCTTACTAGTAATTTTACTATAACAGGCGGATATAATAGTAGAATGATTTTAGTTAATAGAGCAACAGCTGTTACTGGCGTAGTTGTTAGCGGTAATGTTACAGGATTTAATACTTCAATAATTCAAGTTGGCGCAGGTCAAATTCAAATTACAGGAAGTGGTTCAAATGTTTCAGTTTCTACTTTTAACAACCAATTTAAAACTGCTGGACAATTTGCTACAATTACATTATTACATACTGGTAATAATAAATATATCATGTATGGTAATACAACCTTATGATAGGATTATCATCGCTTAGTCCTGGCTCAACATCTTCTTACGGAACATTCAAAAAAAATTACAGTTCTTATGGACTTGCTTTTCATTATGGATACGGTTTATTTAATTATCCAAACACTCAAGATCCAGCGCTTTGTTATTTGTTTGAAGATGTTACTATAAATTATTTAAAAATAGACGATAAAGTTATTCTTCCAAATAATTCATATTACTCTATATATACATTTGATTCTCTTTTAGAAGACGCTTATTATAGAGACGATGGATATGGATTAGGATCAGTAGGATCAATAGATGCAATTAATAGTTATATAAAAGATACAGTTAAAAATAATGACTTTACTTTCTATCCCGCTCCATATAGTATGATCTTAAGAGCTTCCATAGGAAGAAAAATGATCATATCAATTAGTAGCTATATATATCAAATAGATGATGGCGTTCTATTTTTTGATGGAAATAAAGATTGGACATTATATATTAATTATCCATATAGTTCTATAGATAGAAGCCCAAGAATGCTAGAGAAAGCTTCACCTCTTGAATCTTTTAATGGATATACTAGTTCTATAGAAGGAATTGGAAACAATTTTTATTGGTCTTAATTTATGCTAGAAAAAAATAAAAATTATACATTTAAAGAACTTAAAGATATGGAAAATGAATCCATTGAAGTTAAAAACTTTTTAAATCAAATAGAATCAGCAAAAGAATTAAAAAAGAAAAATAAGACTGAAATATCTAAGTTTGAAGATTTCGATCAAAATACAAGATCAATTTACTTGTCTATTGCTCAAGAAATAAAAAAGATAAATTTAGATCAAGATGATCTATATGTTATAGCTTCTGGATCAAGAGTCAATGGTAAGTGGAAAACTGAACAAGAATCTGAATCCATAGCTAAAAAATATAATTTAAATAAAATAAAATATAGTGATTATGATTTTATTACAAATGCCAAGAACATTCCTAATCTAATAGAATTAGCTAAAAAATTAGAAGTTAGATATATTAATAGGATCGGTTCTTATAATGGTAGGGAAATAAATATCCCTTTAAATATTTCTTGATATATAGATAATTATTATATATAATATAGTGTAATATATAATGAAAAATATGCTATCTAAATTATTTGGCGCAAATTGGAGATCCTCAACATCAGGGATTATAACGGTCATAGCAGTATCAACAGCTTTTGCAATTCATGGAGATAATTCTCTTGTTGCATTTTTACCAGATAAGGCAGAAGAATATATAGTTGGAATTTCTAAACTTATCGCCGTTGTTAGTGGTATCGTTTTTGCTCTTACAGTAAAAGATGCTGCTGTTACTGGCGGTAAGGTAGCTCAAACAAAAGAAGCTAAAAAGAGAATAAAAAAAGAAATAGGACATGGAGAAAATATATGAATAAATTAAACTTAATTGCAGTTGCCCTTATGGGTATTTTTATCGTTGGTTGCTCTACTACAAATACTGGTGGAGATAACCAAATTGGCGGAACAACTGGAGTAGAAAATGCTCTACCTTATATTAAGCCAGCAGTTATTCTTGCTTGCACAGTAGTTCTTGAGCAAGCTCTTTCTCCAGAAGATAGAGCAGAGAAAGCAAAAATGATTAATCATATTGCAACTGTTGTTGAAAGTCTTACAGTTGGTCAAACTCCAACTCCAGATCAACTTCAAAAAGCTCTTACCGACTATCTTCCAGCAGAAAAAACTCATTGGGCAAAGTATATTGTCGCAGTTAAAGATATTTATGCTGCACAATTCGCTAAATTAAACGGAGACGCAGCTCTTGCTGTAAAAGTTCTTAATGCAATCGCCGCAGGTTGTAAAGATGCTACAGTAGAATACGTAGAGTAAAGTGACAGAACTTTTCGGTGCAGTTGTAAGACTTGTTGGTGGAATATTTGAAGCAATTAATAACGTCTTTGGCGCAAAGAATACCAAAGAAATGAAAGATCGGCAGCAAGCGCAAAAAGAAGTTGATCATCAAAGTAAAATAGAAAAAGCAGTCAAGGAGAAAGATCTTGAAGAAATTCGTAAGCATATTGGTTCTTAATTTTCTTATTGTCGGTTGCGCTACAATAACTCCAGATAAAATACAAGATAATACCGCATCTTATGATGCTTCTACGCCATCAAATTATAATAAAGATAATGGTGGTCTAGTTGCTCTTATGGACAACGGAGCAGTGATTACTCTTAAAGCAAAAGAGCGCTATAACAATTTAATTAAAATGTATAAAGTTAAATTCAAAAAAGAAAAAGCTATAGATCTAGAAATTGATGCAGGAATTAAACCTTACAAAGATCGTTATGGAAATGATCTATTTATAATTGATAATGAACATCTTGTTTATTTTGGAGTAATGAATAGTTGGCTTAAAGAAAAAGTACCAGCAGATAATATTATAGATAAAACAATAGATAAAATAAATAACTAATGTTAAACGATAAATCCTTAAAACTTATATTTGATTTTGAAGTTGGTGGTGGCGAAAATTATTATAATAAATTTTTAAAAAATCCAACTTGGCCCGGAGAGCAAAGTGGCGTTACAATTGGAGTAGGTTATGATACTGGATACGTAAACAAAACTGAATTCTCTAATGATTGGAAAGATCTTCCTAAAGAAGCTTTTGATAGATTATATCGTGTTGTTGGAGTAAAAGGTTATCAAGCAAAAGAACTAGCGCGCAGATTAAAAGATATAAATATACCTTGGGATATGTCTGTAAAAGTATTCTTAAATAAAACAGTGAAAAAATTTTATGATCTGTCTCGCGCTACCTTTCCTAATTTCGATAAACTTCCAGAAGATGCCAAAGGCGGATTAGTTAGTCTCGTATTTAATCGTGGCGCAGCATTAGAAGGAGATCGTAGACGTGAGATGAAAGCTATTCGCGACATTATGGCAAAGACACAAAATTTTGATGAGAAGACTTTAGCACAGATTGCCGATCAAATAAGAAAAATGAAAAGAATATGGATTGGCGGAAGCATAGAGAAAGGCATGAGCCGCAGAAGAGATGCCGAAGCAAAATTAATAGAGGAAGCGCTGGCAAATGTCGTAATTAATCCAGTTGACAATATTAAAAGTACAGATAAGATAATCTCTGATAAATTTAAAAATCAATAGGTGTGTAAACATTACATATGATTAGAGCAAATACAGCTTCTTACAAAGAGATATATTCTAGAGATATAGATAAAGCAATAGAAGGACTTACCGCAAATTCTAGCGCAAAACAAATATTTTCTTCTAAAAGTCCTAGTGCTACAACTCCAGCTTTTACAAGAAGCACAACATGTTGGGCGAAAAATATAGATACTTCTCCTCAATCAATTTGGAATAATAATGCTAGTGGGCCAATACCTTTTAATCCTGGCGGATATGGTGGATCAGGCACGCTTATTAGTCCTAGACATATAGTTTATGCAAATCATTTTAGATTTTACAATGGAACAACTTTTGTTTTTGTTGATATGAATAATAATTGTTATACAAGAACTCTTTCAGACTCTGCTCAAGTTGGTAGCACAGATATCCAGATAGGCTTATTAAATTCTGATATAACAAATGTATCTTTTGCTAAAATACTAGATTTAGAAGTAGCAAATCAAACCAATGCAAATATTAGATTACCTGCGCTTTTTATGGATCAAGATCGAAACGCTCTTGTTGGTGAATATTATCTAAATGGAACTAATTCGGCCTGTATTTCTCCAGCTGATTCTGCACAAAGAACAAATTTTTATGAAATTCCAGTCGGTGGTGATTCTGGAAATCCTATTTGTCTTGTATATGAAAATAAAATTATATTAACTTTTACATTTTTAGGGACAACAAGTGGTCCAAGTCTTTCATATTATATAAATGATATAAATACCGCCATGACAACTCTTGGTGGAGGATATACTGCTACTACATTTGGAATAGAAAACCTTAAATCAAAAGCAGAAATAGGTAATATAAATATCACAAATCAAGGCGTAACTCTAGGTAAAATCTTAATTTCTTGATAGGTGTAATGATAAATATGAGACTTATATTGATTTTGAGTTTAATGTTATTAGCTGGTTGCACAGAGAACAACTATCAAAGTCGAGAATTACCAACAAAATATCCAGATACTCCAACAAGTGGAGCGGCTTATGATGCTACTGAAGAATTATATAAAAAATGAATATTAAAATAGGCAAAGGCGGAAATGGTTCGATAAAATCTAATGCAGTAGGTACATATAGTTTAACTATATCGGGGGCAACTTATGGTAATGGAACATATGAAAGATCTTCTGGAGGAGATACAACTTTTACAAAAGTAGGATCAAATGGGCAAGAATTTATATACAAAGAAGGGCCAGAATGGATTCTATATGCACTTGTTGTAGATGAGACTCTACCTGTTTATGGATCTGAGAATCTAAAAGATTGGTATATTGTAGATCCAGTCGGAGGCACGCCTCCAATTCCAACTAATACTGGAAAATTAAATGAAAAAAAATACATAGACCTTTTACCACCAACTTTTATAAGCAAAGTTACATTATCTGGTGGAACATATAGTAATGGAATCTATACTAGAAATTCTGGTGGAACGCAAAATTTTGATGGTCCAGATGGAAAAACTATTTTTTGGACAGGCATTTTATGGATTGCTTTAGATCCATTATATAATAGTGGTGAAGATGCAACATATTACTCTTATGATTTAATAAATTGGATTGAACAAGATATCCCTAATGCACCAACTGCAATAGTAGAAAATTCTTTAACTTTTCTTTTTGATCCAGTTTTTTATAAAAGTCAAATACAAAATGAAAGATATAAGATTTTATTACAAGGTTGTTCTTTAGATTATGTAAATGGAATATATAGTCAAACTGTAAATCCAAGTTTAATAAATAATAGACCTTATTTTCTTAAAGATGATGATCCGTATATGGAAATATATTTTGAAGATGGAACTTGGATTATATATGATAAAGATGAGAGAACTTTCGCTTATTTATTCGGTAAAAATGATGGTTGCGGCGCATCTTATTGTAGGCCAGATAGTTTAGATTGGAGCACTCCTGATGGTGGAGATGCTTATAACGATGGTCAAACTCCACCAACAATGAGCGAGTATTTAAATCAACAATATAAAAATGGTGGAAGACTAGATCCTGCTTTTCTAGAACAAATTCGAGATTATCAAATAGATAATACTGTTCCAAATCAAGGAGTTAATCCACTTTCTCCGCAACATATTGTTGGTGCAGCTTTTAATACAAAAAAAGGTGAAATAAAAAATAATACATTTTCATATATAAAATATTCTGATAACAGCGATGTTGAAGGTAAAAAATTAAATAAATGGTATCGTTCAATATCAGCTACTCAATTCACTTATAATATAAATCCACCAGTAGATAGTAAATGGCCATTATTAAAAATAAATAGAAATGATAATCAAAATATTTTTTCTATTGGACAAAATACATTTTCTACATTAAATATGTTCATAAGGTTACAGCGTCCAGTTCAACATAAAAATCCAAATACTGGTTATATTGTGAGAGAAAAAAGAGGAATCTTTTGCACATCACAAATAGATAATAGTCAATTCTCTATTGGATATCGTTCTCCATATTATAATATAACAGGAAGACCTAGCTATAAAAGTGTTTTTAATAATTTTAGTTTTGTTTTTAGTTTTGGTCATAATGGTTACAGCGGCATATTTAATCGGCCAGTATCTTTTAATCTTATGACAGATTATAAATTTAATTTTGGCGAGATGTATATGTTAACAATTAGATCCAATGATACTTATATAGAAATTTATGTAAATGGAGAATTACAGACTATTGCACTAATACCATTTAATCCTCTTATTAATCCAAGTTATGGGGGACGTGGTGAAGATTCAATTGAACTTACTGGTGGAGGTTATGGAAATGGAGTCTATACTAGAACTTCTGGAGGAACAACAACTTGGAACGGACCAAATGGACAATACATTGAATGGAATGGTGCGAGTCTCTGGTTTCTTTATGATCCAGCCTTTAGTCCATCAAGTCCAGCGTATTATTCTGAAGATTTAAATTACCCAACGACTTGGTATGAAGAAAACGATCCTGATCCACCTACTGAAAATTATCTTAATAATACAATAAAATATAGAAGACTTTATAAAACTCGTCGTGATGAAATGCCTCTTGGACCAGGTTTTTATAAAAAAGATGGCACAGTATATTCATATACAAATACAGAATATGCTGCTCAAATAAATGGATTTTTTAGTTATTTAATATTCGGTAAATCAGCTTTATCTCATGGGATAAGACTTTTTAATTCAAAAAAGAAAAGAAGATACCTCAACAATTTAGATATTGGTGTAATTAGTTCATATAACACTGCTCTTTCCCAAACTGAAATTTCTCAAATTTATAATAATTTTAGATATAGATATATCTAACAAAAAACTTGATCCGTCCCGTCGGATATATAGATACATCCAAGCGTGGTAAAAAGATTAGCATAATGTTCTATCCGTTATGCTAATTTTAATTTAATTTTATTTTAAATTAAGTGTAAATCTTATATAATATAAGAATAATATTAATATGACTTACGATCCAGAAAAATATGGCATAGAATCTAACGCCAAAAGAAGAGGACCAAAATCTGCAGCTCAAACCCCTGCAAAACCATCTGAAAGACGCAAGGGTTCTTCTAAGAATAAACCAGGGAGTGCTGGCACAAAAAGTGATAAGGCTATTGAATTTTCTAAAAAAGTAATAGAAGCTCTTAAAAATAAAGTAAAAGAACATAATAGTAAAAATAACAAAAAAGTAACTCTTGGACAATTAAAAAAAGTATATCGTCGTGGTGCTGGCGCATTTTCTTCTTCTCATCGTCCAGGAAAAACTCGCGGTCAATGGGCGATGGCGAGAGTAAATATGTTTCTTAGAATGGTTAGTGGTAAGCCAGTAAAAGATGCTTATCGCAAAGCTGATAGTGATATTGCAAAAGCTAAAACAGAAATTATAGTTGAAGCTAACTTAGAACCTTCAGATGAAGATTTTGAAACAGCAGATTCTGATATCCAAACTTATGATCTAAATGATTTTGATTTTGCTTCGGTTGATGAATTATATCTCGATGATGAAGAAGATGGTGTAATATTTGGTTACGGAAGATTTACAATATGAAAAAACAGAAATTTAAATTTGAATCATTATTTGCGAATATAAAGATTCGCCCAGTAGTAAGCGAGGAAAAAGATAAATATTTATCCGTAGCTTCTCTAGAAAAATTAAGAAAATTCTTACCAGAGATTAATACAGAAGATAATGTTGATCTTCTTCCAGTAGCTTTTGATGCCTGTGTTGTAAATCGCGTTAATAAAAATGGTGATGTTATTGATGGCGAAACCGCCGCGAAGATAGCTAAACTTTTTGTTAATAAACCAATTAATATCGAGCATAATCGTAAACAAGTCATAGGTTGTATATTATCTGCAAATTTCAGTAAATTTGGTAATAATGAAAGTTTGGCTGAGTTAGATGTTAAAGAGATGAAAACTCCTTTTAATATTACTCTTGGTGGAGTTATTTGGAAAATCGTAGATCGTGATATAGCAGATCAAATAGAAGAATCTAATGACCCAACAAGTCAAAATTATATGAGTATATCTGCTTCTTGGGAATTAGGATTTAATGATTATAATATTGTTGTTCTTGATGATGGAGAGAAGAATATTGAAAATGCCAAAATTATATCTGACGCCTCTGAAATAGAGAAAATGAAAGATAAACTAAGAGGATTTGGTGGTTCTGGTAAATTAAGTGATGGAAAATATGTTTATAGACAAGTTTTAGGTAAAGTCGTACCATTAGGTGTTGGATTTACTTTAAATCCAGCTGCTGATGTACAAGGAGTAGCAACTCCAGAAGAAGAACCTATTAAAATAGCTTTAAAAGCTAATGAAAATACTGAAGCAACTGAAAAAGAAGAGGTTCTCAATGAAGAGCCAGTTGTTGCTTCAGAAAATAAGATTTCCCAAGAGGAAAAATTAGATGTAAAAAAAGAGAGGATATATATGAAAATAACCAAAATCGAAGATATTACTGATTCCCTCCTTAAAGAAGCTACAGCTAGTTCTGTAGTTGAATTTATTGCTGAGGAAATTAAAAAAGCTAATGAAGCTTTTCTTGCTGAAAAAGGCGAGAAAGAAAATGAACTTAAAGCTGCTAATGAAAAGATTACTTCTGTAACAACAGAGCATGAAGCAGTTAAGAAGCAAGTACAAGAGCTTACCGAAAAGCTCGCTTCTCTAGAAGCAGAAAAAGAAGCTAAGGCTAAAGAAGAAACATTCAATATCAGAATGGCTTCTCTAGACGAAGAATTCGATCTAGAAGATGAAGATCGTAAAGTTATCGCTTCTGATATTAAAGATTTAAATGAAGAGGCATTTTCAGCTTATAAAGATAAAATGTCTGTTCTCATGAAAGAAAAGAAAAAAGCTTACAAAAAAGCTATGGCCGAGAAGATGCAAAAAGAAATGGCGAAAGCCGAAGAAATTAAAGCATCCGAAACTCCAGTTTCAGCTGAGACAACCCAAGAAGTTGTTGAGCAAGCTGTAGATAACGGCGCAAAAGCTTCAACAGAAATTCCAAATTCTGCACCAGCCGCACAGCCAAGCGTAAAAGAAAAATATGCATCAGCTTTCGGTTTGGACGGATTTGAATTAATCAACAAATAAACAAGGAGATAAATATATGGCACACAATCTAAAACCATTTAGAGATTATGATGAACACGATGTTGTTAATCTTTTCTCTTATAGCGGCGACAGCACACACGTTGTTAAAGGTCTAGCCGTTAGAGTAATGGCCCCAGGTTTCAATCCTGGAATCACAAATGTTTCTCCAACCGAACTTCTTGGTGAAGTTGGTGGAGATTTCGGCGCTAATGTCGTTTCACAAAGATATGGTGTTACTGCTAAAGTAACTGCAGCCGCCTCTGGTCAAGCAGTACTTGGTCTAACACTCATGGATGTTCGTGAGACTGACGAAAATGGCGAGAAACTCGTTTTCAATCCACGTAAAGCCGCAGAGATGGGCGTAGTAGTAAGTGGACAAGCAGTACCAGTTCTAACAAAAGGACTAGTTCTATATAGTGGCACAAATGCTACAGCCGGTCACGTAGCTTACGTAGGTGCTACAGCTGGCGAACTAGCTTCCGCTGCTACTCTACCAGCAGGTGGAGCAGTAAAAGTTGGAACATGGCTAAGTACAGCTGTTCAAGAAGTCGCTCTTCTCAAAATCGAGCTATAATCTTATAAAGGAGAAAATTTAAAATGAAATTAAGATTAAAAAATACCCCAGAACAAATCGAGCTTGTAAAAGCCATGGGAAGTCGTGAAGCATCTGTTTCTAAAGAAGCTACAGAAGCTTTCGCAGCTTTCATTGGCCCAGTAGTAAATAAAGTGCTAATGCAAGCCGCAACAGCCTCTGCGATCTACACAGATCTTCCTTTCGATGAAGACGATAGTCCATCGATCCCATTAGATCTTTATCATGATCAAGGTCAAGGCCACGTAACCACTTGGAGTCAAAACGTAGCTGGTGGTCTTCCAACTTCTACAGTTGAAGGATTCAGCGAAATGAAAGTTGCAACCTATCGTTTAGATAGCGCTGTCAGCTTCCTAAAGCGTTATGCTCGTCGTGGTCGTCTCGACGTAGTTAGCAAGGCAGTAGAGCGCATGAGCAATGAAGTTCTTGTCAAACAAGAACGTAATGCTTGGGCAGTTCTCCTCAAGGCTCTAGGTGAAAGTGGTAACGTAATTGATGTTAACGAAACAACAGTTGCATTTACCCTAACTCATCTTAACAGATTACTAACAGCATTCAAGAGAAAGAATACTTCTTATGCTGGCGGTTCTTCTGTAGAAACCTATGGTCTAACAGATCTATTTGTTAGCCCAGAAGTTAAACAAGATATCCGTGCATTTGCTTACAATCCTGTAACAAATACAAATACAGATCTTCCAGCTGGCGTCCGTGAAGAAATTTATCGTGGCGCTGGAACTCAAGAAATCTATGGAGTAACCATCCATGATCTAGTTGAACTTGGTAAAACACAAAAATATCAAGTACTCTTCTCAGAGTTCTATTCTTCTAACTGGAATTCCACAAACAATGAGCTTATCATCGGCTTGGATCTTACAAAAGACGCTTTTGTACGCCCAGTCGCTCGTCAAGCTGAATCTGGTGGTACATTCACAGCTATGCCAGACGATCAATTCTTGGCTCGTGCAGACAAGATTGGTTTCTATGGTTCACTAGAAGAAGGTCGCGCTTGCATCGATGCTCGCGCTATCGCAGCAGTAAACATTTACTAATTAATTAGTAGATAGTATTAAGGAGGCCCTCCAATAATTTGGGGGGCCTTCTTTTTTTTAGAATAAACTATACTTTTTGAGTATAATATACAATAGGAGATAATTATGCCAAAAAAGAAAAGTAAACTAGATAATTTAAATCAGACTCACGGTAAGATAGAAAAACCAATCACACTAGATCAGGTTTGGGGTGATAGTGGTAAATCTCGATATGGTACTTTAGAGATTGACGAATATGAGAGCTTTTTAGCAAATTTAAATAAAAGCGATATTCAAGCTCATGCAGTTAAGATTGGGTTAGTCCCAGTAGACGATAGAGATTCTTTAGCAAGAAGATTAAAACAAGAATTCTTGAAATATACAAGTCAATTTAAAGCTAGACCAAGCTTGACTAATAGCAAAAATATTTCTAAAAAATCAAAAGATATTCTTTCAGAAGGTCGTTAAAATTTTAAAAAATAATTCGCTATAAAAGTGTAGTCGTGTAATATTTATTATATGGCTACTTCTTATAATATTACTGGTTATCAAGGAGACTACATACAGCTTAGTTTAAATGTCGTATCTTCTTCGGGTACAGCAATAAGTTTTAGTGGTTATAATGTAAGAGGACAAGTAAGAGCAAGTTACGGATCAACAGGGATCTTGTTAAATTTAAATCCAACTATTAATACTTATAGCGGAAACGCATCTTCAGTAAATATAGACTCTTATATTTCTCAAGATATTCCCGTAGGAGATTTTGTTTATGATATAGAGAGATTTCCTTCGGGTATTTCTACTGGAAATAGCATAAAATTATTAAGAGGTATAATTTCTATATTACCAGAAGTAACGAGATAAAGTTATGGCAGACATAAATGTTAACGTTGTTTTGCCAGACCCAATTAGTGTTGATGTAACATCGCCAACTCAAGCTATAGCCACAAATATTTCGGTTCCAGGTCCTCAAGGTCCTGCGGGTCCAAAAGGTTTTAATCCATTAATTAATGGAATATCTGGTGATTCAATCTTGTTTTCTGGTCGAGATGGTATTATAATTTCTTCTGATCAATCTATTAATACCATTTATGTTTCTGGTAATAGTGGATATTTTGAATCCGCAATCAATACGTTAACAAATAATTTAAATTTAACTGGTACTAATTTAAATAATTCAATAAATAACTTAAGTGGATTGTTTACTGGGTATACTGGTAACTTAGATAATAATTACGCTACAGATGCTCAATTAGCTTCAACTGGCAATATATTAAATAATAATATAAATTCACTCAGCGGAACTCTAACTTCTAACTACGCAACCATTACTAATCTTGCAAGCACTGGTTCGACTTTAGTTTCTAGTATAAATTCTCTTAATTCTGATTTTACTGGATTCACTGGAAATCTTGATGCAACATATGCAACAGATTCTCAACTTGCAACAACTGGCTCTACTCTTAATACAAGAATCAACAATCTCAGTGGCTACATAAATTCCTCAAGTAGTAATATACTTTTTACGACTGGAAATCAAATTAAAAGTGGTCGTTTAATAATTGGTAATGATGCAGGTAGTATCGTAGATCCAAATTCTGAATATACATTAAGTCTTCAGACAAATAGCCCCCGAACTTGGTTAGAAATTTTAAATAATAGTGGCGCTAATAAAGGAGTATTTTTTGGAATAGAAGGCAATGATTTTGAACAATATAACTGGCAAGCTGGAGATATAAAATTCTTTACTTCTGAAAATTTTTCTGATGGAACAGAAAGATTAAGAATAAAAAATGATGGTAAAGTTGGTATAGGCACAAGTTCTCCGTCTGAAAAATTAGAAGTGGTTGGTAATATATTAGCAAATAATTTAGTTTACAATACAGGTAACCAAATTATAAGCGGGAATAAAACTTTTGATCTTGCCCCAATTGTTAGTGGTAATCCTTTAATTACTGGAAACTTATCTCTTTATGCAACAACAATAAATTTAGCAACTACTGGATCTACGCTTGATAATAAAATAAATTCCCTTAGCGGCGCCTCAGTATTAACCTATGGAAGTCAGTCCATCTCTGGTATAAAAACCTTTAGTGGTCAAGGCGTAGTTGTAAACTTTACTAGCGGTGCAAGTTTACTCGTAAGTGGCGTACCAGTACTGACAGGAATTGTTGGCACGGGTAATTTTATTACTTTAGATCAATTAAATCAAAGTCAAAGAAATATTTATATTTCTTCTAATGGAAATGATAGTACGGCTCAAATAGGTAATATAAATCGACCATATCTTACTGCCCAAGCCGCTTTTAATGCTGCAATATTGGATGGTTCAAATCAGTATATATTGAATTTTTATGCCGGAAACTGGACCATAAATACCGCAAGTACTTTCAATTGGCCAATAACACTTGGTGTTCGTGGTATCGGACCGACTTCCAGCTCTACTGAAGCAAAACCAACTCTTACAATTACTCATAGTGTAGTTGGCTCTTTAGCTAACCCTGGTCCGAATCGTACAATTGTTGATTTTGGATATCATAGCATAATTCTTAGCATAGAGAGCAGAGGAGGTAGTTACGGTGGTGGATTATCAATGAATGGGGGAGCTGGTGGAAATATAACTTTATATAATGCAATAGGGTCAACTATTAGTTCATTCGGTGGGCCTGGTGGCCCTGGAGTTGGTAATGTTGGTGGCGTTGGTGGAAATATAAATTTATATAATTGTGAAATAACGACAGAAATAATATCTGAGGGCGGGTTTAATGGAAATGCAACAATTAAAGCTTTTGGAGGAAATGTATACGCGGAATCTTCTAGGATTAATTCTATTAATGTTCCGTATTCTATTAGTAATCCAAATCCAACAAATACTATAACTTTAATAGATTGTATTTATAATCCTACTACATCTTTAATAAAAAATATTACTTTAAGAAATAGCTACGAGATTTCTGCTGCAAAAAGTACTTTAAGTAGTTCACAAAATTTAACAGCTGGATTTTTACATGATTTTTCAATTAGTAATAATAATTTATCTGGAATTTTAAATAATTTAACATTACATGATAACCAAATTCGTCCGCATTTAACAGGGAGGAATCATGCTTTAACAATAGATTTTGCTAGTGGTATCTATGTAAATAATTCAGATATATATGGTAATTTAAGATTTAATAATAGTATTATTTTTAGCGGAAACGATGCGTTTCTTAATTTTACTAGTGGAGCAAGATTGTTAATAAGCGGAAACCCAGTTCTAACAGGAGTAGATTTAAGTTCTTACGCGACAACAGCTAATCTTGCTTCAACTGGTAGTACACTAACGTCAAATCTAGCTAGCACTGGTTCAACATTAAATACTAAAATTGACAATCTTAGTGGATATGTTAATTCTTCAAACAGTAATATAGTATTTACTACTGGAAATCAAAATATTAGTGGAATTAAAACTTTTGCTAATGATATAAATGTCTTGGGTACAGGATCTTTTAATGGCATTAATCTTGATAATATCAATTCATTGGTCCTTTCTGGAATGAATATTAATATTACTGGAAATAGCATTTTAAATATTTATAATACAGTTCGTATAAGTGGAAATCAAGTTCTTACTGGAGTTACGCAAGATTCTAGAGCGGTGCTAACAACTACAAATCAATTTATTGAGGGAAGAAAAATTTTTGAGGGAACAGGCGTTTTTACAAAATTACTAAATGCAAATAAAATTTATGGTATAGATGCTACTTTTGATAATTTCTTTTTTCAGCCAACTGCGGCAGATGATTTAGTTATTAGCGGCGGTAAAGGTACATATGGTGGAAAATCAGCTGATATTTATTTAGTAGGTGGCGTAAGTAACAGTAAAGTTTATCTTTTAAATTCTACGAATATAACTGGAGATCTAAATGTATCTAGAGATATAACTGCCCAAAGAAGCGGTTTCTTTTTGAGCGGAATAAAAATAGGTTCTAATTCAGTTATTATTACAGATGAATTTATTAAAATTTCTGGTGATCCAGTTATTGTTCAGTCTGCATTTACTGGGTATAGTGGATATGTAGAGAATACCTACGCGAAAATCAGCAATCTTGCTTCGACTGGATCTACATTAGATAGTAAAATAAATAGTCTTAGCGGTTCAAGTGCATCCGCAGCTAATTTAGCCTCTACAGGTTCTATATTAGATCTAAAAATCAATAATTTAAGCGGATATATTAATACTCAAGCTACCACAATATCAAATAATTTAAATACTACAGGTAGCACGCTAGATAATAAAATAAATTCACTTAGCGGCGCAGCAGTATTAAAATATGGAGATCAAACTATAGATGGTATAAAGACTTTCCGAGATAAAGTTTATATTCACGATCTTTATGTTACAGGCGAAGAATTTATCGCAAATGTTACTAATAATTATATTGAAAGTCCTTATATTCTTCTTAATCTTACTGGTGGAGCAGTTGATGGTGGAATTTTCTTTGTTACTGGCGTGGGACTTACTGGAGTAAATGATCTTGGTCCAATTATCGGTTTTGATCATACCGATAAATTTAAATTTGGTATATCTAGCAGAGGAGCAGATCTTTCGACGTTAAATGATATCGCGGCTGTTCAAGACATTACTGCTTATAGTGGTTTTGTTAATGGTAAGTATGCGACAATAATAAACTTAAATTCTACTGGCTCTACATTAGATACTAAAATAAATACCTTAAGCGGTTACTCAAATAATACATTTTCAACTATCACAAATCTTGCTTCAACTGGCTCTACTCTAAATACAAAGATAGACAACTTAAGTGGCCATATAAACTCAACAAATAGTAATATTGTTTTCACTACTGGCGATCAAACTATTTCTGGAAATAAAACTTTTGCAAATTACTTAGTGTTTGGAAATGAAAATGGTATAGGTGGTAGTATTTCTGGGAATTATAATGGGGTTGATTCTAACTTATATATCAATGGAGGAGGTGGTGCAGCGTTTATAAATTTAAATACTTCTTCAGCATCAATACGTCTCGGAGAAGATGGGATATATATTAATCCAGCTAGTGAAGCATTAACTATTGATAATACCGATGTAATTTATATAAATGGAGTAGGATCAGCAATATCTGCGCCTGATACAACAGCTTCTTTTAAAGATGTTAATGCTAATAATATTTATGCACAAACTGGAAACTTTCAAAAACTTTATGCAGATAATTTAGTTTACAATACTGGCAATCAAACTATAAATGGTCTAAAAACATTCACCTCTGGTATAGATATTTATAGTGGCACAAGTCCTCAATCAATCCGAGTATTTAATTCAACTGGCACAAACTCTGGTGAATTTGGTTTATTTGGTTGGCAGAATAATAATTTAATAGTTGGAGCGCAAAAAACTAATTCTGGTATTTTCCGTAATTTAATTTTAACTGGAAATAATTTCTCTGTTTCTGAGAGTGCAGCAGTATTTATTTCTGGAAATAATGGTGGAATAACCTTTGGTGCTAGAAGCGCTCAAAATCAAATATCAACTATATCTACGGATAATAATGATATTTTATATATTCAGGCTGGATTAGGAGCAGGTAAAACTATTAGAATTGGCGACTCAAGTCGTTATATAGATGTTAATGCTAGCAGACTCTATTATCAAAATAGCGCTTCAAGTTATTTCTTGTTAGTTCCTGATGCGGCTAATAATTTATCTCTAAGAAATGGAACAAATCCAAATACATTTAGGGTATTTAATACAACTGGTACAAACTCTGGTGAATTCGGTTCATTTAGTTGGCAAAATAATAATTTACTTATTGGTGCTCAAGCCACAAGCTCTGGAATACTAAGAGATGTAATTTTAACTGGAAATAGAGTAATATCTACGGTTCCATTAATTATTTCTGGCGCAGATCTTAGTGGAATTAATACAAATGGAACTCAAGGATTCAGATTAACAAGTAGAGCTTTAGGATTACTCGGAGATAGTTTACAAACAGTATTAGTAAATGAAGGTTATGGTGGAATTACCCAACTTGGAACAGATGGTAACACAACTTTAAGAATTCAACGTGGCGATAATAGTTCTGCTGTTTTACCCAATAATACTTCACTTGGATGGCATAAACCATCTCCATCAAATATAGCTGAAGTTCCAGATGTTAGATTATGGAGAGATGGCAGTGGAATTTTATCATTAAGAAGCGACAATATTTCTAGGGGAACTAATTTTTATATAACTCCTAGCGGGATGCAATTCAGAGTGTTTAATATAACAGGTACTAATACTGGTGAGTTCGGTCTATTTGGATGGCAAAATAGTCAATTAATATTAGGATCTCAACAATCTCAAAGCGGAACTTTAAGAGACATAGTAATTACTGGTAATAATATCAATATAAATGGTGCGGGAGTTTTCAACGTTTTTGATAATACTAATATAGTTGGAAATCTAAATGTAACTGGAAATATTTTACTTAGCGGCAATCAAGTATTAACTGGATCAAGCACCTTATATGCAACCTCAGCAAATCTCGCTTCTACAGGTTCTACTTTAGATACTAAAGTTAATGCCTTAAGTGGATCAGCGGTTTTACTTTATGGCGATCAAACAATAAATGGAACGAAAACGTTTACAACAAGACCAACTGTAAATGGTACAGGTGTTCTTCTTAGCGGAGAAGCGGCATCATTACCAACTACTATAGTATATACAACAGGCAATCAAAATATTGGTGGAAATAAAACATTCACTGGCGTAACTACATTCTCTGGTCAAGAAGTTAATCTTGTAGATACAGCCCTTAACCTTAGTGGTGTTGGAGACATGACATTTATTGGAACTAATATTAATTTTATAAATTCTCCAGTATTTATAAGTGGAACAAACTTAAGAGTTAGTGGTGATGTATCAGCATATAACGTATATACAACTGGCCAAATTGGAATAGGAACATCCTCTCCTACAGAAAAATTAGAAGTAGCTGGTAATATTAAATTTGGTGATGTTGCAAATGGTTATTCTGCTAAGTTTATGATGTGGGACACTCCAAATGGCGTATATAATACTGGAGAATGGGCTGACTCTCAATTTATATTAAGAAATTCTATACCTAATACATATATAGCATTAGGTTTCGAAACAATCACAAATTATATAGAATCTAATGGTTCAATACTTAGGCTTCCTTCTGGTAAAGATGATTTTATCGCAATGGATCGCGAAGTTGTTCACAAAACTGGAAATGAAACTATCTCTGGCATTAAAACTTTTAATTCTGGCGTAGTTATTAACGTTCAACCAACAGGAACAAACCCCGCGCTAGTTATAACTGGAACTTGGAATAATGCTTCTCAAATATATACTGGGATTAGGTTAAATGTTACAGACACAAATAGCGATACAAATAGTTCTCTTATAAACTTACAAGTTGGAGGAACATCACAATTTAGAGTTAGAAAAAATGGATGGACATATATTGGAACATATTTAGATATGGGTGGAATTGGCGGAATAGAGAATATATCAAATACTTATACATTTTATAACAATTCAATTAGCATGAATGATGGAACTGCAGGATTATTTTTTAGAAATGGTAACACGAGATTATTTTCAGATGCAGATAATCGTATTGATTTTAGAAATGGATTAAATCCTCAACAATTTAGAGTCTATAACTCTACGGGAACTAATAGCGGCGAATTTGGTTTAATTGGTTGGACGAATAATAGTTTAATAATTGGACCTCAACAAACAAACTCTGGCATTCTTCGCGATTTAACTTTAACTGGTAATAACATTAACATAAATGCTTCTGGTGTATTTAATATCTTCGACAATACTAACGTCGTAGGCAATCTAACAGTAAGTGGCAATACAACAATAACTGGTCACCTTTCTGCAGCTTCTAAATCATTCTTAATAAATCATCCAACTCAAGTTGGCAAAAAACTCCAATATGGAAGCTTAGAGTCTCCTTATCATGGAATTAGATTAACAGATAAAAATAAAATCAGCGCCGATTCAGTTCAAGTAAACTTGCCAGATTATATTTCTGCTTTAGTAAATGAAGATAAAGTAAATGTTCAACTCACAAACATTAATCACGACAAAGTATTATTTGTGAAAGAAGTTAATGTAAATGATAATAACTTTGTAGTAGGAATAAATCGCGGCTGGTTTGATAAAAATGAATATGAATTTTATTGGAGTTTTACAGCAGAACGAAAAGATATACCAAAACTAACTGTGGAGTTTTAATATGGCGATAGTATATGGAACCACGCCAGATAAAAGTGTTTTTCCAAAAACTATAAGTAATTTAAGTCTTTGGCTAGATGGTAATGATACTTCTACATTATTTGATAGTGATACTGGTGGTAATCGAGTAGTTTCTGATGGAACTGCAGTTGGAAGATGGCAAGACAAAAGCGGAAATAATTATCATGCTACTCAAAGTAGTGCAAGTCTTAGAGCAATATTTAAAATAGCCGTTAGGAATAATAAAAATACAGTCAGATTTGATGGAGTAGATGATTTTTATACTGGCTTAAGTTCAGCTCTATCATTAGCAAATTTAACAAATAAATTTTCAATTTTTGTAGTATCAATACCAGATTTAACTGGAAGAAACAGTGCTTATGGAGGCGGTGGAATTTTAAGAAAAATGCCAGCAGTGGAAACTAACAATAGTTGGTATTTAGGATATAGATCTAATGGTTCATTAGCTATGAGTATAATTGGTAATCCAAATTCCATATCATCGAACATAACCGTAGTAGATGACGCTATTACTTTAGGATGTGTTGAATATGATGGAACAGCAGGAGCGAATACTGCAGATAGAACAAAGTTATTTATTAATACTGTTCAATCTGCCGAAACAGCTGGAGATGGTTCTGGCGGATGGGGAACAGGAGACGGTGAACTCGGTAGAGGATATACATCATCTACTTATTATTTTAAAAATGATCTTTGCGAGATTATTATATATAATAAAATTCTTTCATCATCAGAAAAAACAAAATTAGAAAATTATCTCAATAATAAATGGAAAATATATTAAAATGAGCCTTCATCATTCTCCAAGAATAGTAACAAATGGATTAGAATTTTGTTTTGATCCTATTAATCCTAAATCATATAGTGGTGGCAGTACAATTCGAGATATATCTGGCAATAATAAAAATGGAACATTAAATGGAACATATTCATTGACAACAGTAGAAGGAGTTCGCGGTCTTTCTTTTACTAGTACAAGTTCGCCAGTATCAAATCTTATTCAAGCTAATACAGTAAATTTAAGAACAATAAGCATATGGTATAATAGAAGAAGTGGAGTTGGATTTAATAGCCAATATTTTTTAGATACAAGAACTGGTATGAGTAATGGATATATTTGGCAAGATGGATTTGGCCCTGGCGCAGGAGGTTGGGATACATCAACAGTATATCAAAATGGAAGAGATATATCTTCTGGAGTAAATATAAATACTTTAATAGGAGGTACATCAGGTTTACTTTCTATTGGTGGATGGAGAAATATCACAATTGTTAATAATGCTAATTATAATTGCACAATAAGATTTTTTTCTAGATATACCGATAACGAAGCAACAGACGTTGTATTATCTCATGTCATCGCTTATAATCGAGCGCTAAACCCACAAGAAGTTTTAGGAAATTATAATGCCCTTAAAGGAAGATTTAATTTATGAGCGCCGCCGCTGGACCAGATTTAATTCAAAATGGTTTAGTTCTTTGCCTTGATGCAGCAAATCCTAGAAGTTATTCTGGAAGTGGAACAACTTGGCGCGATCTTAGCGGAAATAATAATAATGGTACATTATCTAATATGGATAATACAAATTTTAGTTCAAATAATGGTGGAAGTTTTATATTTGATGGATCAACCGAAAGAGTAAATTGTGGGAATCCATCATCTCTTCAAATAACAGTTGGCACAATTTCTGCATGGTTTAATGCAACTAATACAAATTCTGGATATAATGGTATAATAGCTAAACAATTTGCATGGGGTTTATTTGTTAGAGATAATATTTTAGTATCATATAGTTGGGGTTCGTCAGGTGGAGAGAAAAGCACTGGACTAACAGTAGGTAATAATACTTGGAATTATGTTGCTATGACTTTTAGCGAAACATTAGGGACTCCTTTGAATAATGCAATCATATATTTAAATAGTAGACTAGTATTAACGACTACAATAGGACACGCTAATCATACTGTTGATGTTCACATTGGAGATGCAAATGCATCACAATTTTTTAGTGGTAATATTGCACAAGCGTCTATTTATAATAGAGTATTAAATGCTACAGAAATATTTCAAAACTACAATGCTTTAAAAGGAAGGTTCTTATTAACATAAGTGTAATTTTATCTATATGCCTAATATATTAATAAATCCAAATTCAGGAATAATAGAATTCGCCACAGGAACTGCTGGTGGATCAACTTTTGATGCTGGTATAACTGGTGGAAGTCGCGCCACTAGATTAAGTTATGATAATTTTGGAGGATTAAATTTGACCAGTTATGTTTCTAATGTTACTGGATTAGATAGATTTTCTGTAGATGGAACTAATGGCCGTTTATTTTCTGTTACAGATAATCTTTCTGGATCTCTCTTTAGCGTTAACGATATAGCTGGTCTTCCAATCATAGAAGCTTTTGATGATAATACTGTTATAATGGGAGCTTTTAATAGAAATGATTTTGTGTTAACTGGAAATTCATTAGGTTTAGGTGGACTTCCAAATACAGGAACTACCAAATTATATGTTAGTGGAAATACATTAATTATTGGTAATTTAAATGTAACAGGAAATATATCACTTAGCGGCAATTCAGTTTTAACAGGAGTAGATCTTAGCAATTATGTTACAAAAAGTTTAGCAATTGCCTATGCTATAGCATTATAATATAAAGGACAATAAAATATGAAAAAACTTATCACAGGATATCAATTCTTCCCAAGCTCAGGGGTAGTAACTCTAACCGAATATGGACCAACAAATCCAGTATCACTAGAAAATTTACTATTAATTACAAATGTAAGTTCTGGTGCAATTATATATAATTTCGCCGATTCTACCGCAGGCGCAGTATTAACTGGAAATAGTAATTCATTTAGACTAAATCTTTCTACAGTATCTCAGATGAATACTGGTAATAAATTACAGATATTCTATGACGTTCCAATTGAAGATTTTGATTTTGCTAGTGGATATCTTACTGGATATATTACTGGATCTGGTACAAGTACTGGATTATATTCATCTCCTGTTCGATTGGATTATCAAGCAATTGGTGGTCGCGCAGTTGATGTCGCTTCTGGATTCTTTCCTCAATATGGCAGAAATTCTAATGCAATATTAAATATAGATTCTCAAGGCGGTGGTGCATTAACTTTACAAGCAGATCTTGATAAAGATATTGATAGCGTTACAGCATTCCCTCCTGTTGGTGGTTATGCAAGCAATTATTCTATACAAACTGGAGTAGGAACAATTATTAGTGGTAATAATAGCCGACTTGCTTGGGGCATAACAAATTATGGTACAGGTAATATTTATCTAAAATTTGGCGCAGGAGCAACAGTAACAACTGGCACAAGCTTTGGTATACCAAATGTTATAACTGGTAGTAGTTTTAATATCATCTTAAAAGGTGGCAATACTGAATTTGATAATAACGGCGGCTCATTTTTTGATTTTACTCCAAAGTATAATGGACCAGTAAGTGTCGCAGCCTATCCAAATCAAAACATTAAATACATAAGCTGGGAGCTAGTATGATAGAACAAAAAGTAATAATCCATTCACCAACTATTTCAGAAGAATTATCTGAAATTTTAAAAGCAGTTAAGTTTCTTCATTGGGACGATAGTGGTCATACTCGCACAAGACCAGCAGAATTTGGTTATACTATTATGCCAATGCCAATTAAAGATGGTCCAGAACCAGAAGATCCTTTTACCGAAGACATTAGACTAGTAATTGGCTGGTGGTTTATTTGTATTGTTCCAGAAGATTTCCTTCCACCAGAAGGAGTAACATTGGAAAATGTATAAAAGATACTATGATATTGATGTTGATGCAAAAGTTTACGCGAATAATATCGTAAAAGCTGGTGGACGTATTCCATCTGATATAGGTAGCGTTAATGATTTTATAAGAAGATTAAAACAAAATAATCTTTGGGCTTCTTTTGCTGAAGGCTGGCTAATGAGATCAACTCAAAATATTGGAACTGGTACAAGCGTTATACCTTTAAAAGACTACAATAATCGTGCTACAATGATAAGCGGTCCAACATGGAGTCCAGCAGGTATAGTATTTGATGGAGTTGATGATTATATTATATGTAATGCTACAGAAAATTGGAAAAAACTTGTTGCTCAAAAAAGTATAAGTGCATTTTGTGTTGGAACTTGTCCAACATCTGGAGGAGATGGAAATATGTTAACGGCTTATATACAAACTCCTCAATATATTTTTCTTTGGATTAATCCAAGAGGAGGTTTTGGACTCAGTGGTGAATATAGATATGGATCTATTGCAGCAGGATCATATTCAGCAACATTTGATAATACCACAACGGGATTTAATGTTTGGAGCTCAACTGGTGGAGTAGGTAGAAGAACTATAGGATATCGCAATACTACATCAATAGCAAGTGGTGGGGCAGCTTCAGCAGGAGACACTAATCAAGGATACGAACAATTACCAAATAATTCTCAAGGTTTTAGTTTAACATTTGGTAGAGCTGCTGGACAATATCAAGGTACATATTCTCATTGCCTTATCTTTACTGATTATCTCTCATCCGCAGACGTAACAACAGTTTATAACATAATTAAAAGCACAATCGGAAAGGGTTTAAATTTGCCATGAGATTTTACGATCTTGATATTGATGTTAAAAATTATGCAAAGCGCATAATAGATGCTGGGTATAAACTTCCACCTGATATTAATAGCGTTAATGATTTTGTGAAAGGATTAAAAATTTTAAACCTTTGGAATTTAATAGAAGAAATTTGGCTTTTTAGAAAAGAACAAAATGCAGGATCTGGCTCTATATTATATGCTTTAAAAAATAATACTTATAATGGAACACTAAGTAATACGATTTGGATTAATTTTGGATTACATTTTAATGTTGATAATGCATCATTTACAGCACCAAATTATAAGCTTAAACCAAGTCCGTTTAGTATACATGTAATTGATAATACTAACTTTGGAGGATATACTAGCAATGGTATTGAATTTGGACATTATATAGCAGGTTTAAATTATGAAAGATTTTTTTATTTTCCAGGAGGAAACAGAGAATATCTTGGATATAGAAGTCTAGATAATGCTCAATTTAATCTTGGATCTCAAATAAATTCAAATAATTTTAAGAGCACATTATTTTCTTTAAAATCAGCAACCTCTTTTGAAGGTTATTTTGATACAACATACAAATCTGGAGGCACAAATGCTAGTTTTAATTGGGATCGGGATGGAACAACTAATGGTGCATTTAAATATAATTTTAGAATTGGTCCAAATCCTAATCCAACAACTTCATCTATTATCATCTTTAATGATAATATAAATTCAGTATATTTAAATTATTATTCCTTATATAAATCTACAGTCGGTAAGGGGCTTGGACTAGCATGAAATATTATAAATTAGATAAAGATGTAAAACAATATTTAAAAAGAATGAGCGCAGATGGCGTAAAAACACCAGCAGATATTTATTCTGTTAATGATTTTGTTGTTGGATTAAAAGATTTAAGTATATTTTCTAATATTTTGGAAATGTGGTTTTTTAGAGCAACTCAAAATTCTGGCTCTGGAGTTAATGTTTATTCATTTAAAAATAATAGAAATAATGGCATAATCCAAAATGGAGGAATATGGACAGATAACGGCATCTTTTTAAGGGGAAGCAGTAGTCAAAAAATAAGGTTATTTACATATGAAAATTTTCCTAATGGACCAAATGAATTTGGAATACAAGTTTGTGGTATTGTTCAACCTGTAAGCTGGGGAACAAGTTCTGGTATATGTATAGTTGGATCAGATAGTTTTTATATTAATACTAGATTTCATATATCTACAGGAATACTTGGCGGGAGCACAAGTAATATACAAATGTTCGGAGTAAATTATGTTCCAGCAACGGATGTCTACAATAGACATTATTCTAATTCTCAAGCTGTAATTGGTAGATATAATTATCTTGCTTATATACCATTTGGTTTGGAAACAAATCAATTTGTTCTAAATTCTTCGGCTGTTGCTCAAGGCGGATCTACAACTTCTTTAAATTTTGGTCAGGCCACAGGTAAAAATCTTAGTTTATATTGTGGTCCAGATACAACAAATCGAGAAAGCGTGCATTCATTTTTGATAATTTTTCATTCATATGTTTCATCTCAAAATATGGTGAATATATATAATTTAGCGAAGACAACAATAGCAAAAGGGTTAAACATACCATGAAATACTATCAATTAGACAACGATACAAAAAAATACATAAAGCGCCTAAATTATAACGGCTATAAAACCCCTACTGATATTTATTCTGTTGATCAGTTTATAAGAGGATTAAAAGATCTTGGAATATGGGGAAATTTTGTTGATGCTTGGTTTATGAGAAATAACCAAAATATTGGAACAGGATCTAATGTTTTTTCTTTTAGAAATTCAACTTATAATGCAACGCTTGTTAATTCTCCTACTTGGCATAGTAATGGTATTAATTTTACAACATCACAGTACGCATTTAGTCTTATCAATAATTTAGATCAAGATGTTACTTTAGTTTTTGTGGGGGCAGGAAACGGCGGGACAGCAATTGTTTTTGGCCAAATTTTTGGTATTCAAAATAATAATGGAATCGTCGGAAGTGGAGAAATAAGAATTCAAAATTTTACTGGAAATAGTACTCAAATATCTCTTGGTCATAGAAATTCAGCTCATACCTCAGATCGAAGTTCTGGAACTATAACTAATCCATTTAATAATAGTTTAGGTTATACGATGCTTGCTGGTAGCGCAAAAATTAATACAATATTAAATATAAGAAATTTAAATGCAGGGACTTCTAATTCAAGCACTTCTGCTGGATCAGGCATAGCTACTCTTAATAGAATGCAAATAAATGGCAGGTTCAATGATGGAAATCCCGTTCAACTTGGAGTCAATATTACATCTTCACTATGCATGATATTTTCCCCTCAAATAGATTCTCTTACAACTTCTATTTATAATCTATATAAATCTACAGCAGGAAAAGGATTAGGACTAACATGATAACCAACAGAACATACGGAATAGATAATGATGTATTAGCTTATAATGCTAGAATAGTAGCTGGCGGCAATCAAAGTTTAAGCATGCAAAGTTTAAGACAATTAAATCAATTTGTAATTTCAATGAAAAAAATGAATCTTTGGGCAAGTATGATTTGCTGGCCGTTAAGAGCAAATCAAAACGCGGGAAATGGAACAATTGGATATTCTTTAGGTGGTCTTGGAATATTTAATGGTACAATTAGTTCTGGAATTGTGTGGAATATGAATGGATTAGGATATAGTGGAGCAAATTTTGTTCAAGCCATGACCGTAAATTCAAATATTAGAAATCTTTTTGTTTTAGGCGCAACAATATTTGGTGTTTTTAATAATTCCGCTGACGATAATTTTCCTGTTTTTCTTATTCAAGATATAGATGATGGAAATCCTGTATGGCCAAGTCTTTATGCTAATTTTTCAATAAGTACAGGAGTTATACCTGCTGTTACTCGTGGGGCTTCAAATTATTTTCAATCAACTAGAGGAGGAAATTATACTGGTGATTTTAATACTATAACAGGTGTTATAAGATCCACTTCTCAAGCAGCATTTAGAAATGGAATAATTATATCGAATGAAACTGGATTAAATGTTATAAATTTAACTTCTACAGCCTCTAATGTGACTGTTAAAGTTGGCGGGAAAGGAAATGGCGGAACAGGAGTATCGGCTCATGCTTTTACACTGATTAGCAATTTGACATTAACAAATGAAGAAGTTTTAATATTAAATAATATTTATAAATCTACTCTTGGAGAAGGTCTCGTCTTAACATAAAGGAGTGTAATTCTTATATATGCAATTAAATAATCCAATCTTCATTAATCAAACAGATGCAGATATTAGATATGTCAATACTACTGGAGATACTATAAATGGAAATATTGCAATTAACGGCAATTTAAATGCACTCGGAAATTATTATGTAAAAGTAGCTAGACTCTCAGATCAAACAATATCACAAGATACAGATACAGTTATTCAATTTTCTAGAATAACTGATCCTAATAATTGGTATAATACAGGAACTTACAGAATAACCCCTACTATATCTGGTAATTATTGCGCCAATCTTATGGTGTCATGGAAGCAGGGGTCAGCTGCTAGAAATATTCAAACTAATGTTCAAATAAGAAAAGCTGGCAATACATTTGCTATTAATCAAACTCCAGTAGAGTCTGGATTAAATTTTTCAGTTTATGCATGTGGTATAACAACTTTAAATGGAACAACTGGAGATTATATTGAGGCGACTGCGTATTCAGCAAATCCAACAAGTCAAAATCTTGTTGGTGAAGCAGTTGGCACTTGGACTAAGATGGAAGTATTTAAATTAAATTAAAATAACCCTCAGAATTTGATTATAATATATATTATATAGTGTAATATCTATTATATGACCACAAAAATAGTAGATATTGCAGATGAAGTATATCGCGAATTAGGCGAACCAACAGATATAAGCATAGCTTCGGTAGCTTTTTGGCTAAGAACAAATATTGGTAGATTAAATATATTAATTAATAAACCTTATTCAGTTAATGAGACTACTTTAGAAATATCGGATACAGAAAATGACCCATTTGGAATAACAGAAAAGACTATATTTAAATTAATTTATATATCCTTTTATTATGAAAGATTGTTTAGAAATGCTCTTGGCGCAGCAAGTACAGATAGCGTAACTGAAATTAGTCAAAATGGATTTAGAGCAAGAAAAATTAATAAAAATGATTTAGCTAAGACTTACTCTGATCTAAAGAAACAATCTGATCAACAACTAAAATTAGTATTAGATAGTTATAACATAAATGATGTTACCCCAATACAAGTTGCAGGAGATGATACAATTGAAGAACCATATAGATCTTACGTCTATGGTAATATAAGAAATATTGATAATCTATAATCTTTATGGCAACAAGTTTTTTAAATGCTAATGATAAATCATGGTTCGAAGGCGCTGTTGATACTTGGTTTGAAACTTTTAAAAAAACTATAACAGTTCATAAAGAACCAATAAAAAACATTGTTCAAAATACAAAGAATCAAATGTTAGGATATGAAGAAAATTCTAACATTGTAGATTATACTTATACCCCAAGAAACCAAACCTTTGACGCAGTAATAATGTATAATCCAACAGAAAATCTAAATGAGAATAGTGAAATAAAAGTTAACATCGCAGATCAGCCAGTTGAAATTTTTGTTAAAGAAGACGCAAAAAATTATATTGATACAGATAAGAATGAAAAAATCTCATTTGATGGTAAAAATTTTAATATTTTCAGTTCAAGCATAGCGAAACACTATATGAACGCAACATATTATGTCTATTATCTAAGGGAGACAAGATAATGGGTAAAGTAAATGTAAATTATAAAAGATTCACAGAAAATAGCAAGGGCATTAAAAAGGTTGCTGATAATGTTGCTCTCAAAAAATATGAATTATCAAAAGATAACTTTTTTAAAGATTTTGAGTCTCATCCTGTTACAAAAGAACTAGAAGGTGGACCAAGAGGAAGTAACATATCTAATACTCTAGGTGGTGTTGGTAATCTTTTTAGTTTTATTGGTTTCTATAATACTGATAATCCAATTCAAAATTTAAGAAGAATTTTAAAAGATAGTTTTTCAGTAAAAGAAAAAAGAAAAGGTAATCTCATTAGATACATTATAGATTATCCATCTTTAAGTGAGATTAAATCCGAAACACCAATGCCTTGGGAAGGTGGAAGAAGTTGGGTTACTGGCATAGAAAGAGGCATATCAGGATTTAGTAATTATTTATACAAGAAATTTGGAGATGGTCGTTCTAAAGAAGCTTTACAATCTGATAATAAAATAAGATTAGCTTTTTATAGAAAAACAACATACTTAACAAGTATAATAAATAACTTCGTTAATAACATGAAATCCAGATGAAAGCACAATTAGATAATATATTAATGTCTAGTATGATCATGTGGTTAGATAATAAACTACTAACTAAAGGTGAGGCATATAAAAATTTCTCAAGCAATTTCTATCCAATAACAAATATATATAATGGATTTTACTCATATGGATTACCATTTAAACAAATTGTTAATGACAGTTCAATAAGTGGCGCAAATCTATTATCTGGAGTATATGTTAATGGCTCTTTTGTATCTGTTGGACAAGGCAATCTAACAGGAATAAGTCCTCAAAATGGTCAAGTATATTTCAATGCTAATCAAAGCGCTAATATATTGAGTGGTAATTATGCAGTAAAAGATTTTAATATATATTTAACCAGCAAAGCTGAAGAAGAGCTATTATTTGAAAGCCAATATCAAACAAGACCTAAAACAAGTCAAGAAATAACTGGATTAGCAATAGAATCTATCACATATCCTTGTATATTCTTAAAAAATAATGGTGGAAATAATCAACCCTTTGCTTTTGGTGGACAAGATGAGACGCTTATGGAAGTTCGAGCTATAGTATTGGCTGATAACATATTTAATCTTGATGCAGTATGTAGTATATTAAAAGATACAGCTAGAGATTATGTGCCACTTATAAACAATAGCCCATTTAATACATTTGGGTCATTATCTAGTGGTTATTATAACTATAATAGCTTAATATCTAATATTAACGTTGGGGTAGATGGTTTTTATATATCAGAGGTAACTGTAAGTAAAATATTTGCTAATTTAAATATTAAAAATAGCCAAGTTTATCCTGCATTTGTTGATTTTACTCTCAGTAATATAAGATATCCAAGAGTCTAAAAATCAGTTCTCTTGACTTAGATTTAGCTGTAATTATAGGAAAGATTTCTAAAAGGAGAAAATAAAATGGCAAGAAAAAGAGTAATTTATCAATCCGAAGCACTTTTCGTAGGTGGTACAGGAAGTGCACAAACACTAAGTCAAGTTAATCGTGTACAAAGCTGTAACTATAGCTTTGAAATTCCACGCCAAGACGTTAATCAATTCGGACAATTAGCAGCAATTGATCGTATCATTCTAGAACAACCAACAGTAAACCTAGACTTCTCTTACTACCTAAATAGTGGTGAGAACGAAAGAAACTTAGGTCTTACAGTTGGTGACGGAACAAAATCTGCTCTAGCCGATATTTTAACTGGCGACGTAGGAAATAAAAATTATTATATTCTAGTTTCCCCAGAAGGAACAGACGCAAACATAGATACAACCATAGCAACTGGTCAAGGCAAAACAATTGGTCTAGGAAACGGATTCTTGAGTTCCTACAGCATCGAAGCAGCAGTCGGAGGAATTCCAACTGTTACAGTTAATGCTGAAGCTCTTAACATGCGTTTCTACAATCAAGCCACAGGCAATATCCCAACTGTAAATCCAGAAGACGGAAGCAATGCAGCTGGAACATTCGCTATACCAACACCTGTCACAGGCGCAGGATTCTCCGCTCTCCGCCCAGGAGACGTAGACGTAACAATCACAGCCTCTAATGCTAAGGGTGTTACAATCGCAGATTTGAAACCACAAACCGCCACAATCTCATTTGATATTACTAGAGAGCCAATCCAAAAACTAGGTAGTAGATTCGCCTTTACAAGAGAAATCACATTCCCACTCACAGTAACAATGAGTGTAGATGCAATCCTCGGAGAAATCGAAGCTGGTAACTTGGCAGATACAATCAATGACGACTCATCTTCATTCGATGTATCAGTTCAATTAAATAAACCAAACACAAATGATCGCTCTGTTAAGTACACATTGAAAGGTTGTAAGCTAGACAGCCAAACCTTCTCAAGTGCAATCGGCGACAATAAAAGTGTTACCCTTGAATTTAGTACTCAAATCGGTGGTCCAACAGATACAGTCCGAGGCGTATTCATACAAGGCCCATAAGTTAATTTAATTAACTTAAAAACTAGAAGCCCCGCGATAAGCGGGGTTTTTAGTGTAATCATATATAGGAATAAGGTTTGCAGAGGCAAAAGTTATGATAAACTTAAAGCTAAAAGATTTATTGGCATTTCAGATAAATCGAAATATTATTAATCTATACAAAAGGTATTTAAATTTATTAGAAGATCTTCAAGAAGAGCATGTTAATATGTTAAATAAATTAAATAAAAAGGTTGATCTTGAAACATTAAAAAATGTTGATTATTTTGATGAAAATAAATATAATTATATAAGGAAAAGAATATTAGATCTAGGAAACGAAACTTATAGAGAAATAGAGAAGACATTAGAATTCCTAGATGATAAAAACCATGAAAAATAAATATATTAAATATAATATAGAAGAGGTTATTAAAGCTAACTTAGATGTACAATCAATTCAAAGAAAGCTTAGGAATGACTTTGGTCTACTAAAGTCATCTTTTGATGTTTTAACTAATTCTAAATATATATCTAATTATTTAAATTGGCCAGAAGAAAAAAAGAAAGAATTTATTATAACAATTGGCGGCAAAGTTAATTTTAAAAAGACAAAATGTTTTATAGAAGGAAAATTAGGGAGTTAATTTATGAAAATAGATAAATATTTATATGAATTTAAAGTGAATAGAGAAAAAGAGATTGAAGAAATCGAAACATCTAAAAATGATCAAGGTCAAGAAGTAAAAACTATTAAAAAAGTAAAAACTACAACCCCAGTTACATTTAGAATATTAAAACCAAATAGAAGACTATTTGATGAGGCTGAATTATTTTATGGCATCAAACTATCAGAGGGTATTAAAGCTGGTCTTTTAACTAGATCTTTGCTCGCTAAAAGATATTCAAATGATGGCGGAGCTATGAGCGATCCAGAAAAGGAAAGATATGCAAAACTATATATAGAACTATATAGATTGCAAAATGACTTACAAAGATTTGAAGTTAATTTAGAGAAATTAACGAAAGATGAACAAACTAAAAAGATTGCTGATATTTTAAATGAAATTACGATTACAAAAAGAGAACTTCAAGAAATCGAGAACTATCACTCTACATTATTTGATCAAACCGCTGAAAATCGTGCTAGAAATCAAACTATTATGTGGTGGGTATTAAATCTTTCTTATTTTTCAGAGAATGAGAAGGACTTTGTTCCATTTTTTGGTGAAGGAGATCATTCTAAAAAGATAGATAAATATGATGAGTTCGAAGAAGCTGGCGATATATTCTTTTCAGAATCCATGTCGAAACTAGCATATTTTATAAGTCTATGGTATATGGGCAAAGCTAATACATTAGAAGATTTTAAAAATCTAGAAAATCTATTCCAAAATTCGAGTGAATTAAAAAGTAATAATATAGAAAATAGTGAATGAAATTAATCAAGAGCAAAATCTTGTTAGAAAGATATATAAAGATTTAATTCTTGGATTTTCTATTTTTTATAAAAAAGATAAAGTTTTCTCATTTAAACATCTTTCAGAGCCTGAGATATGTGGGGCGAATGAAGTATATTTAAAAGCTTTTAACGAAGCAAGATACCAAGGCCTTTTAGATAGAGAAGAAAAAGTTAAAATTCTATGCGATCAAGGTGTTTGGTCTAAAGATAAAGAAGATGAGATTAAAAAAATAATTGAAGAGATCGATGTTCTACAGAATACATTAAAAAAATTAATAATTAAATCTCAGATACAAAGAATAAGAGATCAGATTTCAAATCTAGAAAAGAATCTAAATAAAATAAGTAAAGAGAAGGAAGAACTGTTAGGATTAACAGCTGAAAACTATGCTTATAAAAAATCTAATGAATTCGTAATATATCTAAGTCTTTATGATAAAGAATTCAAAAGAATGTTATTTAATAGCGAAGAAGAATTTTCAGAATTAAATGAAATAGATCTAATAGATTATATTAATTGTTATAGAGAGTTTATAGATACTTTTAAAATTAATAATCTAAAAAAGATTGCTGTATCTCCATTTTTTATGAATAGCTTTTTTTTATGTGAAGATGATCCATTCATATTTTTTGGTAAGCCATTAGTTAATCTAACTCAATATCAAATAGAACTATTTGGCGTAGCTAGAAACTATAAATATTATCTTACTAAAAGCGGGGAGAATCCTCCTAATAATATAAAGAATTTAGATGAATTAGTAAACTGGTATGAAAATCGTCAAGCAATCAATAATCTAAAGGAGAAGAATAAAGATAAACTTGGTCAAAGCTATATAGGAGCTACAAAAGAAGAGCTTATGGCTATGACCTCTGATTCTAAGGACGAAGTAGTAGATTTAACTAAAGAAGCTCAAAAGGCTGGTGGAGATTTATCATTTGAAGAGATATTAAAAATTCATGGAATCTAATTAATATTTAAATTTTTGTGTAATAATACTAAAGGGGTTTACTCTTATGGCACAAGGTAGAGATCAAATTATTGTTGATGTATTAGGCAATACAAAGCCTTTAGAGAAAAATATATCTAAAGTAGCAAATCAAGCCTTAACATTAAACACTAAGAATTTCTCTCAACCTTTAGGTAAAATTACAGGGCAATTAGGCGAGTTTGAGAAATCATTGGCCGCATCTAATGCTCGTGTTATTGCATTCGGCGCTTCCGCTGGAGCCATATACGCTGTTCAAAGAGCATTTGAGGCGACAATTAGAACTGTAATAGATGTAGAGAAATCCTTAGCAGACATTAATGTAATATTAAACGTTAGTCAAAAAACCTTAACAAGTTTTGGTAATAGTCTTTTCGATATTGCAAAGAATACAGGTTTATCTTTCTCAGAAGTAGCAAAAGCAGCTACAGAATTTTCTAGACAGGGTTTAGGTATTGAAGATACATTAAAAAGAACCAGCGATGCATTAATATTAACAAGATTAAGTGGTTTAGATACAGTAAGTAGCGTAGAAGCTTTAACTGCGGCAATAAATTCTTTCTCTAACTCAGCCTTAACTTCTACAGAAATTGTAAATAAATTAGCTGCTGTAGACGCTGCATTTGCAGTTAGTTCTGCAGATCTAGCAGAAGCAATTAAAAGAGTAGGTAGCTCTGCTGATGACGTAGGGGTAAGCTTTGATCAACTAATTGGTTTAGTAACATCCGCACAACAAATAACTTCAAGAGGTGGAAGTGTTATCGGTAACAGCTTTAAGACGATTTTTACAAGATTGCAAAGACCAAAAACTTTAGAAGCCTTAGAGCAGATTGGAGTAGCTACAAAAGATCAAGAAGGAAATATCCTACCTCTTGTACAGATCCTTAACTCTTTATCTCAAACATATGATAAGTTAAGTTCCGTACAGAAAGCTCAAATTGCTGAAACGGTTGGCGGTGTTTTCCAAATCAATATTTTAAAGGCAGCTTTAGGAGATCTATCTAAAGAATATTCTATTTACTCTAGAGCTTTAGGAATATCTTCTGGAGCTACAGATGAAGCTACAAGAAGAAATGAAATATTAAATCAAACACTAGCCGCAACAATTAATAAAACCGTAGTAAATTTACAAAACGCTGCAACAGATATAGGTAATTTAGCTCTTGCCCCAGCGCTTCAAAGAGCTTTAGGTGGACTAAATTATGTTCTAGAAAATTTTGGAACAGATGAAAGCGAAGGCATAGGAACAAAGATTGGAGAAGGATTAGCTAGAGGTTTAGGAAACTTCTTAAGTGGTCCAGGATTATTAATTGGTGTTGCAGCTCTAATTAAGATCTTTGAAAGATTGACAGTCTTTACGGCTGACGCTTTTAAGCAGTTGACAGGATTAAATACTCAGACCGCAGAACAAAGATCTTTACAGGCTCAGATTTTAAATTTAATAGGAAGAAATCCTCAGATTATACAACAGATAAATAGTGGCAATTTAGACACAGCTAATTTACATAAACAGATATTATCTTTGATTGAACAAGAAACTGTAGCAATGCAAAGACAAGTCAGCATTGCTGATTCCTTAACAAAAAGTTTAATGGCTGCAGGAGTTAGAATACCTCAGACTGGCCCAATGAGAGGTACTGCAGTTAGAACAAAATCATTTGGTTTTGTACCTAACTTTAGCGCAAATCAAGAAATTATGGGTGCTTTTGCTGGTGGATATATGCCAGGACAAGTTAAAAAGATGGTTATTCCTAACTATGGAGCAGTTACGTATAATAGCGCAGAGAAAGTAAAAAGATTTAATGGCATGAATCAACCCGCCATTATGCCTCCACAAGAAAGTCTTGCTGGAAAAAATTATAAGAAAAATTTTGAAGCAGCACATGGATTTAATCCTTATGCAAATAAGGGCTTTATTCCTAATTTTGCTACATTATTAGGAAATCCCTATGAACAGAATTATGTAAAACTTCAAGGTGAACTTAAAAATATAGCAAGTTATGGTTCAGCAGGAATATCAATAAGTAGAATTGGCAAAGCCCTTGGCGTTGTTAGAGGGCCAGAAGGAAACTTTTATGTTCCATTTAATAACTATGAAAAACTACTCAAAGCTTCAAAGCAAGATTTAGAAAAAAATGCTGCAGGAAGAGGAAAAAGATTTGAAGGTAAGATAGAACCATACGCATTAGTTTATCCAAGCTTTGGTATGTCTAATCCATTCCCAAGCGCAGGAAGAGCTGGTGGTAAATCTATAGGTTTTGATGTTGTGCCATTCCCAGGAAATATAAAAGGTCAGAGCACAAATATCATTGGCCCAAGTCTTTATAAAAAATCGTTAAAAGCACTTGTAGATAATGCTTCTGAATTCTTAGTTAATCTTGCTGGAGTAGATCCAGATGTCATAAATGATCAAAAATTTAAAAATTATTTATATAGTAATATAAGCCAAGATCAAATCGGAACTTTAGTCGGTAATGCTTTTGAGGGTGGAATACTTGCCTCTTTAAATATTGTACCAAATGATAGATCAAGAATCTTAGACTTAAGTAGAGAAGAAATTAAAAAACTTGGTGAAACGTTTAAGATATCTTCTCTAACATCAGGTAAGTATTTAGGTGGAGATTTTAAAAATGCATTAAGCCCATTTAATTTAGATAGTATGGCTGGTAAAATATTAAATACTAGATTAAATAAAAATTTTGGATTTATTCCTAATTTTTCTCCAATTAATAAAGCTTTCCAAACAGAGAAAAGTCTTGGCGGATCACCAGTTCTAGATTATCAATCTGGAGTAGGATTATACGTTAGAGATAGTAAAAGACAGCCAAATTTTGCTGCAGTAAAAAGAGACCATCCAGAAGGTTTATCTAAAGCTATAAGTAATTCATATGCTATGCAAAAGGGAATGGCAGCATTTGGATTTGTACCAAATTTTGTTCGTCTTCCAGAGACAATACCAACCGCTCAAGCTGAGATGTTAAAAGCTGGTGTATTAAGAGGCGGATTTACAGAAGATATAGCCATGAGAGAACTAACTCAGGAACAAGAACAACTTACGGAAACAACAAGAAAAACAAGATTTGATTTAGATAAATTCAGAGAAAAAGCCATCTTTGCCTCTTTTGGTCTTTCTATAGCTGGATCATTCTTCTCTGAAGTTGCAGGAGAAAACGAAGCTCTTAAGAAGAATATAAACAATTTTTCCCAAGGACTTTCAACCGCTTTAACAGCAGTATCTTTACTTCCTGGTCCAATAGGTCTAGCTGTAGGAGGAATAACCGCTTTATATTCTGCGGCAGTATTTTTAGCAAAAACATTTAGAGATAATGGAGAGGATATTACCAAAAATTTTGAAAGAGTAAAAGAAGAGAATACAAATTTTACTAATGCTACTTCTACATATTCACAAACTTTACAAAAATTAAATGACGCATATAGTTCTGCCAAAACGCCTATAGAAACAATTGTAAAATTAAATGAAGATTTAGCTAAAGCTGCAATGGATTTACCAGAAAAATATAGATTACAATTATTATCTATTACAGATAATACAAAATTACAAGATGAGATTAATAGAATCCAAGGATCATTAGCGCGAGAACAAAGGAATCTTGAATTTGCTACATCTGTTAACGCAAAACTTCAAGAAGGCGCATTTAGCGCACCAAGAGTATTTCAGACAGGAGGAGCTTTAAGAGGAGCAACAAGAGAAATATTTGGAGGGTTTTCTGAGCGAGGTCAAATAAAATTTTTAAGAGATATAAATTCTGAATTTTTAAAATTAAATCAACCAGATCTTATTAACTTCTTAGAAAAATCTTATGGCTTGAATAGAGATATCGCTGATGTATTATCTAGGACTAATCCACAAGAATTTAAAGATCTAACTACTGGATTATTCCTATATATTGAAGGCTTAAAAAGATCTCAAAATGAATTTAAGGCAACAGAAGATCTAAGAAAAGAAGAAGCTAAAACTCAGAAAGCTTTAGAGAGACAGACGCTAAAAGCTAAATTAGCTTTAGATACATTAAATGATTCATTGGTAACATTAGTTAATGCATCTGTAAGATCTGAAGCATTTAGACAAAATTTTGGAAATACAAGAGGAGCAAATGCTAGAGAGACTCAAATATCTAGAGCTGGAGGACTTCTTGATCTAGCTGAACTATTTACATCTCAAGAATATGTAACAGGAACTAGAGGTAGATTAGCAGAACTAAGTGCTTTAGAAACATATGGCACACAGGCGAGAGAAATAACTTCCTCTACTCGTCAATCTATTTTAGAAATTGGATCAAATCTATTAAGAGATCTAAGAAGGCCAGGACAAGAAGAACCTCAAGCTAGAGGTTTAATAGAATCATTTGAATCTAAACTCTTAGATATAAGTAAGCAGAATATATCTGCTAATGAAACTGCTGAAAAATTAAATGAAGCAATAGGTTCAATATTTGGCTCTTCTTTTGATAGATCTACAGAAGTGCAATCAAAGGTGCAGGATGAAGTTAGACGACAGAATGAAAAATTAGCTTTACTAAGTGAAGAACAAAAGAAAAGCAATGAGATTGCTAGATCAAATCTTTCTATTCAACAAAAGATTTTACAGGCTCGCAGAGATATAGAAACTTTTGGAGGTGTCCAAGGATTTTTAGATCCAGAGTCTCTTAAGTCAAGTTTTGATAACTTCCAAAGAAGTCTAAATCTATTTCGTAGTGGTCGATCAAATTTAGCGGAAAGAGGTCGTGGTGCCGCTGGTTTATTATCTGAGACAATAAGATTTGCTGGAGGAAGTATTGGGCCTGGACTAGATCGTGGATTAGGATCATTAAGAGCCGCAGCTATTACAGGAAGAGCTTCAGAATTGAGATCTCAGGCTAGGGGATTAGCTGGACAAGCTCCTCTTGGATTAAAGCCAGTGTTTAGAGATATAGCGGCTCGCTCAACAGAGATTGCAACAAGGCAGATAGATAATTTAATAAAAAGTGAGAATATAGGAGAAAATGTTGATCAAATAGCGAAATTATTACGCAGTATTGAGTCTGCTCAAGGGACAAATGTAATTCCAGAATTAAATAATACAATTATATCTGCACTACAAGCTGTCCAACAGGATCTTACTCCATCAATAGATGATCTAAAATTATCTTTAGATAAAGCTTCTCAAATATTTACTCAAAGAGAAACATATCAAAATATCGGAGCAGAGATTAGTAGAGCAACATTAACAAAAACTGGAGGAGAGTTTAGAGTAACTCAAGCTGAAACTGCACTTCCAAATATAATCAAGAGATTACAAGAAGAATTTCCATCTGCAATTGAAGGAGGCGTACCAAGTTCTAGAAGACAGTTCCTTGAGCAATTTAGCCCAATACTTCAAAGAGCATTTAGCGAAGGAAGACCTATCGGGTTAAGAGAATTACGTGGCGAGAATATGCCAGCTGGATTAAGACCAAGGATTGATGATAAAGGAGCTTTTGCTCAGTTACTACAAGAATATAATAATCAAATATCTATTATAGAAACATCCAGACAATCCATACAGGCATCAAGTCAAGCCCTTGATCAATTAAATGCTAGAGCTACAGATACAGCTGCAGCTTTATTATCTCTTGGTCAAAATGTTACTCCAATTGGTGCTTTAGCGGGTCCACAAGTTGTGCAGGGCAGTGTTGACTTGAATATACCTAATAATTTATTAGAGCTTAATGTCGGTGGTAATATATCTTTTGATGGGGGAAGAGTCGAAGTAGTTCTTTCTCCAGAGTCTGACTTAACAACCTTAGTAACACCCATTGTCAATGATTTCCTTAGTCAAGCTAAAAAAGATCTTCAAACAGAATTTAATAACCAAATATTTAAAGTCCGCGAAGAGGCTGGACTAAGGAGGCAAGCAGTACCACTATTAGAAAGATAATAAAAGGAAAAAGGATTTAAAAGGATTATGGCTTATACATTTATAGATGCAACACTTCTTGGATATCAAGTAAATAGAAATTACTTGGGGGAAGGTCTATTTGTATTAAACACAACTAAAAATATTTCTATTGAGGGAATCTTTGATAATAGAAAATCTAATAGTGATGCAGAAGGCGTTAAAGAGACATATGAAGATATAACAGGTTTATTAACTGGTATAGTTAATGCTTATGATCGCGTCGTAGTAAACGGATATAATCTAGGCACTGGTAAAGTTCTAAGCGTTTCTTTCCCAGAAGAAAATCCAATTAGGATTGGCAAATATAGATATGAAATTGAAATTATAGAAAATAGTGATTTTAGCAATATGCCATCTGATGGTATATATGGATCAAATTTAAATACTTTTAATGATAAAATAACAGAATTAGATGAATCTTTTAATTTCAATAATGAGGAGAATGGTGATTTTTCTTATAATCATGATATTTCTATTCAATATTATGATGATGGTTCAGACCTAATACAAAAATCAAAAAATGCTGCTAATATCATATTCAACGACGCTTTAAACATAGGTTTAATTGGACAATTCTCTGGATATTACAATGTGCTTAGAAATAAGAAGAATTATTTTTCAGAGTCTTATGATCTTATAAATAAGAGATGCAATTTTACAAAAAACATATTAATTAATAGAAATTATAATACAAATTATACAACCTCTTTATCTCATTCACTTAGCTTAGAAGCAAATGGAAAAATAACTGTACAAGAAGAAGGCGTAATTAAAGCTTTAGATAATACATTGCAATATACAGCAGAGAATTATTTTCAAGCAGAGTTAAATGCATCATATTCACGTTGTCAATCAATATTTGATACTTATTCAGAAAAATATAATCTTGGCATAAAAGATTCTCTCTATAATCAACCATTCTCTTTAGGTAAGACATTTAATATAATTGATAATTCTTTGCAATATCAAGTTTCTTATGTAAATGATCCAAGTTTTGAAGGTAATATCATTAATACTTATACAATCAATGTTGATAGAGATATTGAAGATCTTATAAACTACACGGAACAAGGCACTTTAACTCAAGTCGGTCAGATTGGAACTATTACAAATTTAAGTCTAATTAAAACAAAATATCAAGCAGCTAAAACAAGAGCTTCTATTGAATACCCAGCATTAAAGCTAAAAAATACTTCATTTAGTGCGGGTAGTTTATCAAATAACTCTAGTATAGTTTATAATAATCAATTTTCTTATTCGATAGAAAGAACAAGCGATAATTCTATAATAGAGAATGATCCAAACTATAAAAGTCTTTCAATAAAAATTAATGATCAAGCTCCATACAATCTATATAAAGAATATATTATAGCGAATCGTGAACCAAAAAATATACTGTTTGTTTCTGGAAATCAAGTCGAAATGGGAGCAAGAAGCGTAACTGTGGAGGGAACTTTGGTAAGACCAACTGTAAATCCATGGTTAAGTCCTATAGCTTTTCCATTGACAGATTTAAAAAGTAAAGCGATCTCTGGCGCGTTAAATCTTGTTTCAGATGAAGCTTTTATTGATACTATTTCATATAATTATAATTCAGACAATAACTTTTCTTTTAATCTGAATTTAAAATATCTAAAAGTGGAGTAAATATGTCTACTAATATTATAAAATATAACGATAATTATCTTCCTTATCCAACTCCATTAGTTACATTAGATAGAGAAAATATATATCTAAATCAATATTGGGGTAATTCAAATTCTATATCTTTAAATGGAATTATTACTGGAAATTTTGATCAAATAAAGACTGGACAAAGTGGCATATTGAATATATTTAATAAGAATTTTGGAAATTTTGAAATATATGAAGCTACAGGTGCAACAGGCTTTAACCTAAATAGAAGTGGAACTTTCGTTCCTTTTTCTCCATATTTTAATAATCTAACTGGTGTTTATGTGCCAAAAAATTCTACTATTATTGTTAAAATAAGTGGAAGTTATGGAGGTTTTCCAATATTTTTCTATAGAAATACATCTTTAGTTAATATTGGTAATCTTTTTACTTTATTTAAAATTAATTATTATTCTGGCGCATCAGAAACTGTATTTCCCCAACCAATTCCATATACGGGATTTGCTGTTACTGCATCTCAAAGTATTCCAAGTGATGATAAATATATTGATCCAACCTTTAATGCTAAAGGTATATATTCTGGAAATATTGGAAATAATAATTATATATCATTTGCAAGTTTTGGTGGTGGTGGTGGTACTCCAATAGTTAGATTAGAAGTTAATAGCTTTGATGCGGAAAAAATTTATGAAAATAGTGGAATTATAGTAAGGTCAATTAATTTTGAGGAATCTAATTATTCAAATTTAATAAGATATGAAATTGGATTAGGATCAACATCTTTAAGTGGAAATGTAACAAATCCAACTAACGAATATTCTTTTACAGAAAATGAAAATAAAACAATCTCTTTATCTCATAGAGTTTCTGCTCAAGGAATTAATACAAATTTAAGCTCTGGTAAGTCAAATGCAATGGATAACGCAATTGCTTTCGTCAGATCTTACACGGGTTTATCTAATTTACCATCAACAAGATTTATATCTGGCGCGTCAAATAAATTTTTTATACAGAATTTTTCAGAATCAATTGATAGATTAAATGGAATTTATTCTGTAGAAGAATCTTATATCAGTAATCTATTAAATACTGGTTTATCTGGTAATCTATCATATACAGTTGATATTGTCTCTGGCGCAGAGTCTAATTCTATACAGATAAATTTGAGAGGTGAATACAAAGGACCAAAAGATGGCAATATAATTAATCTAAGAAATAGCCTAAATGTGACAGGACTTATAAGTGGCGCATATTCTGGCTATTTTAATCCAGTTCCAATCCAATACAATATATCAGAAAATACTGGACAAAATTTAATTAATTTTGATTATTCTTTTGATAATATCAACTTGCCAAATCCATATTATCGTTATGAAACAAGTATCTCCAGAGATGAAATGCAACAACTTTACAATATCCAAGTCCGCGGTGAAATAATCGCGAGAGGAAATAGAAGATATAGATATTTTCTTTCCACAGGAAATATAACAAATCTAACTGGACAATTCTTGCGTATTGCGAGCGGAGTATTAACTGGATTTAAAGACTTCAATTCAGACACAACATCTTCTAATTTAAGATTATTAAATACAAATATCGAAAGAAATCCTAACGAAGGTATAGTATCAGCTAACGCAGTTTATGATGATAAATTTATACCTACTGGAAATTTTGTAGATGCTAGTTATGATATATCTGTTAATGGCCCAGTTTGGTTTATGAATAATCAACCAACTTGCAATGTTAAAGGGTTTCATATAATTAATGATTTTGATATTACAACATTACCAAGATTAAATGTAAATACTTCTTTCAGATATAAAAATATAACAGGGATTAATAATGAGAATCTATTAAGATCTCAGGTTAAAGATATAACAAATAATATATTACCGAATAATTATAATTTCAATATTCAATTACAAGACTCAGAATCATATAGTAAAAAATATAATAGTATTAATTCATTATCGGAAATATCATATAATTTAGAGAAAATTGATATATCTAATCAAAATGGCTTATTACCAAAATTCAATACCATAAATTAATATGAATATACAATTTTTAACTGGATATTTAGAGAAGAACCAAAGAAATAGTGGTTCTTTAGAGATATATTATGAGTTTACTGGAATGTCTGGGCTGTTCGTTCCAAATCAATTATATCAAGGTCAAACTCAATTTTATAACATCCCTGGTGGATTTGGCGTTAATGGTCAATATAGTCCAGGTATTTTTTCTTCTTCATATCAAGAGTCTGGATTTACTGGCTCTGGAGTTTTTGATGGCATAACAAATTTAAGAGTAATAAATCAATTAACTGGAGATAGTATATCTTTATTTTATAATTTTTCTTCTTATAGTTGTGCTAAAAGTTTTAATATAGGAAGTAAATCAATCACTATTCCAACTGGATATATACAGATACTTAGTTATATTGAATCAAAATCAAATTCTACTCCATTTGAAATTATTCTAGGCATAAATGATGCTTATAAATTAACTTTAGAATTTTCTGGAAGCACTGGTCAAAATAATGAAATACATAAATCTATAAATCTTTCAGAGTTATCATTACAAAATCCAGTCGGTTTAAGACTAAATAAAAATAATATAGAATATACATATTTTGATATTATTGAAGATGAAATAAATAACCAAAGCATAAATCTAACTGGCAATTTTTTTAATCAAAGTAAGAACATATATATTGGCAATTTCCCAACTGGTAAAAGCAGAGCAAATTATACTGGATTCATTGGAATTATTGATGATTTTGTTGCCTGTGATGAATATTTTGATTCAAATCTATCTATGGGATTATCAAAGCTATTTATAAAGACTGGAGAATCTATAGAGCTAAGAAATATAACTGGAGTAAAATATAATATCATACAAAGTGGATTTTTGAATCCTACTGGTATAATAGGAACAGGAATTACTGGCTATAGAATTGTTCCATCTGAGGATTCTTTTGGATCAACAACAGTATATATTAGCTCAGGGGTTTCTGGCGTACTAACTGGAGAAAAGATAGAATATCGCGTAGTCTCTCAAGAGCAATATTCTATAAAACAACAAGTTGTTCAAACTGATCTCTTTGACGAAGACTACGCTTCAAGATTTACTAAAAATTATATCATATTTACTCCAAAGTTAGATTCTACTGATATATTTGAAGTTCAATTATATAACGATTCGCAAAGCAAGATAGAGTTTCCAGAATATGGAATCCTAAATGATATTTATGTTAATCAAGATAATCTTACAAATAAAAATGTATTAATATTTTTTAATGGTATAAATATATCTTCTGGAGATTATACGATTACAAGTAATGGCAATAAGTTTACTATCAGTTCATATAATAAAGATATTGATGATACAGTATCTTATGTTTTATCAAGTTATACTGGGATTGAGAATTACGCATTTTCTAACACTACTGGAAGCGTTCATAATGGTTATGTTTTTGTTGGAAAACTAAATAATAAAAAATATGATGTATTCTTAAATGGCCAAAAGCTAATATCTGGAGAAAATTATCTTATATCTGGTTTAGATTATAATTTATATTTAAAAACAGATCTTGCTGCTGGAGAAGTATATACTTATGAAGATAATTTTATAAGCGGGACAACAGGCACAAATATTAAATTATATAATCCTAGTATAAGTTATAATAATGAAAAGATATGGGTTAATGGATTATTCCAAAATAAAAATGAAAATTATCTATTGACTTCGTGCGTTAATACTATTCTACAAGCCACCGGAGATATTGAAATCAAAGGGGAAAGTATATTTGATAATGAATATCATAGATTCATTTAATAGTGTAAATATATCAAGGAATAAGGAGTAAGGCAAAATGCCTATAAAATCTATAGAAAAGATCAAGATAGGGAATTATCCATATGGAAAGTTTGCTAATGGTTATATATATTCCGCGCAAATTGATCAAGGATATAGTGAAAATGCTAATAAGCTAACTATAGATATTGTTTATGAAAATAATGCTGTTATAAATTTACCACAAAAAAATTTAACTACATCATATAGAGTAGAATTTGGCGATATAGTATTTCCGCAAATGTATTTTATAGGTCACTCAAAAAGCGTAGGCGTAAATGAAGAAACGATAACGTGTACTTTTGTTGATGGATCTATTTTATTAGATAGATATTTTGTTGGATTAACTAATCGACATTATAAAATAAATGAGCAATCTCAAAATTTTAATGTTGGTGTTTTTTGTGCGAATTGTGACAATACATTAGGAGTTACGACTGGTAATGTTACAAGAAACCTTGCTAATTCACCAAATATTGTAGTAAATAATTTATTAGTTGTTGGTGATGAAGAATTTATAGATCAAGCTTGTGATATACCAGATGTCAAATATAATTTTACTGATTTATTAATTACGATGGGTAAAATACCAAACTTTATTTTCCAGAATTTCAAAGATATAAATTCATCTTATAAGACATCGTATACTGGAACTCTAAGAGAAGTTTTATCTAATTGGTGTAGTGATTTTGGTTTTAGTTTTTATTGGGATTTTATAACTAATAGTTTGATATGTATTGATTTAAGAAATCCAGTAGATTTGACTCCTGTAGAAAATTTAATAAATGAAAACTTTAATCAAAATAATGTAGATGCAAATTTACCTATATCAAGCTTCTCTGAGGATGAATCTTTAGAGGGCACATATCAACAAGATAATATTGATTACGTTTTAAAGCCTTCAAGACAAAAAGAAAGAGAGATTAAAGATTTTTTTCCTATTGAATATGAAGCCGTACCAGTTTCCACCTCATTTCCTTTGGAAGCCTTAGCTTTAGCAAAATATAATTCCGAAGCATTTACATTATATTGTTTAGAGAATAATATTAACTCATTAATTGGGTTTGATCCAATTTATGTTGGAATAAATACTTATGTTTTATCGACAGCCTTACAAAATATAGCAGAATATGCTGCAGATGGACGAGCAATTATTAAAATAGGAAGATACAATAGAGACAAAGATGAGTCCGCGGCAAATATAGCTTCTTTAGCTGCGGAAGATATAGGTAGATATTATTATAATTTAAATTATGTTCTGTGGAAAGATCTTATCTGTACTGCATATTCTAAATATAATATTGATACCAGTTATGAACCTCAGCCAATTTTTGGAGCCAGACCTTGGGCAAAGTATGGTGGAAATTTTCTTTTACCAATAGGTAATTCTTGGTTAATTGAAAGAAGTCCAGCCTATCAAGTTATTAATTCTCAAAATTTTTCTATACAAGGATTAAGTCCAATTTATATGGATATTGAAGGAGAAGTAGCAGATCAAGTAAGAAATGCTCTTCTGCAAGTAAATCCTAATGACACTCAAGCTGATAGATATCGAGGTTTAACATTGATTGCGTATAAACCTTATCTATATGTAAATACAAACTTTAATTATTGGAATTCTTCAGAAGAAAATTTTACTAATGCACAATATCAAACGAATGAATTACCAGAATGTCAAACTGTTTGTGAAAAAGATGTCAGTGTTGAAATATGTAGGAAAGAATGTACTACTTTAGTTGCCCCTGGTAATGGTTTAATAAGTAAGCTTTCAAGAGCCTTTACATTTACAAATGGTTTAAATGGATCTCAAATGACTATTGTACTACCATCTCAACAAAGATATTTAGGATATATAAAAGCTGAGGGAAGTTTTACATATACCGAACCAGGCATCAAGCAAATGCAATCTAATTCAAATTTTTCTGCAGATCCTAATGTTATGTCCTATTCTATAAATTTAAATGACATTACTACAGATGAACCCTCTGTAGGATCGATTAATTTTAATAATATTGATCAGAATAGTGATGGATTAGATATTAAACAAAAAAATCCAAAGAAGAATATAGCTTTAAAAATTATAGGGATGAATTATGGTCTTCTTAACAACTACCTTAACCCTGAGTCAGGCTTAACAAGTTTTAACGTATATCTTAATGAAAATGGTGTTTTCACTGATTTAAATTTTGAAAATAGACCAGCAAAAAGACCAGCAGCAGAAGCAATCATGCAAAAGGTTGGCCCACAGAAAACTAGGATTATAAAATGATATTCTCTGGAAATAATTATTTATCTTTAAGTTATAATACTGGTATATCTTTTAATATAGATTTATCTGTAAATAATGATACTGGTATAGTAAATTTTGGATTCTCTGGTCAAAATAATGCTTTAAATTTTAAATTACAAGATAATAAATTTTTTGATGGTGAGGGTAGGAATATTTATCTTTACAGATCAAATCAAGATATAAATATATCTGGCAATATTTCTCCAACAAATTATTCTTATTATATAGATCAAAATCTAATTGCTCTAAATGGTAAAAAAAGTAATTTTACAATTAGTGGTTTTTATATCAATGCATCTGGATGTGAGGTTGATTCAAATATGTCTATATTTGGAACTAGGCCAGATTATAGTTTAAATTTAGATAAAATATTTTATATTACAGGTACAAATACATTAACTGGAACAATATCAAATACAAATAATTTAAATTTTAAAATATATAGTGGATCTGTTACGATACCAACTGGATTTAGTCTGGGAAATATATCTGAATACATACAAAATACTGGTTATTTTAGTATAAATCACTATCTATTTTCTAGCGGCCAAGTCGAAGATGAGAGACTATATGAAGTACAGTTAAATTTATTTACAAACTTTGGACAAATAACTCAGAATTTTACAACAACAGGTTCATATTCTGGTTTTGTAAATGTTAATTTAGATCTACTAAATATCACGGATTTCATCGCAAGGACTGGTATTGACACTGGGTTGGGAAATTTTAAACAAAATAATTTTCAATTAAATTATAATATTATAACAGGAAGTATAAGATCTGAGCCTGTTATATTAAATAAATATTTAAATGTAAAATTAGAATATAGTGGTGGAAATACTGGTAGTTTATATTATGATGTATTTGCTAGTGGATATAGTCAACAAACTCTATCTGGTTTTATAACAGGAAGTGGTATCGTAGAAAAACGAATAGCTTTTTCTGGAACTGGATATAATGCAATCTCTGGATTTAATCAAAGCGGTTTATTAACTGGGATTGTTAAGGATACATTGTTTGTTACGGGTTTTTCTTTCCAAAATATATCTATAAATTATTCTGGATTAATTGATGGAATATTAGTCAATTATAGTGAGAGTGGAAGAATTAGTGGAACCGCCGTAGATGGAGTTATCAATCATTTTACATATTATTATAAAAATATCTATAATGATACAATTCAAATAAGTGGAAGCGGAACTTCTACGTCAGATTTATTTGGATATTCTATATGTTCAAATACAGGAAATATAATAGCCGTTGGTAATCCAGGTGATGATCTTGGTAGTTATACAAATGCTGGTAGTGTTTATGTATATACTGGTATTGGTACAGGTTTTACTCAAGTATCTTTTCTAACTGGAAATAATATTTTAGCAAACGATTCATTTGGTTCATATTTAGATATTAATCCACAAGGTACAAAAATATTTATCGGCGCATCTGGCAAGAGCGTAAATTCTGTAGCAAATATAGGTAGCGTATATATTTTTACTGGTAATGGTATTAATCTTTGGTCTCAACAACAAATGATAACAGGAAATAATGCAAGTGGATCTGATGCCTTCGGAGCTTCACTAGAGATTGCAGATCTTGATAATATTTTAGTTGTTGGTGCACCTTATAAAAATATTGGAACTGGAATACGTACATTTACTGGCGCAGGAATGGCTTATGTATTTACTGGAAATGATTCTGCTTTTGCTCAAGCAAATTTTATTACTGGATCTGACATATCGGGTAACTATAATTTCGGAGATTCTTTAGCTATTTCAAGAGATGGTACAACAATTTTTGTTGGTTCTCCAAATAGTATGATCGGAACTTCTCCTAGAGTCGGTGCAGTCTATGTATTTTCAAGAATAAGTTCTACAGGATGGAATCAAATCGCAAAAATTACTGGAAATAATTTATCTGCAAATGAAAAATTCGGTTCTTCAATATCAATAAATCAAGATGCAAAAATTCTTTCGATTGGTGCTATTGGCCATAATTCTTCTGGCGGAGCAGTTTATATCTTTACTGGAGATGGTACATCTTCTTGGGTTCAGAGGCAAAGAATTAGCGGATCAGATGGAAGTTCTTTAGATAGTTTTGGTAATTCAATTAAGACAGATTTAGCTGGTAATAAGATATATATTGGAGCAAAGAATAATACTCATAATAGTTATACTAATGCAGGAAGTATATATGTATTTACTGGTAATGGAAATGTCTGGGCTCAAGAGGCAAAGATCACTGGTAATCTAGGCCAGACAAATAGATATCTGGGGCATATAATAGATCTTGGATACTCTCAGAGAAGGATAGTCGCTGGAATGCCATATTATGATATTAATGGTAATTCTGATGTTGGTTCTTATAAAGTTATTAATGATGTTGATATTAGTGGTTTTATTAGTAAAGTTTTATCTACAGGAAATTCCATTTCAACATCAAATTATTTGGCAACAGGCAATATAACTGGAAATATTTATACAAAAACATTCTTTGAAACATTTAATTTATTTACTGGGTATTATTTATCTGGACAATTTACTGGATTAGTAGATTTTAAAGGCACAGGTTTTAGACATGGAGATACATTGTATCTTCATACTGGACTAATAAATAGTGGAACTAGTGATATTTATATTCGAGTTCAAACCAAGAACTACGGAGATAATTATCAAATGACTGGTAAATTAACAATTAGCGGTTATAATTTAAATAATACAAAAAATAATGTATTAGTAGAGTATATAACAGGAGAAGGATAAAGGTAATATTTTATGGCAGTAAAATTTGTTCAAGATTATGGAAACTCTAATCCTAGTTGGTCTTATTTTTATGACGATGGATTAGGGAATCATTTACAGATCGGTGGATTAGCAGTAGATAAAATATATGACTTTTTAATTCAAACTGTAGTTGATCCATATGTACAATTATATTTATATCCTGCAGGATTAGATGTTAAACCATTTAATGGATCGGATCTTACCTATAAATTATATTTTACAAGTAGTGCATCTTATTTAGATCTTGGTAGAGGATATTCACATTATGCTAGAATATTTTCTAATGGAACCCAAAGTGACTTGATCGTTCAGAACGCAGATTCTACTTATGTTGGTAATTTATATTCAACATTTACCAATGCTGGCATTGATATCTACACGCCAAGTTATGCAATTTTTGGTGAGGCAACAAATAATGAAGCGTATATAGGCGTACAAAATGCAAATGGATCGGCGCTAATTTATTTAGATACTGCTAATATACCATTAACTGCAGGTAATAAGGAAATAGTTATAAGAGAAATAGAAGTTTGCCATGAAGGTAAGATAAAAAAGATGTTAATCTTAGCTAGTGAACCTTACTTATAATTAAATTTTCTTAATATTTTTTGGGCTGAATATTTCTAATATTTTATTAAATTCAGGGACTTCCAAACCTTTTAGTTCTGTCCTACTTAAGAATTTAAATAGTATATCAAGTTCTTTTTTAGATAATGTTACTTGAATTTTATCTGTATCAATCAAAGTTTGTTGCTGATCTGTCATGCCTTCTTAATCCTTTCAATTAATTCAAATATTTTACTCTTTGGAATATCAGATAGAGTGGTTATATTCTCGGCATTATCAAATTTCTCTTTCGCTAATTTCTTCTTTAATTGCTCAATACTAATACCTTTATCTTTCATGACTTTTTCAAGTAGTGCATGTGGTGATGTAGGATTATCAATCGATGTATTACCTTCATCAAGTAACTTTGCATCTCCAAGCTCTTCTTGAGATACGATGTTAATTTTTAAAAAGTTACGCACACAGCGCACAAAAGCTCTATTCTCTGCAATTGCCGCGAGGAAGAATCTGGCAAAGGATTTTGTATTGCTAGAAGTTGCGTCAGCTAGTGCCTCAAATACAATCTCGCGTCCACCAGTTTCATAGTTTGGTATCCAAGTAATTCTACAACTGGTAGCAAAATAATTCTCAGAAGCTGTAACGACTTTATACTCAACGCTTGTGTATCCACGAATCTGAGCAAGCTCTTTGATACCACCTAAAAGAATTAATAAATCTTTATCTTCTAATTTAGAAACGTCTGTTTCTTGAGTCTTTTGGCGATTTGGCACAAGATATTCTGTTTTAACCATTTTTCTCCAATTAATTGTACCATCATCATTATATATATAATAAATGCTAGCATTCTCTAGTAGACCATACTGATTTCTTGTGATAATATTTGGTGGAGTTTGCATGGTAGTTTTGGTATCTACTGATTCAGTAAATATATTTGTATCAACTAGCTCTGAACTTCCTATAGAAATTGTATCTTGATCTGGTTTTATTTTTGGACTCATCTTATGATGATACTACAGAATTTATTCTTGGTCAAGTGAAAAAATATATAAATTATTTAATTCTTTCATTAATTCAAGATTATTATTATATTTATTTGATATATCCTTTGTTAACCATTGATATTTACTATTAAATTGACCTTCGGAAGATATTAAGATAATTGAAGATTTAAAAAATACATTATTTTTGATATCTATTTGTTGATTATTGATCTTCTTGTTTACGATAAGTCCTAGATCCATATAATTTAATTTAAAATTATTTAATTCATTTTCATCTAGCCAAGACATCATAGCATAATTAATACTTATATTTTTAAGCCCCCTTATGAAATTGAAATCATTTTCTTTTTCGATTATATAAACTACTTGTGGTATATTATTCTTATATCTTTGAAGAAGCTCTAATGATATTGGCTTATTGGTAAATATAATACATTTTTTATGTTGAAGATATACTTCTAATGCTTTTTCATTAAATGCATAATCCATTCTTATAATTAGATTTTCTATATTAAATTGCCTTGGGTCTACAGGGTTATCTGGTATAATTTGTAGAGTTTTATTAGCATAATCTTCACCAATAAAGATTGTGTTGGGTAGTTTTTTTGTCTCTATATTTAATAGATTTAGTATGCTATTAGCTATAATTTCTGGTTTTATCTTATTAATGCTTTTAGGAAATTCATCAACAGAATATTGTGGTTTTTTATTAATCTCTGGATTTAATAGTATAATGTCCTCTTTCTTTGACCAATAAGGTTTTACGTTATTTATATTATTATTAGAATACAAGGCTACGATCTTTTTATCGTATCCAGAAGCTATATGCGCTGCAAAACTATCTGCGCCAACATGCATAATTCCATGTTTTATAATAAATGCAGCTTGTTGTATAGTTGTTTGACCGCACAAATTATAAGTATTTACTACTGGCCTATCTTGTTTAGCTCCAATTTGAATAATCTTTATATTCTCTTTTAATAGATATGGATGAATCATAGCTATTACTTCATCCCAATAATCATAATTCTTAGATGGATACTTACTAAATGGTTGAAAAGATATATATCTTTCTGTTGGTAATGGGAAAAAGTTTTCGTATATATAGGGTTTAGAAATTTTAACCCCACAAGATGTCGCGTATCTTTCTAAAAGATGCATATTATTCTCCTTTTAAATCAAATTGAATATTGGTTTTACCATTATGTACATAATCTAGGAATCTTTGAGTCCCAGCATGAGGTAAGAATGCAACTTCAAAATATCCTTTATGGTCACCAACACCTTCAAGCCAAAGTAATTGATCCATTTGTGGAATATATTGTATAGTTTTATGGATATATGGATTACCTTGAAGTATCTCAAAGTATTCTGGCTTAACTGCTACATATAGATTATGCTCTGGATACTGCTCTTTAATATTTTTGAAAAGTGCCGTAGACATATAGATATCACCTATACTTTCTGGCATAACATACAGAACTCTCTTACCGCTATCATTTTTATCCAAAAGATCTTCAAAATCAACCTTTTTATTTTTTTCATTTTCTTTGATTGCTACATTTCTAAAATAATTCTCAATATCTTGTCTCTTTGCTCCTTTTGAAATCTCTTGCATCCAATATTTATGTCCATCATCATTTTCATCAACATTTTTCATTTTTAATATGTTGTGATACATAAATGTAAGCCAATCGCCATCTTTTTCTATTTTAGGTATTTCGCAGTATGGATTTCTTTCTTCTTCTTTTAATGAAAAGTCATAGTCTGTGAAAGGGCATTCATCAATAAATGATTCGATCTTTCCTCCTATTTGTTCTACAGAGAAATTATCTATTGTCCATTCTCTAGCTTTTTCTCCAATCTCTTTTCTTTTTTGCAAAGACATATTATATACTTTATTTATTTGTTTAGCTATAGAATTTGGTTTTGTTGAAGCCTTAATGAATTCTGTTCCATGCTCTCTATATTCACTCCATTCTAATTCTAACGATCCAGCACCATCTTGGCACATTTCCTCTCCGCAACTATAATTCGTAACTAAAGTTATTAACTCTGTTAATTTAGCTTCTTGAATTGGTATTTCCTGACCACCACTAGTAAATGGATGACAGTAAACATCCATTAGATTATAGACTTCATTCAATTGTTTTTCCGTAACTCCTATACCAACATTTGTTGTAATTTGAGTTTTTTGTCCACCACAGAATCTACAATCAACATCTTGTCCATGAAATGGCTTGATTTCATAATTACCACAGCTTTTACATATATAAGTTGTTAATATTTCTCTTAGATCTATATCGTATTCTTTGGCAAGTTTATGGATATTCCATCCTTCACTCCAATGGGTATGTAAAAGTAAAAATGTATTTTTAATTGTTGGATTTGATCTTTTCCATAGAGCATATCCTTCTAGAAGATTAGGGACACTTTTTCTCAATTGATTTCTAAAAACAAATCCTACAATAAATGCGTCTAGTGCTATACCAAATTTTTGCCTTAAATTTTGCCTATCTGTATTTGGTAATCTATAAAAAGTAGAAGAATCAATCGGGCCGTGCATAGTCTTTACATGATCATGTCCAATCTTGTGAAGAGCTTGCGTAGCAAAGTCGCTCCAAATCCAATAGTTTTTAATCTTTGGAGCTTTTTCTACTGCACTAGGTAAAATTGGTAAAGAATCTAGAGTTGTCCAAAGTACAGAAGATATTTTGTCAAACCATTTTTTATCAATAGCAAAATCAATCCCCCAAATATCTTGAACTGCAATATAAACATCTGGCTTTTCTTCTTGAATTATTTTGTCTAAATAGTGTGCTCCATAACTCGCTAATCTTGCTACGTTTGGATCTTTATTTAATTCTTGTATTTCTTGTTGAGAGTCTGGTAATGATCCAATTGATTTCCAAGGAGTTTTCTTTAATTCTGGATTAGAATACTGCATTCCACAGCAGTAATGTACTATATCATATTTACCAGTTTTGTATAAATACGATAAAAGAGCTTTGGCCGCTCTGCCAAATCCAGTCTTGGCCAAAGCGAAATCAGATTGATAAACTATTTTTTTCTTACGAGACACGACTACCAAAGCTCGCCATCTTCTTCTGAATCAGATTTATTAGATGGTTGATTTTGTTTTGAATTCTTAATCTTTTTAATTGTTTCGACTTCTTGCGTTTTAAAGATTGAATTTAATGCATGAACAAGAAATTCCCTTAATAGGCGAGCCTCATTAAAATAAAATCCAAGTAGAAATGACTGCTTATTTTCTATATTTTCTTTGCTTTCTTTATTTACGCTATAAGAAAATCCTACTTGTTTATCGTCTTTAATGTAGGGAGAAAACTTAATCTTGGTAACTTGTTTATCAGAAGAATGATAGGCTGAAAATTCTACATTCTTATCTAAGGCTTCAAGAAGTCCCGCAACCTCTGTCATAGAAAATTTAACTCTGGCACTTTTCTGTGGATTATCTCTATTATCAGAGAATGATCCAGTCTTTGTGGCCTCATTCCATGAGCTTTGTTTAATTAATGAACTCCAAACTGAGCCTTCTTTTGAATTTACGCTGAAACTACAAGCTGTGCCTGTATTCTTACTATTTGGTTTATAAAATGATATCATATATAGATATATTATGACTTATTATTATCTTTGTCAACTATTTTCTTTAAATCATTTAACTTCATGTATATCTCTTGATCTTGAATCGCAACAAGATCTCCAAATATACAATCATCCTTTTTTAAGCCTTTAACTATAACAATATTTCCTTCTTCAAAATTTCTATTATTTAATAGTTTATTATTTTCTATATTATCATTGAATATTAATGTATTAATATATCCTGTCTCATCAGAGATCTTTAATCTTACATATCTAGTTTTCTTCTCGTTCTTAGAAACTCCAGAAAATATCTCATCAATTTGACCTACAAATGCGACCTTTGTATTAATTGGTATATCTAATATATCAGAGATTAGATTTAGATTCTCTCTTTTCTCAGAGAAAATTTCTTTTAAAGATTTATCATAAGTATAACCAAGTAATTTCTTTTCATAATACCAATTTGCAAAACTTTCACTTTTGCTATTTTGATTATATATTTTTAGATATGGATCATATTTATTCTTAATAGTTTTTAATCTATTGTCTTTAATAACTACATGATTTTTTTCATCTGTAAATTTATTGAGATGTTTAATTATTTTAATTAAATCATAATCAAATTTATCTGCAAACGAAATTGCATACTTTTTCTCTTTAGATGTTAATATATTCCATAATTGAGCTTCTAATACAATCTTTGATCTTGATTGATTAAATCCACTCAATGCACCAGCTTGAATTAGTGCTGAAAGAACTCCGATGTTTAAATCTGCTTCTTCTGCTGCTTGAAATATTTCAAATTTATTAGAATATTTATTCCTAAAGCTATTTAGTTTTTCTATTGATTTATCTGAAATTCCTTTAATAGATAAAAGACCAAATCTTATATTTTTATCTTCTGTAGAAAAATCCATATCTGACTTAATAATATGAGGTGGTAATAGTTCAATTTTGAATTCATGCATTTCTTTTTGGATCTTAGAAATTTCACCAATTGGGTCTGGTTCATTTCTGCTCATCTTCAATAAAGATAAGAAGAACTGCTGTGGATAATTAAATTTAAGATAAATAGTAACTGCAGCTAAAGCAGCATACGCAAGAGAATGAGATTTGTTAAAAGAGTAATTGGCAGAATCTTCCATGATTTTCCATAGGATTTCACTAACTTCTTTTGGCAGTTTGTTTTCTTTTACCTTGGTCTCAATTTTATTTTGCCATGCTTTAATTTCATCAATCTTCTTCTTACCAACAATTCTTCTTAGAATTTCTGCTTCATCAAGTGAGAAACCAATCTTATTAGCCATTTGCATCAACTGTTCTTGATAAAGAGCAACTCCACCAGTTTGTTTTAAGATATCATCAAAGAATGGATGTATGCTCTCGTATTCGCCAGTATTAGTATATCTTGCATATTTATCAACGAATTGCAAGGCTCCAGGTCTTGCTAACGCAAGTACTCCACTTAATTCTTCAAGATTTTTAGGTTTTACTTTTTGACAAACTTTGAAATTTGTATCTGCTTCAATTTGAAACAGCCCATGTGGTGATTTTAGATCTTGAAGATTAAAATAGATAGAATTATGATTTAAATCAATATCTTGAACTTTAATCCCGATACTTTTACAAACATCATCTACAACGGATACGCTTCTTAAGCCCAAAATATCTAATTTGATATTAAATAAACTTACCCAATTCATATCGAAGCTTGAAACTGCCTCTTTATCTGAAGAAAATTCAGTAGGACAGACTTTTTCTAAATCATTATAAGATAATAAAACACCAGATGGATGAACTCCTTTATTCTTGATTAGATCTCTTAACTTTAAAGCAATCTGGTATACTTCTTTATTTTCGTCACACCATTCTTTAAATTTTTCAATTTCTTTATATGCTGTTGTGATATCCTTTACTTGGCCGAATATCTTGGGGATAAGAGAAGATATCATCGTCATTTCTTCTTCCGTTTTCTCTCCTACAATTTTACCGCACTCTTTGATAAGAAGTTTACCGCTAAGAGTATTTAGTGTTAAGATTTTGCTTGTTTTACCTTTAAATTTTGTCTCTAGATACTCTAATACTTTATGACGATTATAGTAACAAATATCAAGATCTACGTCACACATCAAACTACCATCTAGATAGGTTATTCCGTCAATAACCTGCTTTTTAGCACGAATCTTAGATATAAATCTTTCAAAATAAAGGTTATATTTAACTGGATCAATTCTTGTTACCCCAATAAGGTAAAGAATCAAAGACCCTGCCGCAGAGCCTCTACCTAAACCAACAGGGATACTATTAGTTTTACAAAAATTAATGACATCCCAAACAAGTAATATATAATCAATAAATCCTAGTTCTTTTAATGTTTCTAATTCATATTTTGCGCGATCTACATACTTTTTATATTCTGGTAAGTTTTTATCTATTTTTAAATCTTTAAATCCGTTTAAAGCTAGTGCTCTAAGAAAATCATAATTTGAAACATCTTCGCTGAGATTTAGATGTCTTTTTGCCGAGGAGTCTATATTAAATTCTGGAAGTCTTACCCCATGTAAGCCAAGATCTACATCTTCAAATTTTGAAGAAAAATCTTTATTTGTTAAATAATTATTCAAATTTTCCTTCATCATCTAATTTATCCACTTCTTTAGTAAATTCATTTAGTCCTTTAGTTAATATTCTCATTGAATTTTTATCTTTAAGAGAATAAAATACATCTGCTTTTCCATGCTTTTTACCTTTTTGAACAGTTATCAATAGATATTCAATATCAGAATCTTCTAATTTTTGAATCATATCGTAAATATCATCTAATGATGCCATATTATACCTCTATTTGCCATTTCAATTTATTCCATACTTTTAGGTTTAAGTCAAGATCGTTTATTGCGTCATGCAATTTTTCATAATCATGCTCAATGCCATTCTCTTTACCTAAAACAGAAAGCGAACTTCTAACATTCTTTCTTTTGGTATGATATATTTTATATTGATATTCAATTAGACTTTCTTTTGGATTATAAGGCATATTATATTTAATACCTCTAGCAATAGCGTTTGTGTCTATAAATTTATTAATTAAATGATGCCAATTACAATTCATAGACTTGTAATATTCTTTGATCATATAAATATCAAAGCCAAGAGTATTATGTCCTATAATATAGTCTGCATGATCTAGCCAGTCTTTAATTGTTGGAAATATTTCTTTTGGATCATAACCATCTTTTTGTACTTTTTTATGATCGTATCTAGTAATTCTTGCGGCATCTTGGCTAATCTTTAATTCTGTTTGCCATTTTAAATAAAAATTCTTCTCATCAATCTTTCTATCTCCTTGCACTTTAATCATAGCAATTTGCCAAGGTAAATTATGACAGAAATTTAAACAGAGATTAAAAGTTTCGCAGTCTATAAAAACTAACTTCTTATCTTTATTGTATCTTAATAAATGTTCGTCCATTATTTTGCACCTAAATAACTCTCAAAAGAAAACTCATTACTAGACATATGTTCTAGATCTGGTTTATTCAAAATACTCCTATTATTAATACATCTAAAGGTAAGATATGTCTTGAAGTCATTTCTCTTATTATAATAAATACTTTTAGCCTTGTAAAGCTCAAGATTATTTTCTTTTGCAAAATTTTTAATTTTATCTTTTACAATAGAATCAAAGGGTAGATCGTTATCTTCAATAAAAATTATAGGTTTAGTAAAATTAAATTGAGGGATGCAAATGCAATTTCTTAAAGTATTATTGAATATAAATGAATCATAGAATGGAATAGCTAAAATTAAATCTTCTGTCCAATTTTTATTTAAGATTTCATAATCAAGCCTTGGTTCATAATAAAAACCACTTTTTGCAGCAATACTAAATAATTTGGTTAGAAGCTCGTGCCCTTTTTTATTTTTAAAGAATATAATAATTTTAGAATTTTTTTGTCTAGACTCTTCGGTTTTATCATTAATCGATTCTGTAATTGAGACTCTTAAGCCGTAGTTTAATTTAATATTATTTAATTTAGTATTGGTATATGCCTCAAGAAAAGATGACATATTATCTTCTACTAAAGTAATTTCATTTAATTTATTATTTTTAGCTATTTGTATAATAGAATCTGGATAATCGTCTGGTTCATCTTTATTCTCAAGAGTTAATATTGACCTTCCCAAGGAATAATGAGATTTAAATAGCGGTATCATTTTTATTTAGTATAAAGTAAGTTTTAATATAAATCAATCTAAAAATTCATCATTAGGTTTATCTAGAAATTCATCTTTGGGTTTAATTGTATTAAATTTTGGACATCCTTGATATTTTCTTTTCTCTACATTAAATCCTTTAATATCTTTAAATTTACCATCTAGGCTAGTCTCAATAATATCGCCTTTATCATTTAATTTTACATAATATTCATACGAATCCCTGTATGGACATCTCCAATTCCCTATCCCACACATCCATTTGCTTTTATCATTATCTATTGCGAAATTAGCTTTAGCCGAAGTTTCGTCAAATTTATTAACATAATCATTTATATGTTCTAAATAATGCTCGAATCCCTTTATTTGATCTTCTGTGAATTGAAGTTCTTGTATGGGTTGTTTTGGAAATCTCAAGAACAAGAAACGTACAATAGGTTTAAGTTTAGGCCATAATTTTTTACTAGCTAAACTATACATCATAGCTTGTATATTAGATTCTAGATCATCTCCTCTGAATTTAGCTTTGGAACTCTTGTAGTCAATTATAATCATTTTATTTTTTGATTTAATTGGTTTATCAATAAAACCCTTAATATGATATTTAGGTTCGTCGTTCTTAATTTCAAAAGCATACTCTGGAGAAACAATTTCGCCATCTTTCTCGCCAAAGAAGTCATGCTTTAAACCAACCATAATCATTTGATCTAAAATCTCAAAGTTTGATTCATCTAATCCAACTTTTGCTTTTAATTTTTTAACTAGTCTTGCGATTCCTTTACTGCCGTTAATCGAGTTCTTTTTTATGATTTTAGTATAATGTGATTTATGTTTTGGATTTAGAAGAAGTTCGAAAATTGTATGACAAATTGTGCCTCTAAGAGCGCCATCGTTTTGAGTCTGAGGGACTTTAGTATGATAGTTATTCCAATAGACCCAAGAACAAGTTTCAAGGGTTTTAATTCTAGAGGCAGATAATACTTTTAGAGACTTGTTTTCCATTGTAGAATTTCTTCTTTACTCATTTCGCCAAAATCTTTTTTTGTTGGTAGTGATATTTTTAATTGTTTATCATCAAAATATCTTTTTAATCTAGCGTAAGTTTTTTCTGCTGCAATATTTCCTGCGTTATTTTTATTAGAATCATTATTCAAGCTGATGTAGATCTTTTTAATATCAATCTTCAAACAATAATTTAAAATAGATAAGCTGAGATTTGTTCCAAAAGTAACCATAATGTTTTTAACTCCAGCCTGCCATAGGCTTAACATATCTCCTATACTCTCAACTAGAATTACTTCTTTTTGATCTTGAATAAATTTTGAATTTAAAAATAATGGATAAAGAAAATCATTCTTCTCGCCCAAGTGTTTCCATTTAATTTTTGATAGATTAGTTATATCTCTACCAGAAAAACCTATGATATTATTATTAATGTCAAATATTGGAAAAACATATCTGTTCTTCATCTTTCCAGCTTTGGCTACACCACCCTTAAATTCAATCAGAGTCTCATTATTGACTCCTCTATTATTCCAATACTTATGATCTATATCTAAATTATCAAGAATAGTTGGATCAAATTTTTTAGTAGATTTTAATAATGGTTTTGAGATCTCTGTTGGGCGGTGGAAAGAAAAATTTTTGTCTTTTAACCATTCTTTACCTTTTTCTGGATTTTCTAGTTTTAAAGTCATACTCACTAATGAACTAAAATCACCACTAATATTTTCTTTAAAATCAAACCAATGACCAGAATCTTTATATATTTTTAATACAGTATCATTATCACTATCCCTATATAGAGGTTTAGTTCTATATTCTTTACCATAATCTTTTAATTTATATCCTAGATCAGTTAAGATCTGATATACATTTACTTCGTCCATTCTAGCGCCTCACTTATCGTAGGAAATTCTTTAACAAATATTTTCTTACATCTTTCCGCGATCTCTCTATGCTCTTTCTGAGTGTTTTGTTCGGTCCTTAATTCGATATAATGAATCCAACTTCTTAATGAACCTTTCATATACATAGTTGTTTGTGTTGTTAATGGCAATATCATTCTGGCGACTTCTTTTGCAACGCCATTTTCTATCATAGTTTCATAACAATGTTGAGATAAAGATAATGACTCTACTAACAATTCATTAACTTTATCATAAGCATCTGTATCTATTGGCATTAACTTTTCGCCAACCTGTCTGTTTTTATCTCCCTGCAAACGAAGTTCAATATCTTCAAACTCATTTGCAACACTATATCTTTGACTAAATTCTTGAAAGCTGAATGATCTATGTCTAAGAATTTGAGCAGCAATACCACGACTAGTCTTAATCTCAACGCACATATCTACTAATTCAAATGGACTCCAATGTTTATGCTTTATCAAAAACTTTAACAGTTTTGGTGCAGTCTCTGTATTCATCTGATTGGATGGATTGCTAACTCTCGCGCAAAACGCGACAAGATCTTCAGCATTTTTAATTCCTTTAATTTCTGGTTTTGTTATTGATATTAATTCTACATTCATAATAGTTCTCCATCATTTTGATTTCTATCATCCAATTCGTATTGCTCCCTTTGTCTTTCAGCAACATCTCTTAAAGACCCTCTTTCTTCAATATTAAAGTTGGCTACCTGATAATTAAGATAATTTTGAGCCCAAATCTCTTTGCCAGAAGAGTCTAGCCTTCTAACTAAATCTTGATGTCCAGCGGCATCTTTACCTTGGAATCTTGTCTTTGTTGGTATTAGTTTATGTGTTCCAAATGCTTGACCATCGAGAGTAACCTCATCTAAAGTCTTTCTTCTAAAAATCGCTACAAATGATGCGAACCATTGTAATCTATCAGAAAGAGATATTACAGAACTATCATCAACTACATTGTTTGAATTACGATTAAAATTCTCACCAGTTCTATTTAATTGCATCGCTGTAATAATTGGACAATGAATTTCTTCAGATATTCTTTTTAATTTATCAATCTTTTCGCCAATAGCTTGGTGTTCTGCCCAATTTTGGCCTACCTTTTCTCCAGTTAATTTTATATAATCATAAGCAATCATGGCTTGATTTCCGCGTCCAACTTTTGAAAGATACCATCTGCGAATAATTGAACAGACTTGATCAATATTTTTATTCCCTACATGATAATGAAAATATTCATAGTTTTTAATCTTTGCCCAAGCTGCTCTGACCTTCTTTGTCATCTCTTCATTTTTACGCCAATTACCAGTTTCAAGATACCAAACTGGCACATCAGTTAAAGATGCAACCATTCTTAATTGGATATCTACTGTCTGCATTTCTGTATCAAGAATTAATGTTTTAGTTTTATTTTTAGGATTAATTGAAGTTTTAAAACATATATCGTTTAACCAAGTAGATTTACCTTGTCCAGGTCTGCTTGCGATTGCATAGATATTTCCATTTTTTAATCCACCATACATTCTGTTAAATTCTGAATATGGGGTAATTAATCCAGTATCATCTTTTGGGGCATTTCCAATCTCTTCAACAAGGTCTTCGACTTCGGCGAAAATATTTACTGGCATATCATTCTCGGAATATGCGGAGATTTTCTTATTATAAATATGATCTATCTTTCCAATGATTTGATCTACTGAGTCTTCTGAATTTTTATTTACATATTCTTTTAGTTTATCCGCTGTTTGAGATATCTCTCTACGAATTCTTAATTTAATTAATTCCTTGCACGCATTCATTGTCGCTTCTTCTGTAATCTGAGAGAAACTTAAATTATCAATATAATCAAATATATTGATTTCATCTTTAAATGATATTCCTAGATTCTTGATCTTTTCAGCCAATAAGACTTTATCTACATTTTCTCCCTTATGTTTAATATTTTTAAATACAGTATATATTGATGCGTGAACATCATTATAGAAGTCATTTTCTGTTAAGAATACATCAATATCAGCAAATAGATCTTGATGCTTTAGTAGCCCGCTTAGTACGTGTCTTTCTACTTGTAGAGAATATATCATTCAGTATTAGATGATACCAGAGTAAAAATTAAAAGTCAAGTGTTTTAATTTTATTATTCTGGTTCGTCTAGATCGTCTTCTTGGTTTTTTCTTGCTATTAAATCTGTGGTAGCTTCTAGATTGAGTTGATCTATGCTTTGACTCCAAGTATTTACATAATATAAAAGTGCCATAGCATTTATTTGATTATCAAATTTTGTAAAAACTTGTGGTTCTCCATTAGCTGAGAAATTAAATAATATATAACCACCGAAGCTACATTCATCAATCTGCTTTAATAGAGAGTCTGGTACTTTAAATTTTTTTCTATTTGTCACCATAAACTTTTACACTTAAATAATTAAAATTCCAAATTTTTCTTCTATATATTGTGGTGATAAAATTTTTAAATCACTTTCATACAATTCTAAGAATTTAAATTCATTCATGTCTAGCCATTTTTCTTTTTTTACATCTCTTTTTATGCTTTGCAAGTATTTAAGCCTAGAATTATCATGAAAAAATTGATTAAACGACTCATGCTGATTACCCTGCACTTCAATCGCTATTTTTTTTGTTGCATTTAATATATCAACTTTAAGCATCGTACCATAGACAGGAAATTCCTCGTAAACGATATGATTCTTCCAATAAGGATAGAAAAATTGTTTAAATTTAAATTGTAGCTTACTACGACTTTTACCTTCCCAATCTATTAAGTTTTTCCTAACGTTCTTATTAACGAGTTTGCCGTTAATATTTAGTAATCTCATGACGCTAGAGTTTTAATAAATTTATCGTAAAAATATTCAGTAATTTGCTTGTTTTCTTCTAGATATAGTCTTAGGTTATCAATTCCTTGATGTTGCTTTTTAAGCTCAATATTGGATTTTTTAAGTTCCTCTATGATCTCATCAGAGAAAGTAACCCATGCGCCTTTAGCGGTAGCAAATTCCCAAGATAGTATTTGATCGATTACTTCATATTCTTTCCAGACAGAAGATCCTTCTTTTCTTCCGTATTTAATTGGATATTGGACTTTAGAATTAGTTGATTCATTTGTAGATTTCTTAATAGCAATTTTTACATTATGTCCAATAATTTTATTTTTAACTGGATCATATTTTTCATTTGGTTTTTCAAGAATAAGATCTTTATTGTAGCGAGGCTCAAATTCTAGAATCCAATTTGCAAAGTGCAATAGAGCATTACCACCTGTGGCGGTAGTTTGCCTTACTTCTTTGTTTGCTGCATAAGGATCAAGTTTAATATCTGAACGAACTTGACTGATAAAAATTGCCATATGACCACGTTTAGATAGCGCAAGAGATATCTTCTTCATAAGCATAGAAGAGATAACTGCACCACCCGCGACTTTAGTAGCTTCACTTAAAGTCTTTTCTTTGTCACCTTTTGTGATAAGTCCATCAACTGAATCTAGAATAAAGATATATCTTTTATCTTCATCATTTGATTGAATTAAGTCTTTCATCAATTCGGATACTGTCTCGAATATATTGCATTCAAAAACAAAGCATGTACCATCAACCCATTCTTTAGGGTCAGTTACAAATTTAATACCTGATCTATCTTTAATTTCCTTACTCAGGCGACCTTCCGCTTTAAAAAGTAAAGCCCTTGAGGAGTCTACTGTCTTAAGAAAGTTCTTGGCTACCTCTAATGCTTCTGAGGTCTTACCTCCTTCATTCATCCCAATAAATCTGTGTAAGCCTGGACATAGACCACCGCTAGTAGCGATATCTAGATTAAGACTACCAGTAGATACTTTATAATAAATTTCATCTTCAAAATTATAATGATCTTCTTTATTATCTTTTAAAAATGATAATAATCTATCTGATGCAGATGGACCAGTAGATTGAACGACTTCTTCTTTAGATTTTCTTCCCATATCTTATAAATTCTAACACAGTTTTAGGTTTTTTGCAAATCTTTTTATCTTCTTCAATTTTATTTATATTTAATACTACCTGTTTTGTACTTAAATTTAAGTTAAAACTTTCATATTCTTTTAATAAAAAAGCTTTTCCTTCTGCTTTTAGGAACCAAGCTAAAGATGGCGGTAAAGAACCTAGGTTTTTTAAATTATCCCAAAATTCAAAAGAATTAAATTTTTTTACTAATTTTTGAGCAATTTTTATTTCTCTTGCCCAATTAATTTTACCACTAACATATTTTTTTACTATCAACTGACAAAGTTTATGATTTATATTTTTCAATATCTGATCTTATCATTCTTTCTATTAGTTGGTCAAATGAAATCTCTGGTTTCCATTTTAATTGTTCTCTTGCTTCAGATGAATCTCCTAATAATAGATCTACTTCTGCTGGCCTGTAGAATTTAGGATTTATTTTTACTAGAATCTTATTCATAGCATTTCCTTCGGATATTAGATAATCTGGTAAAACTAAGCATTCATTTTCCTTTTCTCCAACCCAATAAAATTCATTGATATTTGCAAATTTGAAAGATTTTTCTACAAATTCTCTTACAGAATGGGTTTCATTTGAAGAAAGAATATATTCTTTTGGTTCTTCTTGATTAAGCATAAGCCATATACCATTAATAAAATCTTCAGCATGACTCCAATCTCTTTTTGCGTCTAGATTGCCTAGTTCAAGTGGCTCAAATGTTAGTTTAGATGTAATAGCATGACTTATTCTAGCGACATTTTGAGTTATCTTTCTGGTGACAAATTCTGCTCCTCTTCTTTCGCTCTCATGATTATAAAGAATAGAATGGATAGCAAATAGATTGTAAGAATCTCTATAAACTTTTGTTATATGTCTAGCGGCTGCTTTTGCAGCACCATATGGACTTCTTGGCCTAATTGGATGTTTTAAGTCTTGTGGGCTATATATTACGTCTCCCATTTCTTCACTTGACCCTGCAGAATAAAATCTACATTTTGGAGAATATTTTCTAATTGCCTCTAAACATCTCAACACACCAACTGCAGTCGCATCAAACGTCTGCAAAGGAATTTGCCAACTACTACCAACGAATGATTGCGCGGCAAAGTTAATAAAGTAATCTGGACCTATTTCTTTTACAACTTCATCTATAGAATTACTATCAGATAAATCTGCGATAACTAATTTAAATCTAGGATTATCTAAATTATGTTTTATATTCTCTAAGTTAGGATTAGAACTTCTTCTTCTTATTCCATAAACCATGCAGTCTGTATTATTCAATAAAAAGTCAACCATGTAAGATCCATCTTGTCCTGTAACTCCAGTTATAATAGCTTTTTTCATTAGTTTTTAAATCCTTGATATAATTTTACATTTTCTTCTGAGAATTTTTTAGCATGATTTTTACTAATATAAACATCGAGGAAACTATTAATTGCTTTTATTAGCTTTGGTCTTCTATCTTTGAAGCAATAATCTACTTTCCTTTTAATATCGGCTAACTCTTGGTCAGTCTTTGCTGCCCCAGCCGCATCCTCTAATTTCCACATTCTAATATGTAAAACGATAAATCTATCTAGAATCTCGGAGAATGTCTCGCTAAATTCTAAATTCTCAACATTTAATGGTTCTTTATCAAATCTATCAGCAATTTCTTCTAAAAGAAGTTCGCTTATTTTTTCTATTCTACTCATCTTATGATTTTAAATGAAAATTAAAACTTTTTCAATATTTTAATCTGACTATCTTTAATATTTGGATATATTCCAATATAAAAACCATTATTATGTAAAAATTCACTATTCTTAAAATTTTTATAGTTATCGTATTCTTTATAACATGTCTGTTTTAATAAGTTTCCAGATATAATAGGCCTAGTTTCTATTCCGTTATCTTTACAAAACTTCATCAATGATTTTATAAAATTTGCATCTTTAGATATAAATGGAAAACAAAATGGCACTGCAGTTCTGCCTTCTATAACTTTAGGCAGGATAATATCCTTACTATTGAATATATCTTTAATTTTATTATAAATGTTAATTCTTTTTTCTATATATTCATCAATTCTTGCAAAATCAAGTAGTCCAATGAAAGCGTTTATGTCACTATTACGAAAATTATTACCTAAAGAATAAAAATCAAATAAACCATCTACATTTTGATTAGCGTAGTCTTTTGTATCAATTCCATATACAGATAAACTTCTAGTCATTCCATGATTCCTATTCATTAAGAGATACCTATATTCTTCTTCTGAATTAGTAAATATAAAACCTCCCTCAACGCTTTGAAGTTGATGACCAAAATAAGTGCTTGTTGTGCTAGTAAAATACGAAGATACGTTCCTGTCATTATAAAGACCTAAAGTATTTTCGCAATTATCAAGGAATACTTTAACATTATATCTTTTCTCTAAATCTTTTAGTCTTTGAATATCTGGCACTTGCCCTATTAGTGAAACGCATAGAATAGCTGCAACATTTTGATGATTATTTTTTAAATATTCTTCTGTTAAATCTAGATCTAGACAGAGATCGTTTAAACTTATGTCAATAAACTTAGGTTTAAAACCTTCTCTTATGAAGGGAGATATTGAAGTAGTCCAAGTCGTTGATGGAAAAATTACTATATTTTTTAACTTTGCTTTATTTGCATCTCTGAGATTCATAGCTATGAGAGTATTCGCAGTTGAACCGCTAGATACAAAAACTGAATATTTAACATTTACATATTCAGCGAACTCCTTCTCTATCTTTTTAACATATTTATGTTGTGTCCAAAAGTTATTTTTATTTAAAACAAATAGTGAAAGTTTTATTCTATCTAGAAAGGTAAAGCTCGAATTATTTAAAGGCCAGTTAAAATTACTCATCTAGTTATATATGATAATATATGGGTTCTGTTTTTTCTAAAAATTGATTTCTTTATGTATAGTTGGCTTTGGTATATTATAATTCTTATAGAAATCATCATTAAGTTCTAGCTTTTCTTCTGTAATATTCCATTTATAAGAACAGATACCATTATATCTAAAATTTTGATATTTTACTTTATTTTTTAAAAACTCTTTATCTCCACACCAAGAATAATGCTTTACATGAGCTAAGTTTTTAGGTATTTCTAGATTAGAAAGCTTTTTATAATCTACCAAAGAATTACCATCGCTATAATTTATATCATTTTCAAAATAAAAACTATCTATTTTTAATCTATTAAAATTAGTCTTAAAAATCCTTGGCGGACAAAATCCATCAATCCAAGTATATTCATTATTGAAATAATTCTTAAAATTTAGTCTGAACCAGCAAATGAATTCTTGATTTAGTACGAAGTTTTTTACATTTAATATTTCTTGTTTAGTATAGAATTCATCTCCGTCTAAAAGCCATATATAATCTACACCCTGTTTAATTAAAAATTCTAAAGGCTTATTTCTTACTATAGAGTCATTTGATACTTCGTCTGAATATAAATATGATATTAGATCATTATATTTGTCTTTTAAAAGAGTTTTTGTCTCTAGATCTTCTTGTATATAATTTATATTTATATACTGATCAAACTTGACTGAAGCGGCTGCAAAAACAAACTCATCTTTAAAATCTAACCAAGGTAGTAAAACTTTATCTAGATACTTTGGAAAACCATAAAAATTACATAGTATTCCAAATTTCATCAAGATTCTTTAATTCTTGAAGCCCAAACGCATTTCTCGAATACTTCTTGCATGAATGGTTTTAAATTATTATAATTACAACAATCAGCTATGTCCGCTTCTTTAGTTTCCCACCAAGCCCAAATATTCTTATTCTTTTGAAATACTTCATGATCTTTATGATAATCATGAGCTAGAATGATATCTCCTTTTTTAAGATATTTAGCAAAAGTATTAAATTCTTTTACCTTATTGCCGCCATCACAAAATAGTAAAGTAGTTCCTTCTCTTTGTATCAGATTCTTAACTTCATTTTCAATAGAGAATATGTCTTTGATAAACCATTTAATTTTCGTTCCTTTTAGGTTTTGATCAAAGTTTCTATTTACAATATCGTAGCAATATATCTCTGCTTGTTCGGAGATTTTTGAGTCATGCAATACTAGAGAGAATCCGCCATTATTCATGCCAATCTCTATTATTGTTTTTGGCAATTTATCTTGGTTTTTTAATTCAAGATATAGTTTATCTAAAGCTTCTATGACATCTATTCTTTGTTCTAGCCTGATATCCTTATAAGAGAACATCATATTATTAGAGTCCATTCTTACATTTTGCATCATATGCTTATATCATAACCTAAATATAAAATTTTTTCAATAATTAAAATTTATTAATTTAAAGTAATTTATACTCTTGGCGTTATCATGTAGTGGCATTAAACTAAATAAAAGGGTATTAGTTATCATCTTAATATTATATAAAATCTTATCATTGTATTTATTTGATATAAAATTATTGAATATGTTTATAAATTCTTGTTGATATTCTAGATTGATATTTTTATCTAAAAGAATATAATCATAACCAATGATAGATTGAAATACCTTGGCATAATCATAGAATATATCGCCATATATAGAGAGATCATTACCTAAGACACCACGCATATCAATAAAGTTTATTCTATTTTCTTTATTTATTATAATATTTGAAAATACAGGGTCGCCATGAATTACTCCTAATTTACCAAGATTTTTCTTTTCATAATCTAAAGAGAAATTTAATAGTTTTGTGTAGATCTCAAGGTGATTATCTAGATAAGAGTAATTATACTCTTTATATCTCTTTTGCATTTTATCTGCATAATTTTGATATATATTATGTTTTTTAGTTTTTTTATCTTTATATTTATGTATATCATCTAAAGTGTTCAATATGTCTGAAAGATTAGATTGAGTCAAGCTTGAGTTTACAAATAATTGCGAAGCAGTAATGCCTTGTATTTTTTCTATTTCAATAAAATTTGAGCCGTAATTAATTAGTTTAGGAAAATATTTATTTATTTTAGTTTTGTGAGCTTTTAAAAACTTATACCAATATATCTCTCCTTGAAGTTTAGGATCCTCTGATTTTTTAAGTATACTTGAACCAGTATCATCCACAGAATTAAAACTTCTGCTCTTTAGATTCTGTTGATAGAATCCTAGATTTTTATCTAAGCTTTGAAATGCATTAAAAGCAATATCATCTATATAAAAGTCTGCGTATGGTTTTCCAAAATAGATTTCATCATATGGAATATCAAATCTTTGTAAAGTATCAAATGTAATCTTTCCTATGTCTTGAATTACCGCTGATACATTTCCTTTATGAGTTCGCATCCTTCTAGCCGTATAAATTATAATAGTATGTCCTAAAGACTTAAGAAATTTAAGATATTGTATATTCTTTTTAATTGGTTCTACGGATGCATAATCATTAGGTATTTTTGGAAAAGTAACTAAGGTATTATCAAGATCAAAACATATTCTTTTTTTAATAATATTGTCTTTATTCCTTAAGCAGTATACTTCTAATTGCTCTGGAGTTCCCAAGCAATTAAAGTCTTTAATTTCTTTTGAGGAAATTTTAATATTATTTCTTAACATTAAATTATATATAGAAGATATATAGTACTCTTTAACTTTATTATCTAATGGTTCATTGATTAATAGTTCAGCAAATTTTTTGAGTAAACTTAATTTTTTAAAGCAATAAGCGCCAACATTTGCATTATCGGAGATCTTAACTTTTTCTTTGATTTCTATAACTTGATTATTTTTTATCTTTATGTATGAATATATAGGTTTATCTTTATAATCTTTAAAAAAGAAAATCAAATTATTGTTGATCTTTTTACATTCAGTAATGATATCTTCCTCATAGAAAGTATCACAATCTAAGCAGAGTGTTAAATTATCATCAAATAGATCTTTGGGTATTTGATTAATTCCAGATAATATCGTTTCTGCTGCGCCTCTTGTTTTAAAATCTATTCTGATAAAATAAATATTTAGATTTTTATTTTTAAATGTAACAATATCTTTGAAATTAAATTCATCTAGCTCTGAGTTGTAGAATATAAAAACTTTATCTTCCTCAGAGATATTCAATTTTTTTAATAGCAAATTAATAATTGAGTCACCTAGAGCATTAACTAAGGGCTTTGGATATAGATATCCAGCGGTTTTAAATCTTTCACCAAGACCTCCGATTGGAATAATAATATTCATTAGTGTTTGATACTATTACCACGATGAAACAAATGTCTAAGTTTATTGCATTCAAAGTCATGCTCATTTGTTATATCCAAATAATCCTTTGCATATTTCAATTGCATCATCTCTGGCGTTATATGGTTTTCTTTAAATGATTCTAGATTCTCATAGAAAAACTCAACTTGCTTTGCCCAAGTATAAAAGTCTTCTCTTTTAAATAGAAACAGTACATCCCACCAATAGTAGCCTCTTTTATTCTTAGAAAAGATATTTTTATCTATTTTATCCATCATTAGCATGTCATATCTAGTTAAAATAATCCAATCATATCTTACATTATTTGTTCTTTCATAATTCTCTAAGGCTTGCGAGACATTTTTTATACTATTAAAAGCAGAGTAGTATCCAAACAATCCAGAATATTTTTTATCTTTATCTGAAAGGTTATTATACTCAACAGAGTTTGTAGAGTAAATCTTATCTAAATTAAAGATTTTAGGTTCAAGAGGATCTGTATAGCTTAAATGTTTTGGATTATAGATAGATATAACATCTTGTACATCTTGAATACTAGTTCTATTGATATGATCTGTTTCTTGTTTACTCCAAGGCGCACCATAAAGCTGTTTTTCCGAGTGGCTCCACCAAAAATGACAAAATATATCTTTTATACCTAAAGGATTTATAAAAGTTTCAAAATGATTTTGAAAACAATATCTAAAGGTTCTTAATTGACCATAATAACACAAAGCAATATTCATCTCTATATCTTTTTATAACTGAATGTTACTCCCATGTCATCTTCTGATATATTATAAAACATTGTATTAAAGTCTAGCCAATTTTCTGTATTAACATGAGGATACATTCCGTAATGTTTCTGTGGAACAAATTCATGTCTCATAAAGTCTTGATAAGAAATTCTATACTTTGGAAAATCATTATGCTGATCTGTAATAACGATTTTCTTAATTATATTTGGATAGCAGTTAGCTATTGCCATCGGTCCAGAATTAACGCCAATAAATATAAAGGAATCTCTAACTATTTGAACCAATTCATCTAATGATGATCCTCTCTTATCAATTACTCCTGCATCTGTATCAGAGCCTTTGCCTATTTGGATAATATCAAAGTCTTTGTATGTATTTTTTATTTGTTCAACAATAAAACTTGGAATTTCTCCAGCCGTTGAATTTCCAGGCCCAACATTCAATGCTATTGATTTATAGTTTAATTTTTGTAAATGATTATCGTATAGATTAAAATGTCTAAGATAACAAGTTAATCCTAACCTTTGACAATGTTTATCTGGTCTTCCTGAATACTGTACTCCATACAGCTTTTTTGCTTCTTCTTCTGGGTATGAAAAGAGTCGGTCTAAAACTAAGATCTTATCTGGTACTTCGTCTTGAATAACATATGGATTATTCTGTAAAAACCAATATTTATAAGGATTATAAAGTTTAATACCAAAATTTTTATATAGATTCTCTGGAAAATGGGTGTACTGAATCTTATCTCCTAAACCGCACCCTTCTATCATAACGCCGACTTTATTATTGAATATAAAGTCTTTAAAATCTTTTTGATAATTATTCATATAGTTTTCCAAAGTGGTAAATTTGTAGGAATTAAACCATCTTGATGTAGATCATTTTTATTTAGAGAATGAGTATTTGAGTCTCCTCCTGTGGCTTTTTCCCAAAATGATTTCCAAAAGACATTTCTTTTTACTCTATCATCGAAATTCGTATAACCTAAATGATAAACAAAAGGATTATTATCTTTGATATAATCATAAGGATTTTTATAATTTGTAGCTTGAACTATATTAAGAGTTGGAACTAATTGGCTGTCTTTATCTATTAGTTCGTCAGTACTAGTCTTATTATAATCTGGTCTACCATTATCTTTTATACCAAAGTTTACCGCGCCGCGATATAAACCTTTTTTATGTATATACCATTTAAAACTTATGTCTTTATAATGATAAAAATCTCCATAAAGATTAATAACTGGCACAAATAAAGCTTGAACCATGTTTATTTTTAGAAATTGTTCTGAAACTTTGATTAAGGTATCTTTATTGCCACCAAATCTTTCATCTAAGTCTTGTAGCATACATATATCGCCAGTACAAGCTTGAAGAGCGGAGTTTACTATTTTACCATAACAAAATGGATCATCATAACTAAAACTTGTATCTACAATTTTTACATTGAGATTATTGTCTTTTACATATTGGCTAACTACCTCAAGAGAATTATCTTCGCTTTTATTTATAGCTAGACAAACTTCATCTGCGTAATATAAAAAGTTCTTAATTGCATCTTGATAATTAAAATTGTTTTTAACAATATTAAAAGCTGTCGAATATATACTTATTTTCATTTAAATTCCCCACATCTTTGTAATTTCTTCTACAGAAAGATTCTTAATAAAGTATAAATAATATCTTTGTAAGATTGGCTCTTTGTTAAACATGCTCAAGAAAATATTATCGCTTTTCCAATCGTCTGTCATAAGAAAATTATGAAGGCTTTCTATGCTAAATTCTAAGTTATATTTTAATCTAGAATATTCTCTTATATTTACTCTATTAGCCTCAAGTTCTTGGAATTCCTTTATATTATTTTCTCTTCCTAAAAGCAAGTGATTTGACCGACCATATACCCAATAATATTTTAAATGATGCTTGTACCAATCTGGTCTTGTTCTGCCTTCTATTCTTGTATTCCAAGTTATTTCTTTATTTTCATCTGTATGAGCAAAATATTTTGCTAAATCAACTCTATTATCTCTAGCATTTACTATTCCCCAATGTGGATTTCCTTGAAAATACATATCATCGTAATACTTAAATAGAAATCCTTTACCTAGCCACCAGCATGAAGATATTTGATTCTTCTCTAAATCTTTTATAAAAGGTTTGATATCCGAAGTGAAGGAAGGATTAAGCCTCTCCTCATCGTCTCGCAATAGAAACCAATCGCCGTTTTTCATTCCTCCTTGGCGAAGAATTTCATTATTTTGAAAATCAAAATCGTTAGTCCATTTTCTATGTATAATATTTCCTTGACCTTTTCTTTGCTCTAAAAGCTCTCTTGTCCCATCTGTTGATCCACCATCAACAAATATAAGTCCATCAAAGTGATTAAATATATCCTTTGTAAGCTCGTCTATTTTTTGTTTCTTATCTTGGGTTATTCCACATAAGTATACTTTCATTTATTGAACTCCTCAATTATTTGTTCTAATTCATTCTTGCAGTGATATTTGTTCTTATAAAAATTAAAAATCTCTTCTCTGTTTATATCCATAGCTTTTTGTTTTAAAGTAGGTAAATCTTCTAAAGATTTCAAAGTCAAATCAAAAAATTTAGCATTATTCGTCACACCGCCTTGATCTTCATCTAAAGTTAGAACTGGCGTACCTCTTGAGAATGACTCTAAAGTAACAATATTACATGATTCTATTAATCTAGTAAATTGACATAAAGCTATAGCTTTTGAAAAGACTTTATTTTTATCTTCATCATTTAAGCCTAAATTGAACGATAAGTTTTTAATATTTAAATTTTTTATAAAATTCTCTAGATTTTCACTATTCCATTTTGATCCATATGCTACAAAATTTTCATTTGGATACAATTGAGCTAGTTTAATAAATATATCTAAACCTTTTGGTTGAAGCCCCCAACCAAGACTAGCGCACCATAAGAAATATTCCTTAGTTTGATCTTCTTTATTAAGATAAAACTCTTCCTCCCCAAGTCCGTGCGGAATTACGCATGTCTCTTCCTCTTTATAAAAACCATTATAAGATATCTTCTGATTTAAAGATAAAAATCTATTTTTAATATTTTTTGATGAATATATCTGCTTTTGTGGTCTAGAGCCTTTAGCCATGCCTCCACAATTAGCATTTATTACTTTGATATTATTTTGATCTAAGACTTTTAAAGCTTCCTCATGTAAATTATATGATATAATATGTTTAGATGTATCTAAAAAGTTTATAGAATGCTCTGTAAATTGTTTTAAATCTTCAAATGGTATTAATATATAATCTTCTATATCTTTTAAAGGTTTTTGAGATATAATCTTTAAATTAATTTTATTGCTTCTACAATGTTTTATGAAAGCTTCTATGCGCTTCTCTATTCCTCCAGCTAGGTGAGAAGGAAATATCTCATGAGTATTTAAAAGGGTTATATTCAATCTATAATAATAGTAATATTATATTATAGATAAGTCAAGTAAATTAAGCTAAATTATGTTCTTTTTTAGTTTTTTCTGGAATAGCGGCTACAAACTCTGGACCTTTACTTTTAGCTTTATTGTATAATTTTTTAATAAAAGTATCATATGTCATATTACCAGACATACGGCCATAATTACTAATAGCGTCTCTTACATCTTGTGGGCTAACAATTGGAAAGCTACGGTTTTCTGGAAAAAGAAAATCACTATCTTTTAATTCACTTCTTGTTTTACCTTTATATGTTTTTTGATAGGCTTCTGTCTCTGAAATATCAACCTCAAGAATTTCTTGTTTATTGGAATTATTTTGTGTGTTTAAATCTGGATTTTTGATATCTAATTCAATCTCTGCTTTAGCTTTTTTTTGAGGTCCGCGGTAGGTATTTAAACAAATTGCAACCTTTTGTTTTTGTGGATATTTTTCATCTTTCATGAATTCCATGCATCGACCCATGTAATCGCCCTCTTTTTCATTCTTTTTCTTTTGAGGGATAGGCATATATAGTATATACACATAAAATTATTTAAACTAGAAATGTGTCATTTTGTCCATGATGAGTTAAATTATAATCTAAATGTAAGGCTCCATCCTTGGACGTAAGTGTAATACTTTTATATGACACTCTCTTCTTGGTTAATCTGTGGTGCGGTTTTAATTTATGTACTTTATTTAAAAGAGAGAATTAAATAAAATTATTTTAATTTAGATCTTTTGCCGCCAAGTTTTAATTGTTTTCTTAGATTAATAATCCTGCGTTGCTGTGGAGATATACTAGGAGTTGGTGATCCTCCAGATGATACAGTTGGCGCAGGTAAATAAGTAGAACCACCCCAAGGGCCACTTACCGTAGAGAAAATTAATCCAATAGGGCAATCTGGTAGTGAACTTGTAGCTGTAATATATGTTTCATATATGATTTGTATACCAAAAAAAGGTATGTTATCTACTATTACCCAAGCCGCAGCAATACCCGGAGGATTATAGTTGTTTGACACGCCTATATAGGGCTGTGAATTCATATTTCCATCTTTGGTAAATCTTGTAAATAGCACGCCATTTACTGTTTCAGTACCAGCAGACACATATGTACCATTTGCACTGGCGAGTCCTGCTCCAGCTACTATAACAGTAGTTTGATTACATGTTGCCATATAGAATATTTACACCTTATTTATCAAGATAATCTTTAATGTCTTTTATTAATTGTCTTCTTTTTCTGCGCTCTAAAGCGGTAACATAAAGAGCTAAAGAGATCGGAAAAAAGATCCTAAGAAAAAATCCCAAATGGTGCTCTTTAGTAAGAAGATCAAAATGATTAAGGTAAAGATCGCTGAGTCCGTAAATTGTAAACAAAATAGCTGGAATAAAAACAATAAAAAAGAACTTCTCGTAATGCTCAAGATTATTCCACCAATCCTTTAATTTTTTGATAGTATCCAACATACAAAGAAGATTACAGCAAGAACCGAAAACCAGAAGATATTTCTTTTCTTATTTTGTCTTTTATGGTACTTCCAAAATTCAGCTATAAATTGTTCAGTATTATTACAAGATGGCGCTATTAATTTAACATCTCTTATTAATTTAGTTACTCTCTTATCCATGCTTTAGTTCTTTCTGCATCATCATCTATTAATATACTATTAAAAACTATGGCTTTGTATTTTTCTTCTATCCATTTGGTGATTCTTATTTGATACTCTGCTCTATTACCCGCAAGACCAACTGGCATTGTGCCATAATTACTATCATAAACCCAAAGCATACCTTTATGTTCGAAAACGCAAATTGCATGTCCTCTATGCTGAGGTATAGATACTTTATACTCTATTAAAGTCTTATCAAAAATAACTGAAACATTATTTAATTCATCTGTATAATGAAATTGAAAAGCAAAAATTTGAGCCCATGTATTTTCTTGAGATAATAGATAGTTAGCGTTAGATGCGAAGACAACGGAATCAATAAAACAAGAATTAGGCAATTTTGATATGCTATGATTTTTTGCTAAATTAAATCCTATATTAAGAGAATAATAAGCTATTGCCCCATTTATTAAAAGCACTAATGTTAATTTGCTTTTCCATCCAAACCAAGCAAAGAATCTTTTGATATTCACCTTCTCCTATAGATTACACACAGGAGATTATGTTCAATTTATTTTTTATTTCTATAATCTTGAAGACAAGATTGAAATTTAGCTTTATCGTCGCCTTGCTTTGTTGGAATACATTGTTTTAAGAAATCATTAAATTTTTGACCTTCAGTTACCATCATGCCTTTGTACTCTTCATCATCTTCCATATTATATTTCTCTTCTTTTTCATCGTCTTCCTTATCGCTTTCGTCTTCTATTTCGTCTTCTGAAGCTTTACTTTTACAATGTTGTTTTTGACTAAAACCTTTTGGATTGTTACAATCTATACTTCTTTTATATTTCATGCTCCATTTGGCTTCTATTTTTTCTAATTGAATTTCTGTTTTGCCTAAAATATCACCTTTTTTCCAAGTCATTCCTTCGTTTGTGCATTCATAAACTATTGCATATCCTATGTCTTCTAGAATTCCTTGAGATTGACCCTCGACGCGAATACCAAGATCTAAAATTTCTTTAACTACTCCTTCGCTGCCATAGTGCTTGCAACTAGGATTAATATTTTTTACTTTGTCGCCAACTTTAAACATTGTAGAGGCTTCCGATTCTTCCATTTCATTCTCTTCCATCTCCTCATCTTCTTTATTAAACATTACATAATTATGAATAGTAATCATATAATCTTCAGCAAGAATTGCCATTTGTTGCAAAAATGGTTCTGTAAGATTTTCTTTTACCATTGGATCATTTAGTTTATCTATTACATTTTTTGAATGTTGGTATATAGAATTAATTGAACCAACTATCATTCCATAAAAATCTTCTTTATAATCTTCGAATTCATCTTCAACATCTTCTACTTCCTCGACTTGGGCCAATGTTTTATCTTCTAGAAATATAATTTGATCAAATTCTGTTTCGCCATCCCATTCGTATTCTTCGTTTAAATAATCACTAGCTTGGGCTTTTTTAATAGCTTCTTGGGTTGGACGATCTTTAGAGCCTTCTGGTGCTGGACGATAATTTTTACCCATTCTTTTCTTTTTTTGTTGTATATTGTACCAAAGACCTTTACCTTTGGCTTGGACTTCTGCTTCTAAGGTAATCTCTTCTTCGCTACCTTTTGTATAATCTGTAACTGATTTTTTAGCTTCCCACATCTTGCAAGACCAATATCTTGCTTTCCATTTTGGTCCACGATTGTCATCGCAAGAATGACGAGAACGAAATGCTTTACGGCGAGCTGGATTATTTCTTTTAATAGACATATTTGGATCGCCAAACTTGACCATCACAATATTACCTTTATCATTCTTTACATAAACACCAAACTTCTTTTTGCTCCCTTTGGGAAGGCGGAATGGTTTATTAAGTGGAGCTTTGCCTTTTTTGGCTGCTTTTAATTGATCTGTAAAGTCTATTTCCATATCTTTTATGTATTACACTAATTTATATCTATTAATTCACCATTTTCCCAAGTAGGATTGCCTCGTGGATTAAGTCCTAAATAATAGAGAATCTTGTAAACTTTTTTTGCTATTAATTTCTTATCTCCATTTTTAGCTCCCCAGATATGAATATATCCATTTTCTTCAGATTTTGATTCGAACTCTAATTCGCTACTATATAAATAAGTTATCTTTTTGTTCTCATAATCCGCCATAAGTGTCATAAAATATTGTTCATATAAAACAGAAGGTTGCCAACTATATTCAAATATTGTTTCTCGAATATATTTTAAATTAGCTAAATCTAGGGCAAGATTAACTGATTCATCTGAATATTTTTTTATAAAATCAAAATCATTTCCACCAAATATACCCATATTTGCAGCATTTTTTATTCTACTATTAGCCATAAAACCTAGATTGGGTAATTCTAAGTGAAATTTATCTAAACCATAAAGATTATTAATTTCTCGTTCTAAATGTTGAGCTATAATTTTACTATTATGTATATCTTCGTTCAGTTTCTTTGTAAGGAAAACGTCGTGATCTATATGAATAAATGGTTCCTTTTTTTCCGCAATCAAACCATAAGCTCTAATTTTTCCAAGTCCCCAAATCACTCCAACATATTTAGGCAAGTCTTCTAGAGAAGTATCTACTTTATCAAATTTAATATCTTTTAAGAATTCTGCTCCATATTTATCAGTAATTAAATTTACATTTTCATAATTCTTTTTTAAATAGTAGGCAGAGAGTTTATATAAGTTATAATCAAAATAATCTTTTTTATGATATCCTGGACTCCAACATGAAAGATAAGTTTTCAATTTTTATTCAAAATGGCGGACTGCATATTTTGGACTAATTAATCTATACTTATTACCAGTAATAATTTTGCCAGATGGGTAATCTGCAAAATCGCTATCACCGAAACTATTTTGATATTTTTTAAGATTAAAATCATTAGTAATTCCAGCAAAAATCCAAGTGCTGTTAAATGTGATTTGCCTAACTCCTGTATCTCTAAGAATCCAAGAAGGAGCAGCGCCATTTAATGTATTATTTAATGTATTACTACAATAAAGATTACCAGAATTATCTAAAATATAAATTACTGCGCCTAATGGATATGTATTATTATAAAGAACGATATTATTAATATTCTCTTTTGTTAATGAATTTGGGATTTCGTGTTGATGCCTTCCGCCGAGAATATATTGAATTTCAATTTTACTATCTTGTTTTAAGATAACTGGATTGTTGGGATTATCTCCAAACATATTGTATGCTCCAGTGGCATATAGAGTATATTCATCATATGTTTGATTAATTGCTGTCAATGTACTAAGTGTGTTATAATTATCAAATTTTACTGGACTAGAAGAAGCATTTGCTTGAATTTTATAAATTTTACCGTCGTTATATATTTCATAATAATAAGGATATGGTCCGCTTAAAAGTTTCTTAGGGACTCTACTAGATTTATAATTTGCTGTATAAAAATAAAATCCAGTTTGATCGTTATATTTTTGAATTGCTGCTATCCCTGCGTCATCTTCATTATGAGTTTCTGCAACAGAAATAAAATCTGGGATAGTGGATGTTCCGCCTCCTCCTAAATTATAATCTCTAGCTAAATATATTCGAGTACTAGAATTAATACTATACTGTTGTGGTCGTAAATATGCTGGGTTTAGAACAGAATAATTTTCACCTTGTTCAGTTATTCCACTTGGTGGGAAAATAATAAAATAATTGTTCCCTCCAAAATTAACTATATTTTGAATTTCTGTTGAAATTAATGGTCTATTCATTGTTGTCTTTAATAAATAATTACCATATGGTTCAAATCTATCTTCAGCATAATCCCAAATTATTTTATCTGCATCTTCTGTTATATAATCAAGAACATTTATTCCTACTGCTCCACCTGATCCACCGCTAGATCCGCTACCTGATCCACCACCAGAACTTTCTGTCGAATCTGCATTTTGTATTTTTAATTCTATTGGTGTCTTATATAAAATATCTGCTCGATACCATTTTTTAGTTGGAATAAAACTAGTTCCAGTATAGTTATTATAATACATGATGTCATTCTCTGCATCATAAAGACACCAGATGTCATTTCTTTTGTATTTAATCCAATTTGTTCTAAATTTTCCACTTAGATCATTTCCATTCTCATCTTTAATAAATGAAGCGGGATAGTACCCTCTTGAATCTGATGTATTTGAAAGTTGTGAAGAATCAGATAAATAATTAGCGCTTTCTTCGCCTTTAAATATAACAAATTTATTGCCAAAATATCCTCCTAAGCCTTGTCCATAAATAAATCTAACACTAGTATGTGTTCCGCCACTGCTTGATGTGTTTATTGTAACAAAATTATATTTAGTAGAGCTAATGAAAGATATTGCTTTACCATTTGTAATGCTAAAACCCGAGTCATCATATATATTTATTAAATTATAATCTTCTTCTGATTCTGCAATTAAAGATGCTTCGATTTTTTGTTCAATTTTTTTTACAACAACAATATTTACTTTTTGTTCTGATCTTTTAACTTTATTTTCTATTTTTTTTGTTTTTAATTCTATTCTCTGCGTTTTTTCTGTTATGACTTGAGCATTAGTTACTGGATCTGATTGTAGATTAGTTTTTTCTGCTGTTAAAGCAGTAACTTCTGCAAGAATATTTTTAATTTCAGTTACTTTTGAAACTATTCTACTAACAAACGATCTTTTACTAGCGCGAGCCATGTTCTGGCTCCATTAACTTCTTTCCCAGCTAATATAGTTTGGGGTTGCGCCAGAAACACTAACTACGCCAGTATAAGCTTGGTCAGAAAGACTTCCGCCATCACCAGCATTAGAAGCTGTGTTTGCGGCTAATACAAAATTAAATGAAGAACTACTTGCATTTGTTCCATATTTTACATAAAGAACACCAGTAGCAAGATTTTGAACAAACAATTCTAAGCGATTTTCATTAGCAAGTAAAATTGCACCATTTGAACCGCTTGCTGTACTATTAGATATTGAAGAACTCTGGATAGGAGAAGTTGAAACATTATCAAGATTTTTATCTAAGTTCGCTTGATAAACTGTTATTCCAGAAGGAATATTTGCTCCTGTAACAAAAATATTAGATAGTAAGCCTTCGATTCCATCGATCTTGCTAAAATCAAGAGCTTGAAATCCAGTAATATCGCTATTGTATACTAAACTAATTCTTTTCTCTGTAACGTCTGTAGAAGTAATATTTGACATAGCATCTAATATTACACTTTAAAAATTAAAAATATTAAAAAATTATCTAGTTTCTCGCCATTGTAAGCTTGCAAAAGTATTGCTTGAATTAGTTCCAATTCCAGATCCAACTATAACAAAAACATTACTATTTGTGCTATCAATATTTTGACTAATATAACCTCTTTTTGCGCTTGATAAAGTTTGTATTTGAGATTGAGAACTAAATTTTCCTGCCCCTTGACCTCCAGCAATACAATATCCAGCATCTATTAACATACCACTACTTAAATTAACACTTGTTGCACTAATATTATATTGAACAACGCTTTCATCGTTTACGCTTACCCAAGTTCCGCCAACTATTTGACCAGTACTTGGAATTCTCCAAAGTTCATAAGTTACTGCATCTACAGCTGTATAAATATTAGCCATGTTTGGTCTAACAACGCTTCGGTTTGGTTTACCATAATATCCAGTCTTTAGTGCTATTGCGATTAGTGGAAGTTGGCTAGTTGTGGCTACTGATCTTGCTGTAAGATTTCTTGCTGCAAAATCTACTCCTGCTTCACTGTATCCACCTTCACTCATTACTGTAGCGCAAATTTGATCCATAGTATCTGTTCCAACTGCTACAGCGTAATTTCTAATTTCACATCTAACTGGAAGATTTGGGTTACTCCAATAAACGGTTGGTTTGTTATTGCTATTATAAAATTCATGAGCAATTACTGATTCACCATCATGTATAAAACCAGCTCGTAGTCTTCCTACCCCTAACCATTGAAAATCTGCAGTAAATAATTGTGTTTTTGTTCGATCTAAATTAAATTGAGAAATTCCACTTCCATTACATTTATCAATATTCCAATTATTTTGAGTAATTCTTTGATCATATACAGTACCAGAAACATTATTTCTTAAAACAAAAGATAAAGTACCATCTCCACTTTGTTCAAAAAATATACCATTATAATCATCAAAAAGACCAATCCTTTTATTTGTGCCAGCTCTATATCCTGTAAAATTAAAACTTTGAAAAGTCAATTGACTTTTTCCTGGCATGTAGTGATGATACATTCTGCTTTGGTGAATTGTAAAATCATTAGCTCCAGTTCCAACTTGTAGTATTGCTTTTGCTTGATCGATATTAAATGTTATATTAGAATTTGTACCACTAGTTTTAGTTAATAATTCTGTTTCTTCTCCATAAACGTGAGAATAATCTGCAAGAGTAAATGGATTTGATATTCTTTGGCGACCAAATGCATCTATTTGAGCAGATTGTGCTGAAAAATTAGTTACATTAACATCAACTGGATTGATTACAGATAAATTTCCAGTTACATTTTGAATCGCTGGAAAGTTTACAACAGATACATTTCCAGTAATGTTACCAGTTACATTTTGAATTGCTGGGAAATTATTTACTAAAATTCCAGTTACTCCAGAAACTGTTGCAACATAAAGTGGGTCTGCTGGATGATTATGTACGTCTACTGTGTCTGCTACTGTTAAACTACCACCAGTTACATTAACTTGTACTGTACTAACTCCAGTTAGATGAACTTCTATTCCTCCTCTTAAAAGAGATTCAATATCATCTAATTTACTAAAATCTAATGGTTGATAATATCCGCTTTCGCTGTTATATACAAATGATATTCTTTTTTCTGTTGAATCTTGGGTATTAAAAAAATTATTATCCATTGAAGTGTATTACACCTCTATGTGCAGAATAAGTAATTTATTAATTAATTAAACTCTTTCCCAAGCTATAAAACTTGGAGAGTTTGTATTACCAGTTGTAGTAACTATTCCAGTATAACTTTCATCTCTATATACTAGATTATTACCGCTAAGTAGAACATTAAAGGATGTTAATGTTGGAGAAGAGCCTAATTTAACATATACAGCTGGGGCTCCTAAATTTTGAATATAAAATTCTTTTCTGCTAGAATTAGCTGCGATTGCTGTACCATGAACAGAAGCTGGGGTATAATTAGATGCTGAACTTGTTTTTGCTGGTGTGCTAGTTACTGAATCAGTAATAGAATTCAAATCAAATTGATTAACATTTATAGATCCGCTTAGTACAGCTTGTCTTACGTCGTACATGTAAGATTCAATTTCATTGATCTTACCAAAATCAAAAGCTACTCCTGTTGTTTGTGCATCGCTATCATTTACTAAAATATTAGCTAAATCTTGATAACGATTTGGATCATTTCTATCTATTGTATTTGATGTTACACCCATGTTAATTTCCTTTGTTTCAAGTTATTACACCTAAAAAAGTTTAATTTGAATAAAAATGAGCCAGAAATCGGATTCGAACCGATGACCTGCGGTTTACAAAACCGCTGCACTACCGCTGTGCTATTCTGGCCTATTTATTATTATTATATTATTTTTTTACTTTTTCAATTATATCTTGCTCTTTTACCCATTGAACATAAACTAAATTAACAAACACTTCATATCTAATACTATAATCCCAATTCAAATTTGCTTGTCTTATATTAATTATTTCACCAACTGCTATTTCATTATTATAAATACAAATATATTTTACTTTATCTCCAACCTTGTATTTAGGATTGCTCATAAGCCTAATAAGAATTTAGCTATGCCAAATATAATAATGCCGATAATAATAGTATATATGTATTCTGCGCCGTCTTTCATTTACTTATTAATTTACACTTTTTTTAACTTGGACGCGGAGAGAATTGAACTCTCGTCTTTTAGAGAATTTAAATTAAAATACTACAAGTTTATTTCTTTTTATTTTTAGCTTTATATAGAAAAAGAACAAACATACTCAGCGATTTTATTTTGAATACTAAACCTATAAAGAATAAAAAAACTTTATAAGAGAAGACATCTAATTACGCAATTATCCATTAGATGTGTCATGGTAATCACGCTGTAGAACTTAGGCTACAGAAGCGGTCTCCTCAACTAGAGAGACTCTAGCAGAGATATGACCTTTGTATTTAGCTGTTTTGGCAGTTAATACTTTTAAGGCTTTTTAAAGAGACCCACCTAAACCTCTACCTGCATTTTAATTTCGATTCCTAAAATCGAAACCAGTACGCGCCCAATGAGAAAGAACTTGTGTTATTTTACACATTATAAGGCTTTTAAAAGTTTTTCGCAATCTTTTTTATAAACAAAATTAAATTTAATTCTTGCACCATTTATATCTGAAATTAATTGAGGTATTGCAATACAAGGATACTCATTAGGTTCGTCATAAATATTACCATTATCTATATTATAATGCTTAACACATTTTTGAGAGTAAACCGACCATCTAGCTTTATTCTTTATTATTTCCATTTTACATATTATAAAAAAAATTTGACAAAAAAGCAAATGTATTCTACTATAATTAGACATAGCTTCCAATTAGAGCAGTTTGTTGATGTCAAATAATCAACTATCAATCCTTGAGATAGCAACGTCCCAAGGGCTGACGACTATTAAAACCTTCTTTTGTACATTATATGGCTTTTGAAGGAAATGTAGCTATAGGCATCGCAGAATGTAGTGGTTGAAGCTACCTCTGACCCATAAGTGCGATGGCCCGTTTATCGCTGAGATCGTGATAAATTTGGAGTCAAAAGAAAAGTTGGATTGATAATACTTAACTTCAGATATATAAAATCTGGAGGTAAAGCCCTTTTGGATATCAAAGAAAAGTTAAATAATTAAGAGTATCGTATTAATACCAAACTTCATTATGTATTATTCTTAATACTTTAATCCAATCTTTTAAGTGATAAGATATCTCTTCTTTTTCTGAATTCTCAAATCCATTTTTTGCTATATTATAATAAATATTTTCTGAAGGATAGCATCTTCTCGTTTTATGCAAACTTTTATAGAAAAAACCAAGAAATACTAATACTGACTTTGCAGTATCTTCATTTTGCTCTAATGTAAAAAAATATTTATTCTGTAATGGATATTCTATTAAATCATAAAATTTAGTTCCGACTGTTTCGGATACGTATTCTTTTTCTTCAAATGAATAATTTAAATTTTTACTATATTTTATAATTGTTAACTCTGCAAAAACTGGGAAACTAATATCTGTAATTCCATCTATATCCTCTTCAGATACTTTATCTAAAATTTCTGGAAGACAATCTGGATCTTGTAAAAGTAGAAAGGTTTTTTCTGGTGATAACCCTAATTTCTTTGCAAAAAAATCTATATCTCTTTCAGAAACCGTCACATTAACTATTACAGTTAATTTTTATTTTTTATTCATCAAATATTGTTGAATTGTTTCAAAATTACGATCAAGTTTAGCTTCTATTCTATCAAAATAAGCCTCAAATGATTCTTTAGTTACATAAGTTGTGCTAACTTTTAAAGCTAAATCTGCTATTTCTTGTTGATGTTTACGACTCTCTAATTCTACTTCTTTTCTTAAAGCTATAAAATCACTAAAAGTTTTATCATTTAAATCTTTAATAAGCTTTTCTTGGCGATCAGATATAGAAAATACTCTAGTAAAAAGCCATCCGCCTAAGAATGATAAGGCTCCTATAACAAGATTAAATACTGTTGTAATATCTAAATTCACACATATATTTACACTTATAGATTATGTTTTTTATATAAATTATGGTAAAGTTGCGTTATTATCGCTTGGAGTATTAGATAGCTCTATAGCCATAGCATGAGAAGGCAAAAGCTTCCTATAATGATTTAAAACATGCTGATAATACTTACATTCTACTTGTCCAGCTAGTCTATTTAGTATAGCTTCGCACTCTTTAATTGTAAGTTGGTTTACTTTCTTTTTCTTTTTAATTTCGCTCACACTATATAATACACTTTTGTATTATATTATAGCTTCATATCTCCAAAATCATCATCAGATATATCAGTTTTTCTTGCACCAATCTTGTAAGTTGAAATTTCTGTTTCTTGTGGAGCTACTTGCACTTTACTACTATCAAGATAGCTATCCAACCAACCAGCAATAGGGTTATCTTTTTGATTAAAAATTTTCTTATATCCTAATGATCGCAAACGAGCATCACATAACCATTTAGAATAACCACCAAGAACCTCTGCATTTAGACCTAGTAAAGAACCTTTACTAAAAAGATATTCTGCCCATTCGATTTCATTTTTAGCGGCTTGTTCGTAGAAGGCATATACTTTGTCTTCACTTTTCTTCGCAATAGATGTAAAACCTTCCTTATCTTCTTCTTTAAGAATTTTAAGTAGATTTTGAGTCGTAGCAAAATGAAGAGCTTCATCTCTTTGAATAAACTTAATAATCTTAGCGTTGCCTTCCATTTTACCACGATATCCAAAATAAAAAGAACAGGCGAATGAAACATAAAATACAAGACCTTCCATAACATTAACCGAAAGAATACAATCAAATATCTTTTGTTTTAAATCTTTTTTATCATCATCACCAAGTATTTTATCAAAATTATTTCTAATCAATTCTGCACGAGATACAATTTCTTTATCTTCCATAATACTATCAAAGAATTTACTTGCATCTGGATGAACATTATTAAGAAGATAAGAATAAGAATAACTATGTATTCCTTCAAATCTTTGCCAAGTGTTCATGCATATTTCAAGTTCTGGATTACTTACATAATCTTTTAAGGAATGGATACTTCTTGAAAGCATGCTATCGCCAAGAGTTTGGAACTTTAGATTAGTATCAAATACAAATCTTTCTTGACCAGCTAACTCTTTATAATCACTACGATCCTTATTAAGGGCTATTTCATGAGGCCACCAGAAAAATTCTTCTTGCTTTTTAAATAACTCAAAAAAGATAGGATATTTAAAACGATCATATCTTTGAAGATTCAGATCTTCGCCAAAGAATAGTGGTTGTTTTGTATAGTCTATATTTTTTAAATTTAAAACGCTTTTCATAGGTTATAGTTTACACGCACCAGAAGAACAATCGCGATCCTCTTTTTGGTTCATTAGTTGTTCTTTATCACCATCATCTGTATTATTGTAGTAAAGACTTATTAATCCAAGAGAATACGCTTGCATAATTTCTTTCATTACTTTAGCATCTGGAAGAACATTGTTTTCATAATGAGAATAATTATAGTATACATTAGTTGATATAGCCATATCAATATATTTTTGAATAATTGCATTAATCTTTAACAAACCAGAATTATCTTTTAGATCATATGCTAATTCATAATTTTTATCATATTTACCAATTCCTGGAACTAATACTGGAAGTTTACCCATTTTGCTCATTTTATAAGTAATCAAACTACGAATTGGTTCTACGCCATTAGTAGAAGATTGAATTACAGAGCTACTTTCGCATGGCATACAAGAAGATAATGTAGAATGTCTTAGTCCAAATTCTTTTATATCTTTTCTTAGTTTTTCCCAATCAAGAGATAATTTTCTTTTACATAATTCATCTACTTTGTCTTTATATGTATCAATTGGTAAAATACCTTTAGAGTATTTTGTTCTGTCGAATTTTTCGCATTTACCTTTTTCTTTAGCAAGTTCCAAACTAGACTTCAAAAGGTAATATTGAAAATGCTCCATCCATTCGTCAAGAATTGGTAGGCTTTTATCAGATGCATATTTTAACTCATTCTTAGCAAGATAAGCGGCTAAGTTAGTTATACCTATTCCAAGACTGCGACGTTTTTTAGCAAAATTTTCAGCAGCAATATTAAAGTAATCTTGAATTTCAATGATTTCATCAAGAAATCTTACGATAAGATCGCAAGTCTTTTCAAGATCTTGCCAGTTTTTAATTTCTAGCATATTAACTGCCGAAAGAATACACATTCCGATTTCACCATTTTTATCATGATAGTCATTCAATGGAATAGTAGGATGAATAACTTCAGTACAAAGATTACTCATAGTTACTTTATCTAACCAAGCTCCATGATTATTCGCATGATCTATATTAAGAATATAAATTCTACCAGTCTCTACCCTTTCTTTAATAATTAAAGAGAATAATTTACGAGCTGAAACTTTCTTTTTAATTTTTAGCTTTTTAGTTTCACATTCTTTGTATACTTTATCGAAATCTTTTGTTCCCCAAGCTTCGTATAATTCTGGAACTTCAGCTGTATTAAATAGAGTAATTTCTTCATCTTTAAGAACTCTATCATAAAATAATTTACTCATTCCAACTGTATAATCTAGTTTACGAACACGATTATCATCTGTTCCTGCATTATTTTTTAATACTACGATATCTTCTATTTCATAGTGCCACCATTGAATATTACAAGTCGCGCTTCCACCTCTTAATCCATTTTGTTGCCAAGCTTTAACACTACTCTCATAGATTTTTAAAAAAGGAATTAATCCTGTATGAACAACTTCACCATTTTTAATTGGAGAACCAATAGCTCTAATTTTAGAGACATCAATTCCAATTCCGCATCTACTTGCAGTAGCCATACTGACAGCAGTAGCACTAGCTGTTATACTATCTCTACTATCATCCACACCAATTAGACAGCAACTTGCATAATTCTTGCTTGGAGTTCTTACTCCAGCCATTACAGGAGTTGGAAGATTAATTTTATGTTTACTTATTGCATCATAAAATTTACGAACATAATTTAATCTAGTTTCTATAGGATAATTTATAAAAGCATAAGCTGCAATTAATATATATGCAAATTGTGGAGTTTCATAAATTTTACCAGTCACACGGTCTTTGATAAGATACTTATCGCATAATTGTTTAACTCCTGCATATGTAAAATTATAATCTCTTTCATGATCAATGAATTCACCCATTTTATTTAATTCATCTTCATCATATTTTTCTAAGATGATTGGATCATATAATTTATTTTTTAAACCTTGATTAATAAACTCTAGTAATCTAGGAGCATGCTTGCCTTTCCAGACATCTTTTCGTAATTGATAATTTAAAAGTCTTCCAGCTACAAATTGATAATTTGGTTTTTCTACTGAAATTAAATTAGCAGAAGATTCAATTAGTAGTTTATGTATTTCTTTTGTGGAGATTCCTTCGTGAATATTTATCTTAGCATTTATTTCAATGTCTGTTAGACTTACATCATTTAAGTTTTCTATCGCCCACTTTATTACTTTGTGAATTTTATCTATGTTAAACTTTTCTGAACTACCATTTCTTTTTTTTACTTTTATATTCATAAGACTCGATGTGAGTGTGAATCTTATATTACATTGATTTTAGTTTATAAGAAAGAAAAAACTAAAAAGTTATAAACAATTTTAATCCAAATGACTTTTTGGGTGTACTTTACCTTTTCTTTTTTTAGACCAATCTTCGTAATACTTCTTTTTTACTGGATCTTGACCATAAGTTTTTGATCTTTTTTCTGATAACTCTTTGCTTTGATCCCAAAGATCTCCAACTGAACCTTTCTTGTTAGATGTAATTCTAGCGAAATCTTTTTCTGTAGAAGACTCGGTTAATTTATCAAATGTATTTACTTGAGGTACAGTAAATATTCTATTCCACTTAATTCCATCTTCTTCGTATTCATGGGTATCATGAATGCTTTGAAGTATTTCTTTAACTTTTCCAGTTTTAGGATTTTGGTATAAGTATACTGGCATATACTATTATACTGCAATTTTTAGGAAATTATTAATAAATTTTTCAGAAGAGAATTCATCTTGAAGTTTTAGTCCTTCTTGATTAATTTTATTTAATCTTACTTTTTCACACGCTAATTCGCAAGCATTAATAAAATCATTTGCATCAAAATCAAAAATATTTCCTTGATTGAATGGTGTACCTCTATGAAAGAACATATTATCATAAACTTCAATTTTTGCATTTGGTTTTACAAGAGTGCAGTTCTTTTCATTAGCCCATTCTTTATAAGCGTGAGCATTTAAGATTACTCCATGTTTTCCAATTGCTAATGATTGAAATTCTGGTAATCCCCATCCTTCTCCACCACTCATTCCAATTATAATATCTCCACTATTCAAGAAATCATTATAAAAACTATTCTTTTGCATATGAGTCAAGAAGGATATATTAAAGAAATTTTGTCCTTCTAATATTGACGCAAATAGTTGTTTATTATCTTCTTCTTTTAAGAATGGATTATAGATAGCACATTGTAAATGATATCTTCGGTCATTACCAAATCGTTTTAACCAATTTTGTATAACTTTCTTATGATGTTTTCTTTTCTCTAATTTACCTACAAGATTAAATACTATTCTATCATCATCAAAATATTTCTTATCTAATCTTTTGAAGTTATACTTATCAAAAGCTAATGGCAGATATTCTACATTAGAGCATCCATAATTCTTGAATACATCAATAGCATGTTTAGAACTAAAGACTAATTTATTTTGGTTCTTCGCAATATTAATTTCTTCTTTAGTTGGACTATCTAACTCATAGAAAGAAAATAAGATTCTATTATCAGATACAGACTCTAGTGAACCATTAAGATGCCAAAGCTTAAAGCAAGTATCCTTTCTATTTACTTTAGATAGATGATCACTAGACCTCTCTTTTATAAAATTTAAAAAATCATTCTCAATATCTTGAGAAGATAGATCAAAATTATTACCAATAGGTAATAAATTAAAATCTACTTTTTTATTAAAAAGTTCTCTAACTAATAGAGTTGATACTTGCCCAAAACTTACCGAATTAATCGGTACATTTAAAGTAAAACTCATAGAATGTCATCTTCGTCCTCTTGAACAACCTTCTTTTGAGTTACTGGCTTTTGTGCTACAGGCTTATTAGCATTTACTTTCTTATTCTCCAATGGCTTAGATACATACAATCTGTAGTCTGGAGCCTTTTCGTTTGTCTTTTTACTATTAGCAAAAACTACAACATCAATTCTCTGACCGTCATGATCATTAATATAACCAGACAAGAATGACATTCCAGTTTTGCTCTTCTTTTTCCATAGTGCGCCCAATTCATTATTATTTTTATTATTATTGTTTTCCATATTTTCTCCTATTTTTATATTATATCTGAGTTTAAATCTGCTGTCAATTTATTTTTTAGGAAAACTCTTCCCTTTTCATGCAGATTTATAACAGTTTGAGTACTTACTTTTAGTTTTTTACCAATTTTACTCCAAGGTGTAGGTTTAGCTCCTTGAAAATATCTTAATTTAAATATCTTCTGTATTCTATCATCTTTAATTCTTGAAAGAATAGAAAAGATTTGATCACTTTTTTCTTTTATCCTAGATAAATTATCATTAGACTTCATTTGATTTTTCTCTAAAAGAGATATAAGATTATCTTGATCCATATTTAATGTATTATTCTTTTTATTTATACAATTTAAACAATAATATCTAGCTTGATTACCAAGCCAAGTAGAGAATTTTACATTTTTACTTGGATCGAAAGACATTACAGATTTATATAATACAAAAAGTTTATCTGAACTAACATCATTAGCATTAACTCCAAAGTCAATTAAATGTTTGTAGTATTTCTTTACTATTTCATTATAAATGCCAGTATGTCTACTCTCTAATTCTCTAAGAGCATCATTATCATTTTCAAATTTGACTTTATTTATTAAGTCTATATCTTCTGTAAGTTTCATATATTTCCTCTATATTCTTATCGTATAAATTATACAGCATATCAATATTATTCTCTGTACACCATATTATTTTATAATCTGCAAGCTCAGAAAGTACTTTGTCATTCTTTGCTTCTTCTTCATTAGCAGGTAAAATTATTTTTCCATTTTTTACTCTAGAAACGTGAATCATAATTCCTTGCTTTTCTTTTTTTAGCCAGAAATATTCATCTTTCTCATATTCTTGATATCTTATATCGGTTATAATTGGTAAAAAATCTTTTTCATTTATTTTACTGTTTAATAATTCAATCCAATATCTACCTTGAGTCTGCATTCTTTTAGACTTACCATAAGCTACCATAATAGGTCTTATGAGTTCTTTCTCTTCTAAATTTGCAGTATATATATCAATATTAAATCTTTGAATAATAAAGTCTCTTAGATCATGCTTTAAATTATCAGCAAGAGCATATCTTTTAGTTTGTACATTTAATTGTTTTAATTTTTTTTCAATTAAATTATACAATGTGTCTTTTCCAGACCTAGCTACTCCTGTAATGCCTATCATCTATACTATAATAAAACAAAATATAATTAAAGTCAAGTTAAAACTTGACTTAAAAAAATAAAAAGTATATCATGTTTTGATGAGAATTTCTTTTGATGAGATGGCTGTAAAATTTGCAATCGCAGCATCAGAGAGATCAGAAGATCCATATAAAAAAGTTGGATGTGCAGTCTTAAATAAAGAGGGAAGAGTACTAAGCATAGGATATAATGGCTTAACAAGTAAAAAAGATACTTGTCCTCAATTTTGGGAAGACAGAGAACATAGAAGGAACTTCGTTATTCATGCAGAGACTAATGCTTTAGCTTGCATATCTAGATATGATAAACCATATTTGATAGCTACAAGTTTACTGCCTTGTAGTTCTTGTGCAATTAATATAGTTTCTCATAGTATTAAAAAAGTTATATATTTAGAAGATTATAAGAGAGATGAGAAGGCTATAGATATATTTAAATTTTATAATATAGATCTAATTAAATATAATATATAGATGTCTGATATATATTTTACATTTATAAATATTTTCCTACTTGTAGTATGGTTTAAGACAGAAGCGTTTATTGAATATAATAATATAATTAAGATATTTAAATCAATCTTTAAGGTAAAAGAGTATGATATGTTTAGGAAAGAGAATCCAGATATAGACTATAATACTTTTCTGCTAATAAGATATAATTCATTCTTTACTAGATTAATAAGTTGCCCAATATGCTTAAATACATGGTTTTGTATACTATCAATTCCATTTATACATAATATATTTAATATATTTTTGAATTTTTCAGTATCTCTTATATTATATTTTATAATAGGTATACTAATAAAGAAATATGATAACTAAAGAATTTAATATAAATACATTTAGTATTTTTATAAGAGATCATATAAAACCAGACAATCTTCTCAGTTTATTTAATGAAGTAGTTGCTTATTATGATGCTTCTCTTGGCGGATGCTCATGTTCAAGGAAAACTAGAGAAAACTATGCAGAATCAAAATTTATAAAAATAATAAATGAAGTACCTAATGAAGTATTTCCTCTAATAAAAACAATTATATCTACTGAAAATCCAGTCATTTTAGAATTTAAAAATAACTCTGGAGAAATATTTAAAAAAATTTAATTTTCAATTGACTTGCTTTTAAGTTTGTATTAGAATCTATAAATGGATTTTAAAGAAAGCTTAGGATACGATGACATCGCGCTTCTTCCAAATTTTTCAGATATTATTTCAAGAAAAGAAATATCTACGATAACAAAGATAAGCAAATCAAAATATATAGATATTCCAATTATTCTATCTCCAATGGATACTGTTTCTTCAGTTAAATCCTGCGTAAAAATGAATAAAGTAGGGGCCGCTGGAGTTTTGCATAGATTCATGTCTATTGAAGATCAATATACAAAAGCGAAAAAGATAAGGGATGAAAGCAACTTTTGCGTCACAGCTATTGGCTTAAAAGATAGTAAGGATAGATTAGAAAAACTTTCTTCAGTTACAGATATATTCTTTCTAGATACAGCTAATGGTCTTTCAATTCAAGTTGAAGATTTTTTGATTAATTATAAACAATCATCTTATAGTCAAGATATCATCGTAGGCAATACATTAACAAAACAAAGTGTTTATAGATTAGCTAATTTAAAAGCAGACGGATTTAGACATTTAATTGGGCCTGGAAGTATGTGTTTAACTCAAATGAAAACTGGAATTGGATGTCCAAGTGTTACTGGTTTGTATTACGGCTGGAAAGCTGTTCGAAATTATCAATTAGCAAATCTAGATTATTTTAGGCATGAAAATCCAAAAGAAGAAAATCGTCCTAGTGTTTTAGCTGATGGCGGAATTAGATATCCAAAAGATTTGGTTAAAGCAATTGCATCTGGAGCAGACGCAGTAATTTGTGGAAGAATTTTCGCTGGATTAGCTGATGTAATTGACGAAGAAAATATAATTGAAAAAGATGGAAAGAGATACGCAAAATATAGAGGTATGGCAAGCAAAGATGTTGTAGAAGATTACGATCTATATGATGGAACAAAAAAGAATTTGTTTGTAGAAGGAGATAATACTTTAATTCCATTGATTGAAAATAAATCTATAGAAGATGTTGTATATGACTTCGCCAATGGCTTAAGAAGCTCTATGAGCTATCTTGGATTCAGATCAATCGAGAGTATGCGCGGAGGACTATGGACAGATCTAATTAAAGCCGTTAGAGTTACAGCTAACAGTCAATATGAAGGATTTGCACATGGTAAATAATCTTATGAAAAATATTATAATTATAATTGCTACGATCTGGCTTACGATAAGTATATCAAAAGCTCAAACTACATATCAAAAGTATGACGGCGTTACGAGAGGGGCTGAATATCATATAGCTAAATCTCAGATAGAGTCAAATAAAAAGTTTGTTGAAATGTTAAAGAAGCAAAAAGAATCTTATTCTGTACTTGATAAAGATCAGTCAGTTACTAGATCAAGAATACAAGGAGTAATCTCAGCCAAGGAAAATGAAAGTTTCAGATTGAATCAAAAAGCATTTATGTTAATGGATGCTAACAAAATATCAGATGTAGATAGATACAATTCTGAATACAATCAATACAGGCCAACAGTACATAACAATGGAAGATAATCAACAAAATATTAATCAAGAAAATAATGATCAAATTAAACTCGATCATAGTCCTTACGCAAGAGCAACATTCTTTTCTCCTATTGTAAGAGTTCTGCCAAAAATTGGTAGAAATTCTATATGTCCTTTAGAGAGTAAAAAATTTAAAAATTGCTGTGGTAAATCTGGTCAAGACTTTTGTACAAAAGCTAAAGAGAATTTAGAAAATTATATTAATGAATTAAAAGTGAAGCAAGATGATAAAAGCAGTTGATATTATTTTTGGTTTAGCTTGGGGTGATGAAGGGAAAGGCAAAGTAAGTAATGCTATCTCTAAAAACTATGATATTGTTTGCCGTTGGAATGGTGGACCAAATGCAGGGCATACAGTTTATTTAGGTGAAAAGAAATATAAAACTCATATAATACCTTGTGGAATATTCCAAAATAAACTTAGTGTTATAGGACCAAATTGTGTTATTAATGTCGATAAATTTTTTGATGAAATAGAGTATCTAGATAAGGAAGGTTTTGATACTTCCTTAATTAAGGTAAGTCCAAAGGCTCATATTATTACTCATAAACATATTGAATATGATTTAAAGGTACTTAAAAGTAAATTAGGCACAACTGGACAAGGTATTGCTCCAGCTTATGCAGATAAGATGTTAAGAGTTGGGAAGCTTGCTAAGGATTATATTGATAAGAAATATATTTGGAATGGAGAGCTTTATGGAAATATTCTGTGTGAAGGCGCGCAAAGCTTTTGGCTTGATATTAATTATGGTGATTATCCCTATGTTACTAGTAGTGAGACATTACCTTATTCGGCTTGTTCTTTAGGATTTTCTCCTAAAAAGATTAGAGATATTATTGGTGTAGCAAAAATTTATGATACGAAGAGCGGTGTAGATCCTCTTTTTCCAGAGACTCTTTGGCAAGATCCAGAGTTAAGTATGTTAATAGAAGTAGGTCAAGAATTTGGATCAACTACTGGAAGACGTAGAATTGTGAACTGGCTAAATTTAAATAAACTAATTGATGCAATTAAAATATCTGGTATTAATAAATTAATTATTAATAAATGTGATATCCTAGATAAAATACATACTTATAAGTTATTTCAGAATAATAATCTTTATAAATTTGATAAACTAAAGTCTATGGAGAATTTTATAAAAGCACAGATACATCACTCCTTAGAAGATTATATTGATATAATATTTTCTGGTCATAAATCATATATTGATGTGTAACTAAAGATAGTTCTTTGTTTATTTATACTGGTGGCCCGAAACTGGGGCATAAATGACCAACACAACACCTCGACAAAGAGAGGCCATGAAGCTCAAGATCTAGACCACAGAGGGTCGATGATCATCGAGGCAACCGGGTTATCCAGCTAGGGCCTCCATTATAAATAAATAGAAACTATATATAGATGAATAAAATTTCTGGAACTAGAAAATTATATAGCGCGACTACACCAGCGTCAACATTAGATATTGCTTCTAGTTTTAATTCGACTTATTTAATTTATACAGACGAGGAATTTCTTACTAGTGGAGCTTTAAATGTTAAAGACTTTATACCGTATCCAGTTGGAGATTCTATATCTAAAAGAACTACTAGTAGTGGTTATTTAAATCAATTAATTAATTACAGAAAAGAAAATTACCAATCAAAATGGTATGAATCTGGCTGGTTTAAGAATTTTAGAGAAAGTGGAACTAGATATAAATTTGCTAAAACTTTTTATCGTTTAAATGAAGATCCATATTCTACAGTTAATGGTCAAGCTTATTGCTTAGATAGAGTTTTAACTGCAAATTTCTCTGAAGGTGGTGGTTATCCATATGGTTTTCCAGACGAATATCCTAAAGATATAACTAGTGGAACAAAATTTAAAATTTGTGGATATATAGATAATGATCCTTATTTTCCACCATTTATATCTCCATATAAAAATATATATGAATTAGTTGACCATAGTGGAGTCCAACAAGGATACATGGGAAGAAACTATTGGACAAAAGATGAACTACTTAATTTTGGTCTATACGAAGGTTTTGCTAATGTTAAAAATGCTGGAATAAAATCTGGTATAGCTACTGGACAAGAAATAACTTATAATAAATTATATTTTCAAGATAATATACCAAATCTTGATTGGTGTTTAACTAATAACTGTTCATTTTTATATGCAAATATTCGTGGCGCAAGAAATCTTTCTATTGATAATCCATATTTTTATGGACAAAATACGGTAGTAAAAAATAGAATTTTTGTATTCTCTGGTAATTTAAATTTTGTACCATCTGGAACTTCTCCAGAAATATTTGATCTTGGATATGGTCCTTATTTTGAATTAGGTAATACAGGTCTATTTGCTAAAAATTTATATAATCAACTTACGGGCATTGATCTTAGTGGATCAATTTTAGATACGACTTCCAAACATATACATATAATTAACACTGGTGATCTACCAAAGAATTTTTATTTGTCTTCTACAAATACTGGATTTTTACAAATTGTTGATGATACATATAAAACAAGTAATTTCTACTATCCAAATAACAGCTCAAGATCTGGAGAACTAGTTCAATATTATACAGTAGGTAAAAATAAATCTATTCCAGTTAGATATCTAATGGACTTTAATACTGGCTCATATACAAGTTCATTCAATGCTCCAATAATAAATAATACTTATTATGTAAGCACAGGTGCAATTATATTGCACGAAGTAACTGGAACAATTTTAGACAATGGAGTATTAAGTTTCTTAACAAAACAAAAATATATTAGAGCAAAAATGTCTGCAGAAGATAATAAAACTAGATTTTTAGTTGATGATTTTTATTTTTCTGCTGGTAAAAATTTTAATGTTACAACAATCGCAAGAACTGGCAATAGTATATCATTTGATTTAAGTGGAAGATTATTAGTTCAAACTAGCGGTATTGCAACTGGAAATATTTTTGCACTAACAGTTTATTCTACTGGACAAAATGTAGAAAATCAAAGGAATTCACTTATCGCTAGATACAATTCTGGTATAAGATCAATTCCAGATAAAGATGCAAGAGCTTCTATTAGAGTATCTACAGAAGATGGTGATATAATTAGAATACTTAATACTGAACAGCAATATTTAAAATATGAATCTGGATATCAAGGTTTATTTTTAGGATCGGGTACATCAAATTGGATTCCTGTATCCAAAAAATCAGGAACAAATTTTGATCCTTATACTGGCGCAGTTCAATTAGATTTATTATTTAGAATTAATAGTGGCAACTTACCAGTATTTGATCTAAGCAATAATAAACAAGAATATTATATAATTAAAAGTGGTTTAGGATCTTATGTTTATGAGAATGCGCAAGCATTTCCAATAGGCGCACCAAATCCTTCATACAAAGTATATTCAAGTGGTCTAATTACAGGTATTTATTTAAAACGAGGATATCAATACAATTTACTTCAAGTTAATAACACAGATACTTTCCCATTAGCAGTTAGAGGAGATATTTCTAAATTGAGAGTAATTGAACCAAATTATAATAAAAATATTACTAAGAATTATAGACTACTTCAATTTACTGTTGATGAAAAAGCAAATGATGTTAATTGGTTTTCTGTAAGAGCAAATCCATCTACAGGGATATTTCAATTAACAGGACAAAATTTAGATAGAAATTTTAATAATATAATTGGTATCAAAATATCAACTCCAAATCAAATACCTCAAGATCAAAGAGTAGCAAGAACAGGCATGAAGATTGTTTACTATATTAATAATTCTTTCGCTCCAGAGATTAAATTAGATAAAAATGCAAGGTATACTTTTGATGTTTGGACAGGTTATACTGGTTTTTATCTATATACAGGAAGTAGTATTTATGGCTCTGGACTTAATGAATATTCTGGCTCAAATATTGCTAAAATTCCATTAAGTGGACTACTAGTAAATAGTGTTAGTCCTTATGAAGTTACTGGGTATGCAAAAGAAACATTCAATAGATATGTTATTAACACTACTGGTTTAAATAATAACTTATATTATGGTGATAAATATTCAGCTTATGCAGGAAATAAATTATCAATAATAGATGAAAATCAAACAATAAATAGATTTAGTAATTATGTAACTCCAATTTTTACTGGCATAATAAGTATTCAAACTAACGATATAACAGAGCCATCTATAAGAATAAATTATAATTTAATGCAAAATTCTGGATCAATACCAATAGTATAATATATGTCTTGTAAGCAATATCTTCAATTAAAACCAGCCTCATATTTTGCTGAAGAAACGAAATGTTTTAATAGTTTAAATTGTGAATCAAATTGCGCTTGTTGGGAAGGTATTATAGACAGGATGTTTAATTATGGTCTTCCTTTTCCTAATAGTTGTGCAAATTTTCCCTTTAGCTATACAAGATATGATTATAATACCAACTTAGATCCTTGTGATTATTATAATAATGGTTCAAGATTCCCTTATGAAATTGAATCCGTATGTGTTGAAGGCTTCCAGGCTGGTAAGGATATTAGAAGCGATAGTTTATATCTAGGAAATTGTACCTCAGATAAACGATTAGTTGCTAAAGTATTGGCTGATTTAATTAGCGAAAAAGAAAAAGAATTGTATCCAAAAGAAAATAAATTTTTTCCAGAAACATGCATCAGCGATTTGAGCGATGAAATTCTTGAACTAAATAGTAGTCTTAATATACTATTAGGATGTGAAGCTCCATGGGTTTTATCTTGGAAAGGACCCTATGTAGAATCTCATATTGTTGAATCTTATGGTACACCACCTTGTGATGGATTTAATTGTTTCTACACAGTCGAAATGCCATATAATAATTGGTTTAAACAAAAACAACCAGACTGGGAAGCTCCAAATCCTTTACCAGAAGGATGTTCTCCGCCCCCACCGCCTTCCCCAAGTTCGCCAAGTTCACCACCAACGATACCTCCTCCACCTCCAACTCCTGGCTGTATTAATGGCGGATGGTTTTTTGTACCACCAGAAGGTTTTACTTCTCCAATTTATAATTAATTTAGATTTTTATCTATTTCTATCTATAATATTATAGATGAATAATTTTGAACCTATAAATGTAAGAGCACTAATCGAGACAGATAAGACTTTTGATATTCTAAAAGATAAATATAAAGAGATAGAATTAGATCTTGTTAGTTGGAGAGAAAATCCAACATGTGAATGTGGAAATAGAGTAATGAAATTTTTTGAAGAATTATTTCAAAATGAAGACGCTAAGAATTTTATTAATGAATTATCAAAAGATGAAGGTGTAGAAAATAAAAAGAAACAAATCTTAGAGAAATTTTCTCAAAGAAAAAAAGTAATAGATCCAAATGGTCCGCCTCCACCAGACTTTACAGATTATAGAGGTAAAGTTTTAGTTGTTGGAAAGAATGACGAAGACTGGGCTAATCTATGGAATAAAATAGTAGAAGAAAAAGCTGTATTTAGAAATTTTTCAATCGTAGAGACACCAGAATATTTAAAAGTATATTTTCTTTAATTTTAATAAAAATAGCTGCAGGGTAAACATACTGGATCAAAGTTAAATCTAACATAAAAGCCATATCCACCATATTGATTAGTAGAACCAGCTGAATAATATGGATTCATTGTTGAAGTTTTTGCGCCCCGATTACATCTAAAGGCTACATCTGGTTGCCAAGTTGGTAAAGCATAATAAAAGCCTGTTGGTCCACAGGAAGATTGATAAGCAGCAGCAGAAAAAGAACAACCACCTACGATTGGTAAAGTTGTATTTCCGTAAGTTCCATTTATCCTAAAAAATTGAGTGCTATTTGGACCATCTCTATAGACAGTAACTTTATAAGAAGTATCTATTGTCCCTAATACGCTACAGGTTGGAGCAGCAGATACATTATATCTCATAAAAACTGCTGGTACGCATCCTTTTGGATTATTTTGATATCCGACAATTGATGGATAGTATCTACAGCCATCTAACCATGTTGTAGTCGGACCAACGGCTTGACATCCATGTGGAGGCATAACATAAGAAGAATTCATCCATGCGTTATTATCATTGTAATAATTTGCTGTTTCTGGAAATCTTCCAGAGTAAGGAGTATCTCCTCTAAAATTACAACTAAAACTATCATTAAAAGATTCTGCTAATCCGCCATCCCACATTTGATAACTAATTGGTTGGAGAGATGCGAGGCCAGTTTCAGTTAAATAGTAAGGTCTTAAATTCATCTCTATTCCAGCATGCCCATATCCATCTAAGAAAGTAAATGAAGCAGGATTAGATGGTGCATTATAATCACTTGGTTTTGGTCTATCAATTACAATTGTTAAAAAATGATTAAAAAATGGCTCATTTGAATCTCTAGAATTGTATAAGGTTGGATAATCAGTATATCTTTGTTTATTTTGTAAAGTTGTTCCAATTGCGTCAGTTTGATTTCCAAATACTAGAGTTGTATTTCCAACGGACTTTAAATCAAAAGAACCTAAATAAGTTTTATTATTTCCCCAAGGATCATAAATATTATTAGAATAGTATACATGTCCAGATTTAGCAGTTGTAGAATAAGTTGAAAATCCACCATTATTAGTTATCTCTAAAGCTAAAAATTTCTTAGTTAAGTTAAATGTGGCAGAATTAAATGTTGACATATTGTTTAATATAGCTGTTTATATAATTACATAAATATAGTGATGATTTAGACATACTATTTTCATATGCCATATTAATATTATTCCATGCTTTATATTGTTTTTTATCAAATATAGTATTATCACCTTCTTTTATAGAATAACAATAATGTATTAATTTATAATTAGGATTACCGCAATCCCAAGGTGGATGCGCTACTTGATCGTATTTATTAAATTTAATCTCATATTCGGCTAGACTAAAGTTTAAAGCCCACATCTCTGCGACCCAATCTTTAAGTAAAGGATTATCATTATTATTTGTTCTTAGAATTTGAACTAATTCGATCCAACGATTTACAACTTTTCTAAAATCTAACTCTCTGATTATAATCGGTATACCAACTGGTTGATAATGTTCTTCGAAATCTCTTTTAACTCCAATTTTAAATTTATAATATTTTTTACATTTGTTAGAAAAACCATTCAAATCTAATCTCATATAATCTATATACTGAGCAAAATTTTCTTTCTTAATTATTTCTTCATTAAAGTTATTTACAAATAAACAATCTGAATCTATCCATAGTATCATCCTGTCATCACAAGGCTCAATATTATCTAAAAAATACTTTAGGCCAAAAGGTTTATTATATGGTGGATAAAGGTCTTTATTGATTATTCTTTTTGATGGGTGTCTAAATGTCTTTATCTCTATTTCATCTTCGAAAGAATATCTATCATACTTTTCATCAGCTAAGATATTAACGAAATCTCCAGATTGACCTACATCTAGCCAAGATCTATAAAGCAATTTTACCTGCCAGTTCATGTAATTTATATTTTCTGAACTGACTAGTGTGATACAATTTTTATCTAGAATCATCTGTGTTATTTATATATAATAATTATATGGGCAAAAATTACCAAAAAATATTAGAGTTAATTAATCAGATGATTAATTACAATATGTATATGGATATTAAAGAAAATAGTGAAAATATAGGTGAAAATTGGAATGTTTTTCATCTTAAAATGCTCAAAGAATTAATAAAAGATGAAGAAGTCAAATAAAAAACAAAAATACTACGCGGTATATTCAAAGAATGATAACTTTTTTTATGGAGCATTTCCATTATCTAAAGAAGGTAAAATAAAAGCAGAGCAATATTTAGCTAAAATTTCAAATAAATCTGGGTCTTTTTATATAAAGAAAACTTAAGATGTTTAATCTGAATAAGGCTAATCAAGCTATAAATAAAAATATAGATATTGAAGCATATTTTATTGGTGACCTAAAACAAGAACAAATAGAAAATCTTAAAAAATATATTGTTCCAGCTTCATCTAAAAGAGAATGGATGGACGAAAAACATCAAAGCTATGCTTACTACTGTTATCCAATGGTTGCCGCAAATCAAGCTGGATATTGGGTTCTATACAATAATGATACAGAAATCTTTTGGAATGGAGGAAATAATGTATCTGATGTAAAAATCATACATAAAGATAATCAAGATATTTTAAATACTTGCAGTTCACATTTCTCCTCTGGGATTATTACTTTTAATTTTCCGATTGTTTTTAAAACACCCCCAGGATGGGGTCTTTGGATTTCTGGCTGTCCAAATTATCCAATTAATAATCTTCAAGCACTAGAAGCCATAGTCGAAACAAACTGGTTGCCATTCACATTCACAATGAATTATAAGATAACAGAAAAGAATAGATTAATAAAGCTAAAAAAAGGAATGCCAATTTGCAAAATGATACCATACCCATTAAATCTTAATGAGAAGACTAATCTAAAATTCGATAAGTTAGAAAATAATAAAAAACTCTATAATCAATATAACGATTGGTCGCAATCAAGATCTGAGTTTAATAAGACTATGAAAAATAGAAAAACAAATGAAAGACAATTCTTTTATAGAGATGGAATTAATTCAAATAATGAAAATATTGCTGAGGGATATCATAAATTAAATTATAAATTTGAAGGAGATAATAAATCTATTCAAAAATGTCCATTCTTAAAGCTATTTAATAAAGTGTAATATTTTATGTGAGCAATCAAAGTGAAGCATTAGCCATATGCTCGGAGTTTGCAGACGAATATGGTGTTGATGTAGAGGATGGTCAAGGGATAGTGGTATATACAAAAAGTGAATATATTAATGAATTAAGAAATATGCTATTAGTAAAAGGATATAAACTATTATCCTTTAAGATATATGGCGATGAAGCATTAATTAATTTTGTGCCAAATAATAGAAAAGAATTTGACGAAGATCTATAATAATATATGAGATATATACTCTCTTATATATTATATATAATTGGTGATATTATAAGTCGAACAACAATGCGTTTTGGCTATGGTGTAGGATATTCTGTATATAGCAAGGTAATGAATTGGAGTCTGAATTTAGATAATGAACATAAGATTTGGAAACCTGTCAAATCAAGAGGAAAAAGAAAATGATGAGTTTAAAACATATATCAAATTTAAAATTAAGTAAAAAGCAAAGAAAAAAACTTTTAGCAAAAGGAAAGCTTAGAGATCCTTTCGAAATATGGGTAGATCATCATAATCATAAATTAGAAATCATTAGAACTTGTAGTAGTTTAATTGGTGCAATTGTCTCCTCAATTGTTATGTTAAAAGTGTTTGGGATTTTATGATTTTTAAAAAAATACTAAATTTTCTAGATAAAAGTGAACAACTTTGTCCTAAATATGGAAGTTTATATAAACTAAAAAATGAACCACTACCATTTAGATATATATTTGTTTATGGAGATGACAAAAAAGGAATACATAGATTCAAACACCATCAATTAAAAGAATATATATTCTATGATTTCTCTCAAGTAGAAAGAGAAGCTAATCCAGAAGAAATTAGATTATATAATATTATAAAGGATTATATAGATGAACTTGCCAGAAAAGAAAATAACTCTTACTATAATTAATGGTTCCATTGGTGGGAAAAATGGAAATACTGGATCTCTTATTAAGAAAATAAGAAAAAAAATTAATAAAATAGATCCAAATATAGCAATTAAAATTTTACATCTTCATAAAGATTTCTATTGGCCTAAAGTTAGGCATATTATTAGAGAGAGTGATGCTCTTATTTTTTGCACAGGAACATATTGGGATAGTTGGGGTTCTAATATGCAACAACTTTTCGAAAAGATGACCGAAATTGAGGGTAAAAAACATCTTCTTGGTAAGCCAGCTGGAGTAATTGTAACAATGCATTCGGTAGGAGGAAAAGAAGTTGCTTCTAGGATGCAAGGAGTTCTCTGTTCTATGGGGTGTGTTCTTCCTCCCTTTTCTGCTTTTGCATATAGTTACGCAGATCATATTGCTCACCAATCAAGATATCTTGGAAAAAAACTTTTAGATGATGTTTGGCATATCGAAGATCTTCATGCATTTCTTTCTAATATTATTGCTTATTCTAAAGGAGAAAAAGATTGGAAAGTCTGGGACTATCTTGACACGGAAACATATAATCCTACATCTGTTTGGCTTAAATAATGAATAATGATATAAAAATAAAAGATGAAGATGGAAACTTTATTGATATTATTCATGTCGAAAGAAATGAGCAAGATCAAGCTAAAAAATATATTCATAAAAATGATATTGTTTTAGAGTTGGGTGCGAGATATGGTTCTGTATCTTGCGTAATAAATTCTAAACTTGATAATAAATATAATCAAGTAGTTGTCGAACCAGATGAAAAAGTTTGGGTAGCTTTAGAAAATAATAAAAAATTAAATCATAGTGGATTTCATATCGTAAAGGGCTTTATAAGCAAAAAAAAGTTTAATTTAAAATCAAATGGATATGCGACTACTAGTGTAGAAGATACTAAGTCAGAAATACCACATTTTGATTTGGATGATATTAGAAAAAAATATAATCTAGAATTTAACGTTCTTATAGTGGATTGTGAAGGATGCTTAGAAACTTTTTTATTTGAAAATTTAAATCTATTAGATAGATTAAGGATGGTTATATTCGAGGCGGATGGAAGATGCGATTATAAAAAAATAAAAAAAACTCTAGCTAAAAAAGGTTTTAAAAAAATTTTTGAAGGTCATCAAAACCTATGGCTGAAGGGTAATAGTTTATTTGAAGATAAACCAATAGAGATTAGGCAAAATCCATTAAAGAATAAATATTAAAATGATTTCAGTAATTTTAGCATCAATGAACCGAACATCTAGAGTAGCTCAAATTCTCGAATCTTGGGCAAGGCAAGAAATTATTGGGGAAATAGTAATTTGTGATTGGAGCTCGAAAGAAGAACTAATAAATAATTCGCAAATACAAGAAATAATTACAAAATATAATAAAATTAAAATTATTAGAATTGACAATCAAGAAACTTTTAGTATGACAAAAGCATATAATTTATCATATAAATTTACAGATACTAAATTTAAATTTTTATTAAAAATAGATGCAGATTATTTGCTGAAAGATAAGTCAATTTTTGATATTTTATTTTCATATAATATGGACAAAAGTTTTTTTGGTGGACATAGCGAAACTCAAGATGGATGGCTTGTTTATTATGGATTCTTTTTTATAAAGAAAAAATATTATCCTACTTTCAATGAAAATCTTTTGGATACATATGGTAAAGATGATCTAGAATTATACTCTAGAATAAATAGAATATATAAATTAAAAATAAAACAAATAGATGTTTCAAAATATATATATCATATACCACATGATAGAGATATTAGATATGAAAATTATAATGTTAAAGGGCAAATATCTCGCAAAGATTTCTTAAAAAAAAAATTTATTAAATGGTATCCTCAAGAATATAAAATAGTAGAACAAACACAACAATACATAAAAGTAGAAAAAAAGGAAAGAGACGCAAATACTCCTGACAATTATTCAATATTAGAATATAATAAATCAACTTTTTATGAACCTGCAACAATTTTTCAGAATCCACCACTTAATAAGTATTGATTTTTAATAAAATATAAACTATAATATATATTATATTTGCTAACTAGATTATGCCAAATAAAAGGAACGATGGCTGAGTGGTCTAAAGCAGAAGTTTACTAAACTTCCGATGGTTTAATATCATCCGTAGGTTCGAATCCTACTCGTTCCAATTTGCTAACGAAAAAATGCCAAATATGAACGAAATTTTTGCAAATAAGGCAAATTTTTTATATAATCAAAATATCTAATTTACGAACTAAAAAATGCCAAATATGAACAAAAAAACGCCAAATAAGCAAGCTGGAAAAGGTGACTCACCTCGAAATTGTTTCTCTCATAGTTTTAAACAAAACTATGATAGTATAAAATGGTCAGAGAATAACAATAAGTCATTGATTAAAAAAGAATTAAAAAAACCAAACGGCTCATCCACATATATTTACAAATAATTTTTACTCTCTTGACTATATTTACAGAGTATAGTAAGATCAAAGTATGAATCGAAAAGGAGTTTGTTGTATTGTATTAAGTCTAACTGAACAAGATAACCCTATCAAGTTCAATACTATGACTTATGCTCGTTTCTCTACTATGTCTAGATCAGAAGCATTATCTACGCTTTCTTCTAGAATATTAAACAATATGACTACTACTTATCAATACATAAAATATTGTGCAGATCATAATCATACTTATAGAATTTCTTCTGATCTATTTCCTCTTATTACTTATGACAAAGCAAATGTAAGGCTAGAAGATTTACCAGACTATCATAAAATATTAGTATCATTTGATAGTATGAAACATCTTATTCAATCTAGGAATGTTAGAGTGTCTTGCCATCCTAGTGAATTTAATGTTCTTGCAAGTGATAATGATAATGCAGTAACTAAAACAATCAAAGAATTAAATCACTATGGTTGGTTTATGACTCAAATCGGTTGTCCTCTTAACTATGATTCTCCTATGAATATGCACATACATAATTCCAAGGGTAATCTAAATGACATAGTAAAGAAGTTTATGAGCAACTTTGAAAAATTATCAGATGATGTTAAGTCTAGATTAGTAATAGAAAATGACGATAAAGATACTTGCTGGTCAGTCAAGAAACTTATGAAGTATTTTCATTCTGTTTCTAATATTCCTATTACTTTTGATTATCTTCATCACAAATGCTATCCAGATAATCTATCAGAAGAACAAGCATTTCATCTTGCTCGAATTACTTGGGGCAATCATACTCCGTTATTTCATTATTCAGAAAGTATTGATGGTCATAAAAATCCACGCAAACACGCCGATTATGCAACTCGTTTGCCAGACACATACGGACATAATATAGATGTTGATTTTGAATTAAAAATGAAAGAACAATCTTTTGCTAAACTATGAAAGTTTGCGTAAAATGTAAAGTTTCAAAACCTATCACAGATTTTAGACTTCATTCCAAAGGAGAAGGAATTAATTATCGTAGACCAGAATGTATAGAGTGTGAAAAAAGTTATCAAAAGAAAAGAACTGCTAGTAAATTTAGAAAAAA